GGATTTTTACCAGGAGATTTAAAGGAAAAAACAGGTGGTTTCTTTGAGTCTATTGTACAACATCTGGATCAAGGTGAATTAGAAGCACAATTAATGGAGCAACGTGGAGAATTAGAAAGTAATATTCCTTATATGATGAAAGGCTTGTCTATACCTGACTCCTACATATTAGTGGATGAAGCAGAAGATTTAAATGTGAAGACCATTAAAATGTTAGGTACAAGACCGTCTGAAAATACTCAAATTGTATTCTCAGGTGATTGGAATCAAGCAGAAGATAAATACATCAATAATAATGGCATGAAGATGGCGATTAACGCACTTAAGGGCAATAATATGGTTGGTGTTGTTGTGATGGATATTGATGTACGCTCTGATGTAAGTAAGATATTTGCTGATTGGAATTAAATACTTAAGACATATACTAAATCTCCTTCCCCTTTTCAATTATATTGATGAAGAAAGATTATAATGTTGATTGTATAATTTGCAAGATATGCAGCTTAATACACTCAAAAAGCTTACAAATACTTGTTTGATGCGGTATAATTTAAAGAGTAACCTGTAATTTTAAGGAGGTTTCCTTATGGCTGGTATGAAGGAATTAGCAGAGCATATCATTTCTGTTGCAAATGAAACTGAAAAAAGTATTACGAACCTTCAATTACAAAAAATTTTGTTTTTTATTTTTGGTCGGTTAGTCAAAAACAACGGTTCTCAAGATTCTCTTGTTTTAAAAACATATGATTTACAATTCCGCAGATGGAGTTATGGCCCAGTAATAGAGCAAATATATTTTGACTATAATCACTTCGGGGGAAGACCAATACTAGATTCAAATGTAAAAAAAAGTAAGGATTATGCTCAATTTGATGATGCAATTAAACAGTTATTAGAAATAGACCCCTTTAGATTAGTTGAAATAACTCATAAATTACCCTCTTGGGCTCGCTTTAAAGAAGATATTGAAAATCGTAATTATATTCCGCCTTATCAAATTGAAGATTTTAAAAGGGAATTTGGAAGAAATGGATAATAACGAGCATAAATTAAGAGAATTTTTCAAGAAGTTGGATAACCTTATAAAAGTTATTACCGTTCAAGATGTTTCAGAAGATTCTACACTTGACCCGAATGATTTCATGTCTCCTGAATTTCAGCGTCCATACAATGACTTAGAACTAAGAGCTGATGTAGATACTTTTTTATCATTGCTTCAAGAGATTAAATTCCCAGGAGATGTTCTCCAATATTCAAAAGTCACTGAAACTATGTTTAACAATAGAGAGTTTGATGGTGTTGAAAATATTTCTGAAAGATTATTACGGATAACAGAAAAGTACCACAAACAGAAACTTGATAGCGACACAAAATTAAAGCAGAGATTTTACAAATTAATAGACCATATTCAGTTGGCCAGCTTTCAAATGGGTGAGATCTCTCAACATTTTAGAGAAGAATCACAAAAATTATCTACTGATATTTCCCATAGTCAAGCAGAATTAGCAGCGATGAAAGATGAAATTAAAGTTACAAATATACAATTCGAAAATTTTTCAGATGAACTATCAAAAATCTATGCACAGTTTGTAACAATATTAGGAATATTTACAGCAATAGTTATTAGTGTATTTGGCGGTCTTGGAATAGTAAATGGTGTATTTGAGAAAATAAACGAGACGGCAGTTTGGAAAATTCTTCTCGTCGGTAGCATGGCTTCATTAGCTGTTCTCTCAATGTTATTCTTATTAACCAAATGGATTTCTTCAATTGTTAATATCACTTTTGAGAAACGTTCTAAAAATACGCTAATTAATATCCTAAAAGGTAATGGAGCTTTCGCTACTGGTGTTTTCATTTTTTCTTACTTAATTATTGCTTCGGTTGTTTTTAGCTCCAAAGATGCCACAATCAAATTAAAAAGCTTAGTAAATGTTTGGGATTCGATGTTAATTTTTTGTGTCTTATTAATTCCAATACTTTTAGGCCTAATGCTGTTGTTAAGAATTATCTTCTCCAAAAAGAATATAAGCAATTAAGCACCCCTCCCGAAACGAGCTGGGTGCTTTTTTATTATTTAAATTGTTCAATCAATATTAACCACTATTATATTATTAAAATAATATTGAATAAAAAGGAGAGTGATTTTATGTTCAAATCTATCATCACTAATGGATTTAAAATGAAATACGTTCTGGATACATGCGAGGAAGCTTAAGTATGAATATTCCTGAACACTTGCAAAAACTTAATGGAGAAACTTCTGATGCATACTTGATTAGACTTTTTGATAATCGAGATGGTTATGCTATAGATAAATACACGATTACAAACTTGCTGAATGAAGATGCTGAATCGAATTATGACGAATCTAAATGGCGTAAAGATTATGCTCAATCAAAAAGATGGAAAACACATTATATTACAGAGAATTTAGATCAAGAACAGCTTCAAGCATATGAAGATAAGCGTATTGAGGAATTGAAGGAACGAGTACGTAAACAGGATCAAAATAGAGAATATAGTAAACTCCTCCGTAACTCTGCACGTTTTGAGAAACTGGAAGAAGCTATTATTCAAGCAGTTTCTAATTTATCTAGAGTAAAACCCCTCCCCCACCATACAGAAACGTTTAAAGTTAATGGCAAGGGTAAAGAAGGATTAGCTCTTCTAAGTGACTGGCATTTTGGATCAAGTATTGATAACACTCAAAATATATATAACAAAGAAATATTTAATAAGCGTGTACGAAAACTAGTTGATAAAATTATAGAAAATGGTATTAAAAACAATGTTTCTACTTTACATATTGTAAACCTTGGAGACATGATTTCAGGTGCAATTCATGTATCTACAAGAGTTCAAGCTAATGAAGATTTGATTGAACAAATTAAATACGTTTCTGAAAAGTTAGCTGAGGTTATTAATGAACTGTCTTATGTATTTGAGGAAATCAAATATTACAATGTAATTGGTAATCATGCTAGAGCTGGTAAAAAATCAGAAGTTGGACTGACTGAAAACTATGAGTACCTTATTCCTTGGTTCTTAGAAGCAAGGCTTTCTAATTTAGATAACGTTGAAATAATTGTAGATAAAGATGGGTTTATTGAAACAGAGATTGCTGATGAAAAACTAATTTTTGTGCACGGTGACTTTGATTCCCCGGATAGATCAGTAAATAAGCTTCCTCAATTACTTGGATATGTACCCCACCATATTTTCTCTGGGCATATTCATCACAATGTTACCAAAGAACACGGTAAAACCACAGTTCATGTAAATTCAAGTCTGATGGGGCTTGATGATTACGCTATTCAAGGGCGCTTCTCCTCTATCCCTTCTCAAAAGTTTTTTATTTTTGATAAAAAAGACGGTATGGAATGTGAATATGTTATTAAATTGAATATTAATGCTTAAGGGGTTTTATATATGTTCAGATTTAAAAAAGATAATAATAACTATAATTTTAATGTGGAACAAACATATATTCAAAAATTACTAGAGAAAACATTAGAGCATGCTTTGGAGAGTGATTCACCTGAGGAATTATTTCACCACTTGGTTTCTTTATACGAAACTGGGTATGAAGATGGTGCAACAGACACTTTGGAACAAGGTATTGAGATTAACCAAGCATTGCTAGGAGTATCGACACCAAATGTAAGCATTATCGCTGAACATTATGGACATACGGTAAAGTATAGTGAAGATGATGATTCAAATGGTGATTGGATGAACAGACTTTTATAAATAATTAATAAAAAATGATAAGGAGTGTTTAGATGGAAGTGCGAATTAAATATGGACTGCTCTCCCCTATTGCTGATTTCCTCTTTGGAATGACACTTAAGGGTAAACAATCACGGCATAGAACACGTTTTATTAAAAAGCTTGAAAATAAGCTTAAAGAAGTTCAATTAGAAGAACGTGAGATTAGGAAGCAACATTGTAACTTGGATGAGAGTGGCGAGCCTAAAACAATTAAAGTATCCGATGAACAATTCGTGTTAGATGTTAAAGACATAGAAGCATTTACAAAAGATCAGAGTGAGTTGTATGGAGAAGAATACGTTATTGATGACAGTGATAGCCAAATTGTATTAGAAACCTTAAAGACTATTCTTGATGAATATCATGAAGCATTAAGTGGTGAAAAAGCTAACGTATACGATTATCTTTGTGATCAGTTTGAGATTGATTGATTTATAGTGAGCCTGAGATGTGTTATTTCAGGCTTATTATTAAGTTTTGACAATCTTGATATCGTAAATAGGAAACGGTGGTGGGAAAATTGAGCAAGAAAAAAACTGTAGAACCCATGAAAGTATGTAGCAAATGTAAAAAGGATAAGAAGCTTATTGAGTATTATATGTCCTCTAGTACGCTTATTCATAGTGACGGTTGCATCTCAATCTGCAAGCAATGCCTTTGGAAGCTTATTGACTTTGAAGATAAGGCTTCTCTACTAAAAATTTTAGCTGAAATCAATAGACCATTCTTGCAAGATATGTATGTGTCAGCTAGAAATTCTGATCGACAAAATAAAACTGGTGAATACATGCGTCTATTAGGAATGAAACAGAATAGAGAATTAACATTTAGAGATAGCATTCTTGGTGAAGAAGAAGATATTCAAATTAAACGTGTAGAAACTGATGTTAAATTGATATCTGATAGAACAGATGACGAAGTAAAAGAAATAATCGGGTTTTGGGGAAATGGATACTCTATGGATGACTACCTATTCCTTCAGAAAGAATATGAAACACTTCTCAACTCTTATGAATCGGATTCATATGCTATTCAAATGTTATTCCAAGAAGTTTCTCATCAACGACTTTCTATTAAACACAAACGAGAAAAAGGTGAAGGTGTAGACAAGGAATTGAAAACACTTCAAGACCTCCTCACCTCTTCCAATATTAAACCTGTACAAGAAACAGGGGCTCAAGCTACAGAACAGCAAACATTTGGGACGCTGATTAAAAAGTTTGAGGAAGAACGACCAATCCCTGAGCCTGATGAAGAATGGAAAGATGTAAATGGTATTCGGAAATACATTGATGTTTGGTTTAAAGGCCATCTGATGAGAATGTTAGGAAAAGAAAACGACACTGAAAATGAATATAAAGAAGAAGTTGAACAGTATACGGTTAAACCACCTACATATGAAGGTGATGATCTATAATGGCTTCTCATGAGTTTCATAAAGTACATAGAAACAATGATAAACAAGGTAAAAATATATTCAGCATAGGAAGAAATTTAAATAAAAGTGGTGACAAACTTTCTAAATCTGAAAGGATTATGGAGGGTGTTGGTGTATGGACAAGTTTTTATCGTTCTAATCCTCATAAATTTGTTGAAGACTATTTAGGGGTAAAGCTTAAGCTATTCCAACAAATACTAATTATGATGATGATGCACAACAACTACTTTATGTATTTGGCTTCAAGAGGACAGGGGAAAACATTCCTTACAGCTATATATTGCTGTGTTAGAGCGATATTATTCCCAAATTCGAAAATTGTTATTGCCGCAGGTAGATTATCTCAGTCTCGCGCTGTTATAGAAAAAATAGAAGAGATTAGAGTGGATTCGCTAGGTCTTCAGCGTGAAATAAAAGACTTTAGCACAGGGTCAAAAGATCCTTATGTAACCTTTCACAATGGTAGTTGGATTAAAACAGTTGCAGCCAACGATGGAGCAAGAAGTAAGCGAGCCAACTGTTTGATAGTAGATGAATTCAGGATGGTAGACGCCTCTATCATCTCAACGGTTCTGAGGAAGTTCCTTACTGCACCAAGAAGCCCAGGCTACCTAAAGAAAAAAGAATATGCACATTTAACTGAACGTAACCAAGAATTATATTTGAGTTCTGCTTGGTATAAATTTCATTGGTCTTATAAACGGTTATTGGCTTACTTTGACTCCATGCTCGATGGTAGAAAATATTTTGTTTGTGGTCTCCCCTATCAATTAGCGATCAAAGAAAATTTATTGGCTAGAGATCAAGTTGAAGATGAAATGGCTGAAACCGATTTCTCTCCATTAGAGTTTTTTATTGAAATGGAGTGTATGTTCTATGGAGAATCAGAGAAAGCATATTACAATTTTGAAGAATTAACTAAAAATAGAAAAATGCCGAAACCATTATACCCTGACGATAATTACAGTTTAGTTAGAGATAAGTCGTTTAAACCTGAGCCTAAAAAGAATGGTGAAGTGCGATTGGTAAGTTGTGATATCGCAGCAATGGCTGGTAAACAAAATGATGCTAGTATTTCATCTTTGATTAGATTAATACCTAATGCAAATGGTTATATCCGTGAAGTAGCTTATATGGAATCTTCAGAGGGTCAACATACTCAATTGCAAGCAGTACGTATTAGACAGCTTTATGAAGACTTTGATGCAGACTATATTGTAATGGATACCCAAAGCATTGGCTTAGGCGTTTATGATCAACTGGTTATACCCTTGTTAGATGAACAAAGGGGCAAAGAATACGAGCCTTTATCATGTATTAACGATGAAAAAATGGCTGATAGATGTACATATCCAGACGCTAAAAAAGTTATCTATTCAATAAAAGGTAATGCTCAACTGAATAGTGAGGCTGCTATTTCATTAAAAGACGGATTGCAGTTAGGTAAAGTTAGATTGCTTGTTCCAGAAAATGAAGGCAGAGATTTCCTTAGTAAAATTAAAGGTTTTAATGAGCTTACGGAAGACTTAAAAGTTGATTTCGAATTACCCTATAAGCAAACTACATTGCTTATAAATGAAATGGTTAACCTTGAAGGAGAAAGAAATCCTGATACTGGATTAATGAGGTTAAGAGAAGTTTCAGGTGGACGTAAGGATAGATTTTCATCCTTAGCCTATGGAAACTATATTGCAAATCAATTAGAACGTGAAATGTTAAGAGGCCATGATGACATAGAGCTATCTGATTATATGTACTTTGCTCAATCGGGATTCTAATCTATTCGCTCTTATCATCGACAGCTAAATATTAAAGAAAGGAGTTGTTCACTATTACCGAAAATACTAACAACATTCCAACAATCGAGGAAGATTATGCACACAAGTGGCTAGAATTATCATCAATGTCCGATTATTTTTCTAATAATTCTACATCAAGTCAAGCTAATGTCTCTATGAGTGATCTGCTTAAATACTATCAAAACCCATATGATAATATCGCTAAGATTCGTAAAGCTTCCAAATACTTCACTAATAAGTATGGGATTTTGCGAGATGTACATAGGATGGTTCGTTCCCTACCCACACTGAAATACAGTCTTATGTGGGCTAGCTACGAAGATAAGGAACGTAATTTAAAGCAAGAAAAGAAAGTTAAAATTTTCCTTGAAGATATAGACGTAATTAAAATGTTACGTGATGGTCTCTACAGTACAGCTTTAAATGGAACGACTGTCACATGTCTTCGAAATAAGAAATATGTCCAGTTCTTAAACCTAGATGATATTGTGATTCGTAAGATTAGGAATGGTCGTTGGATTGTAGAATTTGACATGAAATCATTAGATTCAATTAGCAACACCAAAGATAAAATTAATATGATCAATTCGCTTCCTGATGAAGTTACTCTTAGTAAGTATAATACCTATAGAGAAAAAAGAGATGATTCAGTACGATATGTTGAATTAACTAATTGTCATGTAATCAACATTGATGCGGAAAGAGATAATCCTTTTGGTATTCCATTGACTATGGGCTCGTGGATTTCGCTTGCTCAAAAAGAAATCATAGACAATGTTGAACGTTCCGTTGCAGATCGCTTAATTAAGCAAATACTTATTTTAACGGCTTCTTCTATTAAAGACAAAAATGGTATTGAAAGGCCAGTCCCTCCTGAAGTCATTAATGCTCAATTTAAGAATGTGAGCAAATTGATAAGAGCTAAGGAAGGTAAAGGCACTAGCAAAGATGATTCTGCTACTGGAGTTATTGCGTTCCCTGACATCTTTAAATTAGAAGCACTAAACATTGATACGACTCTCTTCAAGAAGGATTTGTACGATAAGATCAATGATGATATATACTCTTCTCTCGGAGTATCAAAAAGTTTAATTTCTGGTGACGGTGGAAACTTTAGTTCGGCTAGTATCAATTCAGAAAAATTCCTTTCATTTATTTTTACTATTATTGAACAGTTTGAGAAGGTTATTAATGATTATTTAGAAATTATTACTCCAAAAAATCTGGAGTGTAGAATTAAATTTGATAGAACTACAAGTTTGGATAAGAAATCCGAATATGATATGCGTAGAGAGTTTTATATGCAAACTGGAGTTATTTCACCACTCATTGAGACTATTTTTGGAGAAAATTCTTTCAAAGCTATCTACGAGCAAGCTAAATATGAGCGTGAATTAGGAACAGAAAGTGTATTCTTCCCTCCTCAAAATGCCTATACCTCAAGTGGTAAGGATTCCAGTATTAATAAACCAGAAACGGAATCGCCTACCAATGATAATACAGAACGTACTAAGTCTAATGATGGTAATAATACACCAAGTCCAAATGATTAGGATGTGATTAATATCAAAGGTTACTCCCCTTTTGAGATCTGTAAAGAAGAATTAGAAATTGCTAATAATACGCCTTCTTTCTTTTTAGAATTAGGTGCAATGCAAACTGGTCAATGTAAATGTAAAAATGGTGAGTGTAAAAGCACAAAAAATAAATAATAAAATGTTATAGACTGCCTTATTCTATAACTGAAAGGTGGTGAGAAATGAAAAATGACAGAGAGAATTTCAGTCACACCTAAAATTTTAAGTCTTAATGAATCAAATGACATCTACATAAAAATGAACGTGAGAATATTAAGTAACAAGGTTAACTACAACTCAGCCCTGTTCCTTTCTTCTTTCATAGATGGTGTTATAAATGACAAAGAAAAATATAACGGGATTCCCTTCCTAGTAAACAAAGAAGCTTTGGAAAACGGAGATTATTTATCTCATGAATTGAATACTGAAACTGGTCAACTTGAAACTGATCAAATTGGTTCTTTCACAGACTTTTGGAAGGAAATTGATGAAGATAATACTGAGTACTTGGTAGGTAGTATTAAAGTGTTCAAGCGTTTCCCTACTGTATGTAACGCTTTAATCGAACAATTTAATTCAGGGTCTTTAAGTACAAGTTGTGAGGTACTTATTCGTGAATACGCTGAGATTTCAGAAGATGGCGTGCGTTCCATTGATTATGCTAATGGTAGGAACGCATTAATTGGTTCTTGTGTAGTAAGTGATCCAGCATGTCCCGAAGCAGTAGCTACCCTGCTTATTGCGGAAGCTTATCAAAAAGATCTATCTGAAAATGAAAGTGGAGATAATATGTCAAAAGTTAAAGAAGTAAATGAAATTACAGTGAACACTTTGAAACTCGAAGACGCTGAAAAATTGGCTGAGAAGTTTGTTGAAATGAACAGCCAATATGAAAAACTGAAGAAGGAGATGGAACTAATGTCTAAAGAGAAAGAAAAAGCACTAGAAGTATCTGAAGAACAATTGAAAGGACTCCAAACTAAAGTAGAAGAATTGTCTTCTAAATTGGAGGAATCTAATAAACTTGTGGTTTCTGAACAAGAAGCTAAAGCTAAATTTGAATCCACTATTACTGAATTACAAGAACAAGTTTCTCATTTGACTGTTTATAAGAATCAAGTTGAGAAAGCTGAATTGGAAGCTAAACAAGCTGAATTGAATGCTAAGTACTCTAAACTTGTATCTAAAGAAGTATTCGAATCTGAAAAAGTTCAAAAGGCAATTGCTGATTTGAATTTGACAGAATTGAACGAAGTAGTAGTAGCTGAAGCTATTGCTAAATCTGCTAAACAAACTGAATTGTCTTCTAAGAAAACAGATGATGATGTAGTAATTACAGCATCTAAGAATGAAGATTTGATTGAACCAACAACTTTGCAAAAATACGGCTTGTAATCTAAATACTAGATAGCAAGTTAAAATATAATAAAAAAAGATAAATAAATGGAGGAAATTAAATTATGGGTAAATTTGGAATTTCGCGATTGGATCTTGTAAAAGGTCATAAATATTCTTACAGCATTAAACAAGAAATTGAAAATGGTTTGTTGGTGGAGATCGATCACTCTGATGAAACGGTTAAACCTACATCTGATGTAACTAAGAAGCAACATTATATTTCATCAGTAGCTAACTTGTATGATTCAGTAGATGAGTCTGATTTCATTAATACACCTGATGGTATGAAATCACGAGTTATTACTTTTGATGAAGGTGATATTGTTACAACTACTCAACTTGATTTGACTGGTGGTCGCAAGTCTATTGACGCAATCAAAAAAGGTGATTTCGCTTATGCTTCTGTAGGTGGTAAGTTTGCGTTTGCTGATACATTCCCTACATCCCCTGCTTCTGTACCAGCGCAGAAATTCAAAGTAGTTGAAGTAACATCTTTGAATGGTAAACCTGCTGTAGCTGTAAAATATCTCGGCTAATAATTAAAAAATAATAAATAAAACTAAACTTACATATAGTTAATTGGAGGATATAAATAATGAATAAAGAAGCAATCTTGGAACTTTGCATGGATGTACGTAAAGGTACGTCATCTGTACAAGGACAAACAGCAAAACAACGTAAAGATGAGTTGGTTGAAGTATTTAGCCATTTGATGAAAGATTATGACCGCAATAAGGTTGAAATCAATGAAATCATTAAGGAAAACGTAAACGAAGTATTGAAACAAAAAGTTGGCGAAGCCCTAAGCATTATTGCTGACATTTCTTATGTTGGTCATGGTGAGAAGAAAACTTTCCGTGTTCGTAATGGTAAGTTGAAAGCTGAATACGTAGCTCTTGGTTCTGAGATTCGTAGACAGAAAATCTATAAAGGTGAAGTAGTTTCACAGCCACAAGCTCTTGGCGGTGCTGTTTATGCTGAATTGGATGACATTCTTGCTGGTCGTGCTGAAGCATTCACAGAAGTAATTGATGAGATTGCACAAGCTATCTTGGAAGATGTTTTCGCTACAGTTCAGAAGACATTTGTGACAGCTATGACTAATGCCCCTTCTGCTAATAAATACACAGGTGCTTTCTCTTTGGCTGAATTGCGAAGAGTTACTAATACAATCGCAGCTTATGGTCGTCCAGTAATTGTTGGTACTGCTGTTGGATTGTCACATGTTACATCTGACGCTGGTTTCCAAGCTAGCATGTCTGATAGCATGAAGGATCAGTTTAATCGTGATGGCTTTATTGGTGTATGGGAAGGTAAATCTATTGTTCAGCTTCCAAACACATTTACTGATGAAACTAACACTGAGTGGATTCTAGATAACAACCTTCTTTATGTAATTCCTGTGAATGCTGATAAGCCAGTCAAGCTAGTTTATGAAGGTGATTCTGTATTGCTTGAGAATCAAGACTTTGATACTGGTGATATCACTAAGAAAGTTCTTCAAAAAGTTGGGGTCAACGTACTTCAAGCAGAAAACTTGGGTCTTGTTACAGTTCAATAACACAATATAAATTGGGGAATTATTAATTTGATTCCCCTCTTTTAGGATAAAAAGGAGCAATCTAATTGAGTAAAAAAATTAAGGTTAAAAACAATATTCATGGTGCTTTAGGATTCTATCGTAACCCTTCTCCTGAATCATTTCAGGTCTTGATGAAGCAAGGTCTATTTACTTCACTTACAGATGAAGAAATTGACTATATCTCAATTAATCAAGACATCATTCAAAAAGGTTCTCTTTATATTGATGATAAAGATACTCGTGTACGTCTCGGTTTGGAAACAGACAAAGGAGAAAAAACGAATCAGAACATCCTTCAATATGAAGAAATCGTTGAGTTGGTAAAAGGTAACTATAAAGCTCTAGAAAAAGCTATCAATGAAGTTGAAGAACGTAATATTCTTCTACAGTTTGTGGAAGTAGCTAGAGAGTTGAATATTGACAGTAAATCTAAAATCAAGACGATTGAAGACAAAGTAAAAGTTAAAATCTTTGATGACGAAGATTAAAGATAGGAGTGAGCCAATGTGACTCCTACTTCATATGATGAAATATATGAACGTTTTTTAAGTAAAATTGAGGACTATTCTTTGCTTAAAGAAATTAGCACTGATATTGACTATGCTAAGTCACTCATGTTGGATTATCTAAAAGCAGCTATCCCTAAATTTGATTACATTGATAGAGAACGTCTTAGGCGTGATGATGTCACACAAACATTTAGCGTTGAATTAACAGATAAAGAACAAGAAATACTCTCTACATTTATGGTTGTTAGTTACCTGTCACCTAAAATTCTAAGAGATGAAGCATTAGAACAAAGGCTTGGATCAAAAGATTATACTACATACTCCCCTGCCAAATTAATTGAACAGATTAGAGCTTTGAGAGTCGATTTTGAGAACGAAGCTAATAATTTGATGACGATGTATTACTATACTAAGGACTTAGATTAGTATGGAGATTACAAAGGCACATCTTCAAACAATACAAGGAAAAATATTTAAGCTGTTGCCACTGTTCCAATCCAAGAATGATGGACTAACACGATATATTGACTCCTTAATTCGTGAATTCAAAGGGCTTCAATACTATCTCAATGAGACTCAAAGAAGCATGATGATTTCAATTTCTTCATTTTTAGAAGTTATGTATGATGATAGTTTAGAGCCAAATCCTGATATCTCAAGAATCAAACGTGAAGTCTTTGGATTAACCAATTTAATGGATAAAATCATCGAAAAAGGTGATTATGAGTGAGTTATATAGAAAAATACAATAGAAGGCTAACTACAAATGGTACATCTGTCACAGAAGCCATGATAAACAAAAGCAAGTTAGCACATAATAGAGACTTTGCTACCTCCCCTTCTTTCTATCAAGTTATGATAGATGGCATATTGGTGGATACAATTATCAATAAGACAACTAACTATGATGTTAAAAAGATTCATTTTAGAAATAACGTGGATGCATATGTAGGTGGCGTTGTTGAATTTAAAGATAGTAAGTATTTGATCATGGAAACAGACAGTGATGAAATATACACATTTGCCAAGATGGAGAAATGTAATGGTACATTTAGTGTTCAGACTGGGATAGAGAAAGTTGTAATTGGACGTGACCCTAGAGGAAAGCCAATTTATGGTGAGACGGTAACCTATTCTGATCAACCTTGTATCATCAAAAGTACATACTTTAGTGCTAATGAGAATGACAGCCTACCTCTACCCGAGGGTAAATTGAATATTTTCATGAAGTATCAAATAGCTGACAACATCAAAGTAAATTATCAATTTAAAATGTATGATGCCACATATAAAATTTCTGATATTCGTTATTCACGAGTGATTAATAATGTAGGTGTAATGGAAGTATCGTGTGAACGAGTGGTGAATGAATCATGAGCCATATCAAGAGTATTATGTTAAATACACATGACTTACTAAGACAAGATGAAGATTTGTTGAGGTTACTTTATTACGATCCTACAAATTACACTACGCAACCTCACCCATTGAGTGATGAGTTACCAAATGTGTTAGATCCACAGGTTGGTGAGTTAGATGCTGACGGTGACAAGAATGATGAGTATTGGGCACGTATATGGAATATTATTGATAAGCATATATTACTGATTAGTAAAGCTGATGACATGGAAAACAATAGGCTGTGTAGACTCTATGTTTATGCAGGTAAGACTAGACCTACCTATGGTAATGTTAGTGCTGCCTTAGCAAATCAAGAAATTATTATTGATGTATTCGTCCATACTTCATATAACATTGATAGTAGGATGGATGAAATCAATGACAGGTTAAACCAACTACTTGTAGGTGCAAGTGGAATTGGAATGGGTAAAGTGGATATCTACGGCGGATATGAGTTTAGCGCACCAAAAGAGTACACGGCATACCGAAATATATATGAAATTGCGAGGACAAGAAAATGAGTGAAGTTAAAGATGAATTCATTCATGACATTGAAGAATTTTATATTACAGGAATGCCTATAAAAACTGACATTGGGCTAGTTAGATTCATTACTGTTAGAGAATACCCTACCCTTTCGATGAAGCTTTCAGTGTTACAGACAGATAAGAACAGAATCGTATGTGAATTTACTAAGTCTGCCAATGCGATGAAAGATGGAGAAGAAAAACAAGCATTGCAAGAATTTATTAGTGCTGTTGAAGAATCTACATTTTATGAAGTTGTTAAAGAAATTGAAGACTTGGAGCAAGGTTACATAGATTTATTCGCTGAGTTATTTGATGATAAGGATGCTTGGAGTAAAGTTGATAAAGAAAATTTTGATTACTATAGAGATTTAATAATTAAAATGAATGGCATTTCTGTGTCTGAAACTAATCCTAATCCTGAAATCCAAAAGTGGATAGATAAAAGTAACCGAGTAAAACAACAAGATAATAAAGATGGATTAGACTTTGCGTCTATGATTTCGAGTTTATTTGTTGTAGGACATAGCTTCAAGGATATTAATGATTTAACGATGTATCAATTCTACATGGCATTTCAAAGATTAGCTAAATTTAAAGAATATGATTCAAGTACCCTATTTGCAACTGTAGCGCCTGATGTAAAAGTGGAGAATTGGTTTAAGACTATAAAATTGGGCGAGAAAGAAAGCTCGTTTATGACACAAGATAAGTTTAATAAAGATATTGGCAGTACAATTAAAGATTGATTAGCAAATAGATATAGGTGGATGCGAAAGTATCTACTTAAATATAAAACATTTAAGGGAGATTTTTATTTATGACTAAACTACTTATTAGCGATACAGCCGATGTAGTGCTGAAGAATAAACGCACTGGGAAAGTAGTACTTTCAGCAGAGACGCAAATGGGTTCTTTGTCCCAGTCATTAGGTGTGGATGAAAAGATTTTTGGCGGAATCGGAAACAAAGTAGGTAATTAGTCTCTTTACTAATTATAGCTTCGTATGTAGAGAAATTTGCATAGGACACAACCTTAAAACCAGTAACTCCTAAAGCTACCTTACCACAACATAAGGATGAGAAAAGCCTACGTGTGACGGTTGCGAAAGCAGAAACAACAAGGTAGATGAATATAAGGTTAAATCCTAAGTATTCATTACAATGGATATTTGGTCGCCAACATCTGATGAGGATGAGGTCAAACGACTAGAGAGGAATCTCGTACACTATAAGCGATTGATAGTGGAAATGGGTTGCCCCTAACATATAAAGATGAGGGTGAAGAAATAGTCTGGCTCTATGGAAACATAGAGAAGTTCATAAGAGAACTGTATTGATTTAGCGAGTCAATATGAAAGTTGCTACCGCATTAGCAACAATTCGTGGTCAGAAAGAGATTACCTCAAGTTTGAGAAATGCATTTTTCGAATTGTCACAAGTTGAGATGACTCAAGGTATTTCTGTTGATGAAGCTGGAACAGCAAAAATTAACAAACGTGAAGACAGCCTAAAAGTAACTGATAATCTTGGAACTCTTGAAGTTACTATTACAGGTACACCTGATAATAACGACGAAATTTATCTTCGCAATGAAGCAGGAGAAGTTAAAAAGGCAACAAATTCTGCTGGTAAAGTAACTGTGCCAACTTTATTCGCTAAAGAAGGCGAATCCCTAAGTGCAACTTACAAAGAAGAAGTTATTGGTAACGTGTTGACACTTTCAAGTGAAACATTCTCTGACGCACATACTCTTGAGTACCATACCATTGGATATTCACCTTCTACCAATCAAGTAGTTTCTGACATATATATCCAGCTAGACCACGTAATTCCAAAAGGTGAGTTTGAGTTAAATTTCGAGAATGGATCTGCAATTGCTCCAGAATTTACATTTGATTCAATGGTAGCCCCTAATACAACTGAAATGGGTCGTATCATCGAAGTTCCACGAGCTTAGAAGAAAATAAGTAATTAATTTTATATTAAACTTTACATTTTTATCTAAATGTTCTAATATTGAAGCATAAGGATAGGTTGAGCCTAATTACCTCAACCGAAAAGGGAGACCCATTCTCCCCTTCCTTATTATTTATTTAAATGGGAAATACATTTAATGGGATGTTATTGGATGAGCAATGTTAAAAATTGTGCAGTTTGTAGTATTGAATTAGTTCGAGTACATCATGCAGTAAAATATTGTGATGGCTGTAGAGAAGGTGCTTACAAAGCACATTTTCAAAGAAGAAACCTCAAAAGAAATAAACAACGAACTATTGAAAATGATATGGAAAACAAACTCAAAAAGAATTTTTCCGATGTGATTAAAAAACCTTATCATCTTACAACCAAAGGTTTTGAAGAAATATCGGATATTAAAATTCGTTCTTATACCAACTTTTATAGAGTTAAGTGGATAGAAATACTAGATCTATATGGAAAAAAAGAAGAGTTATTAAATTATGTGGTTAACGAGTATAAAAAATATATACTCCTTACAAATAAACAAGCATTAAGAGCCTTTTCAGACCAACACCAATATTTAAATATAGGTTTTGTAGATACGCTAAATCCTGATACTATTCGAGAGTTGGCGGGAGTTAAGAAGATGAGAAACACTTCTAAAGATTACAAAGAGAATTTCTGGAATTTGATCAATGAGTTAAAAAGAGTCCCTTTATATAGTGAGTTTATAGAATACTCAAGAATAGGAATTGGCAGTTATGCAAACCATTTAGGTGTAACTAATACAGGTAAAGTGTATGAAAATATCGTTAAAGCATATACCACTGACAATAACTTGCTTAATGAGTATTATATGAAGCGTTCAGAAAATAAAACTTTAGTTGGCAGGAGCAATCATCAAGGATATAAGCACTCTGATGAAGATTTAAAAGCTAATTTCACTGATGTTTTTGAAGAATATTTTGCTCTATATGAATCTTATCCTACAAAAAGGACTTTTAATCAAATTTCTAAAATTGATGACTCTGTTTATAATCATAGATATGATACAACTTGGTTTGAAACATGTGAAAAATACGGCTATAAGTTGGAACGAGAATATAAAACAGAAAAGATGGTTCTGGATACAATTTCAGATATTGTTGGATGTAATTATGAACCACAAAAAACCTTCAAATGGTTGTTGAGCATTAAAAACTTCCCATTGTTTTGTGACGGTTATTTTAATGAGGCATCATTGGTAGTGGAATTTGATGGAGATCAACATAGGAAACCCGTGGAATTTTTTGGTGGCGAAAAAGTATTTAAAATTGTACAAGCAAACGATGAAATAAAGAATAAACTGATACCTGAAAACGGATTAATTTTAATTAGAATTTCTAGCGATGAGCCATATTGGGATAAAGACTATCTCACTCTTAAATTGCTTGAAAACGGTATTAAAATAAATCAAAAAGACAAACAAATATCATAATTGTTCATTATAGCTAGATGATACAATTATTTAATGTTATCTTAAAACTAATTCAATAACAGTATCAAACAAAGAACACATTCCTAAATGGTTTGTGTTCTTTTCTATTTTACATTAATCAAAAATCTAATCTCATAACAAAAAGGAGAATATATAACATGTCTACAACAATTGAAACAAACGAAAATATCATCCCAGAACCAACAAAATCAAATAAAGAACAAACTACACCAAAGGTATCTCAACCTACACAATCGAACAGACAACCTACCCCACCCAAATCAAAAAAGTTCACACTAACACAAAATAAAAAGCAATTTACACAACTTAATAAAATGGAAGAATATGAACTACTAAATGCTGAAGGCTTTGCAATTAAATTTTATCCTGAATTCTCACATGACCGTATTCAAGATTTGCTTAATGAACTTCGCACAAGTCTAGAGTATATTAATAAAAATGAAATTGAGTTTGCTGAGGAAATGTATATCGACTATGTGTTCTTCCTTTGCATTAAACACTTCACACATCTTAAATCAGGTATTTCAAATGAGTTTGATAAGCAATTAGTGCAAATGAAAGAATTAGTTGCTACAGGTGTTTATAAAGAAATTATTGAAGATGTATTTTCACAGAAAGAAATCAAAAAAGTATTGGATTCTCTAGGTGATATTATCGGTAATACAATGTTCCTTAACACTGTAGAAAACAAAGCTAAAGAGAAATTAGAACAACTTGAACTACAAAATAAAGATATGCTGAATGTCTTTAGCAACAAATCTGCAAGCCAACTACAATAGGATGTGTTATATGTGGCTAAGAAGAACTTCAAGAATTTTGACGAGATGAACAAGTTTTTCAACAAAAACATAGCATCTGTTATGGAGAATGAAATAGCTCAAACTATTAAGCAAAAGGAATCTGAAATGGTTGAGCAAGAGGTATATCAGAAATATACTCCTAGCAACGGAGAGCCTTGGATTTACAATCGAAGAAGACAAAATGATGGTCTAGCTGATACTCGTAATATGGAGCATAAAGTTGAGATAATTAACGATATGGTTAAGTTAACTGTAACCAACGTAACTGGTGGATCTGATGATGCTAATATGAGGATTGCAAACTTAGTTGAACATGGTGATGGAAACGGTGGCAATTATGACTATAAGAGTAACCGTAGTGGAGATGCTGATAAGTATCTCTCCCCTCGCCCATTTCAAGCCAGAACGCTGGAAGAACTGTCTAAGACATCAGAGTTGAAAAATGTAATGTCAAAAGCATTGAAAGCTAGAGGTATCAATTTTAAAGAAAATTAATAATAACTTATTATTATTTTAAATAAATTATCTAAATATATAATTAAATGTAGTAAGAACTATTGAACAAATATTGTCATCTTTGCACAAGTTTGCTAACATATACATGTATACATGTATATGTTAAGAATGGGAGGCAAAATTATGTTGCTTAGAAAACCGCCTAAATTAAATAACACAGCTACAAAACGTTTTAAAGATAGAGAACGTAGAATTAATGAAATGTACCTTAAAAGCGTTCAACAATTTAAAGATACAAACACTGTCCCCCCTACTACTGATACGGAAAGTGAAAAAGGCTGTGTACTTGTAAATGCTTGATTCTTTTGGTGTTGTGCAAAAAGATTTAGCGAAATTCATTTTGGAAAAGAAATACAAAACTATAGATATTGGAACTGCAAAGAAGTCATTAAAGGAACAATTCGAGAAAAAACTTTCATATTTTGATTGTGGTGATAGCAAATTAAATTCTTATTTAAGAGAAGATGCGCTTGAAGAAGCAATTAGATTAGAAGATTTTGGCGCTACGACTCTAGTTCTTAATGAAGAAAATAGAGTCGTAGCTTATTGTTCTATCTTACCCAGCCAAATTGAATTTGATACAGATGATGTTCGTAACTGTTTACAAATTTCTTTCATTGGAGTTGATAAAGACTACAAAAGTAAGGGAATTGGCGAACATTTAATTAAACATGTTTTACATATAGCTAAACAAGTAGGATTTCGTTATGTTACTTTAGATTCTTACCCAGGCAAAGCTACATGGTATGCAGGCTTTGGTTTTTTGTGTTTTTATGAAGAAGACGAGGTTAAATATTTTAAAGATGCTGTAACAAAGATTATTTTTTCTAAAACAGGTGAATTTAGACATTTAGAATATCCAAATGATTTTAAAAAGGAAGATTCAGATTTAAATAATTTAGTTTATATGTATTGTGATTTAATAGAAGAAGATGCTAGAGAATTCTACCGTTCTCTCGCCTAAAACAGTATTAAATAAGTACTGTTTTTTTTGCTTTCTGCATACGTATTAAATAGCTAATATCCGTTAATACTGCTTCAATATTGACTTAAAGGGTATAGACTCCTAAGCGGTAACTATTTAATAAGGAGAGATATGTATGGCTTCAGGAAGAAGAAAACCTATTAAATTAGATTCTGCAACGACTAAACGGTTTAAGAAACGTGAAGAAAAAATAAACAAAATGTATAAAGAAGGTATAGAAAAATATAAAAAGCAATCAAAATAAACCACATACAACTCCCCCTACTATATATCCTTACCCAAAAAGCGATCAGTTAATCTGGTTGCTTCTTTATTTACATAAATGACTATTTATTAGGCTAGTATTAATTGAATTAATAGAATGATTTTTGTAATAAGATTATAAGTAGTTTCACTTGTTTCTATAATATCGAAGAAACATTCAACTTCTGCACTGTAAATCTCATATTGAACAAGCACACTCTTATTATATATATCACTAGATTTCACAATAATTCACACAAACTCTTAATTAGAGTATAATTGATAGTATATAGGCATACCCTTTAATGAGGTGTATGCGATGAGATTTAATAAGGGAGATGATGAAATGGTTTCCATAGCATTATCTGAATTGGAGCAAAACGTAACTCTTAGTAACAAACAAAGAAAAGATAAACTTGAAATGCTTCTACAACAAATGGAAAATACAGATTTGAAAAAAGGTAGAATACGTCCAAAGGATCCAACTGAAGCAAAATTATTAGATATGTTTAAGCGAAAAAACTAATGGATATTTCTTCTGCCAGAAAAGAGATTGACAAATACTCCAACAGTCCTAAATACGAATCTATGATTGGTGTAGCATCAATCATAACTGAGCTGGTTTCTCATAAAAATATACAACCTATCATTGTTGGAGGATTATCTGTTGAAATCTATACTCAGTCTGAGTATGCAACAAGAGATATTGATTTTGTTTCTGATGGATATGACTATCTAAGTACCCTATTAGTAGAATTGGGCTTCAAGAAAGAAGGAAGACATTTCTACCATGAGGATGTAGAGATAGTTATTGAAATACCTGATAATTATTTAGCTGGAGATTATAAAAAGGTTAAAAAAGTGCTATTAGATAATGGGAAGCATATTTTCGTAATCGGAATCGAAGATATTATTCTTGATAGACTGCGGGCTATGATTCACTGGGAATCTAAAGAAGATGGTATATGGGCTTTAAAACTTTTAACAGCTAATATAGATACAATTGATATTAAATATTTAACAGATCACACAGAGAGTAAGAAAGAAAAAGATGTATTGGAAAACTGGATACAGCATTTGAATTAATATAGTAATATTTTGTACCTCCCTCCCCTACTATATAAAACAGCACACACAAGCGATCAGATTAATCTGATTGCTTTTTTAGTTTTACGTATTTCTTTTATTTTTTTGGAATTCAACCATACGCAACCTTATTATGGTAATATATACCTACAAATATCATTTAAGGTGGTTAGCGCTTGGAATATCCATATAAAGAAATGAAATTAAAAGATCCTAATGATTTCACGACAGTAGTTTGTGAATGTGGTTATGAAAAAACTTTTGAAATTGAAGAAATTGATTTCGAATTGTCTACATCGACTTATCAAAAACTGGAAAAAACTTTTCACTGCCCTAACTGTGGTTTGAGGTATAACAGGTTTTCAATACAGCCAACTAATCGAAGTAGTGTTGTATTGTTTAACTTAGTACTTATAGCTATAACAATTGCATTATATTATTGGGGAAGTTTAACAACTGGAATTTTAACTATTGTAATGTGGGGATTGGCAGTATTCCTAACACTAATAATACTTCTAAGCTGGCTAACTACTCCAGAAGAATTAGATTCGTGGAAAATAAATAGAAATAATCTACATAGTTTGTTAGAAGACTATAATCCCGAAGGTTCATGCTTCATCCATTACGACAATAACAATGGTATTATTATGGATAAAGATAAAGCCGAATTTTGCCTTATCTACTCCTATGCTAGAAATAATAATCATGTCTACAGCTATGATAGAAAATTGATTAGATTTGAAGATATTGTAAGTTCTGAAGTTATCATGGATGGGGAATTGGTAACTAGAACAAACAGAGGAAGTCAATTAGCTGGCGCAGCATTAGGTGGTGCTATATTTGGTAGAGCTGGTGCTGCTGTAGGAGCATTATCAGCTAAGACTACTACTGAAGAAGAAATTAAAAACATCGACATAATGTTAACCCTAAACGATATGGATAATCCTATTTGGAAGATTAACTTCCTGTACGATTTTGATCATGTTTTAAAGAGGCCGATGAAAAATGGGCATAGAAAAGATAGCAAAGAATTCCGACTAGCATTACATGAAGTTGAACTATGGCAAGGTCTATTCAATCTCGTTTTAAGTTTTAAAAAGTAATTCAGTAGGCGTAAATTTGCATCTCTCCTCCCTACAATATACTGATTTTTCCGTATTAGCACTCTTTATTAAAGATAAAGAAATCCTTTTTACAAACAACCTAGATCACGCTTGGACTACAGAAGTTATTTCTTATGAAGAAAGCTCAGACAGCAACAAGTATTTTCTTACAGCTGAAGCTTCATTCCTAGCCCCACACAATTGGATATTACATACTTGGAACAACTAAAAAACAACATTCCAATAAACCTGTGTTATTGCGGTAAGAATTGTCTAGAGATTGAGAATCCAGCTTTACTGAATGTACAGTGGAAAAGCCTAACGTGAGTAATACATAAAATTAAATACAATTATATGTGGTCTGATGTGGTGAAATATAACCCTTTTAATAACAGGTTGTGCTTTGGCTAATTAGAACTATTTTACAATATGTAGAATTATTGAAATGGTAATATGATACAATATAACTAATTAATTAAAACTGGATGAGGTGTTAATATGTGGGGTTTTTTTGTTCTTGGTATATTCGCTGTTGGTTTTATAATATTTGCTATAATAGGAACTTCAGGTAATGATGAGGCTTCTAAAGAACAGAGAGATTTTGTAGCGACTAATAATAAACGACTTAAAAGCCTAATTGAAGAAAATGAGATAGCCGACAACATAAAATTCATTTCTTATGAGCAAAGAAACGGGGCTATTATTGAAGAAACCACTCAAAAACTTCATCTTATAAATAGTGAAAAGCAACAAAATTCCTATTGCTTGTACAACTACTCTATGATAAATATCCCTCTTGATAAAATAATTTCATCAGAAGTTATCATTGATAATGAAACATATTCGCAAACATCCAGAGGTAGTCAGATGGCTTCTATTGCTGCTGGAGGTTTGTTAGCAGGTGGAATTGGTGCTGTTATAGGTGGTTTAAGTAGTAAGACTAAGAACGTAGCAAAATTTAAAAATATAGACATCAAATTAACAATTGAAGACTTGCAAAACCCTATTCAAAAAATTAATTTTTTGAATAGAGAAGGAGGCCGAGAGCACTTCGGAACAGATTCTGGAAGGAAGAAAGACCATCCACTAGTTAAACAAGCATTAGAAGATGTAGAAAAGTGGCAAGGTATGTTTGATGTAATTTTAAAGCAACAAATTGGATAAGGTCATCAAAAAGTAATTGAACAGGAGTAATTTTTGCATCTCCCTCCCCTACTCTATATACGTATATAGAAAGCGATCAGTATACACTGCTCGCTTTTTGGATTTCACTAATAAAGGAATCCTTAAGATTTTAATTAGCACAACACATAACCTTTCTTATTAGGTTGTAGCTTGGCTAATTAGAACTATTGAAATGGTAATATGATACAATATAACTAATTAATTAAATTAAGAATGGGGGATTTGATATGCTGTATGTTTTAGGCTTCTTTGCTTTAGCCTTTATTGTTCTCATTTTATTAGGTTTGGGAATGCACTCTTTACTTCCTGAAGAACTAAAGGACGTAAAAAAAACAAACACTAACAATATTAATAAATTAAAAAGTGATAAAGGTATAAATGCTGATTATGAATTTTTGTCTTACGATTATAAAAGCGGTGCTATTCTTGATGAAGAAAAACAAATTTTATACGTTGTAATTAGTGAAAAAGGTAAAAAACACAAAGAAATCTATAATTACAACTTAATTAATATTCCTTTCGATAAAATTATTCAATCTGAAGTAATCATTGACAATCAAGCTATATCTCAAACTATGCGTGGTTCACAAGTTGCAGGTGCTTTAGTTGGTGGCGCACTAACTGGCGGTATAGGATTTTTAGTAGGAGGTCTTTCAGCAAAAACTAAACATGTCGATAAAATTAAAAATATTGATATAAAACTTACAGTCAATGATTTGCAAAACCCTATAGCTAAAATAAATTTTTTGAATACGGGTGGAATTGGTAGCTATATGAGTGCGCATAATGGAAGAAGCAAGTCGCATGAATTGGTTAAACCTGCTTTAGTAAATGTAGAGAAATGGCAAGGCATGTTTGACGTAATATTAAAACAACAAATTGGATAAAGTCATCAAAAAATAAATCAGCAGGATTAACTTTTATATCTCCCTCCCCTACTCTATATATGTATATAAAAAGCAATCAGATGAATTCTGACTGCTTTATTTTTGCGTTCTTTTATGTTTTATATTTAATATTAATTAACTATTATCTTTTAAGGTATATAAAATTATATTTTAATACTCGTATAAAAATTACAGTTCACTTGTAGTAAAAGCAACTACTTTACCAGTCAAACCAATATTCCTATTCAAAGTATAAGCAACATCATAATAACTAGGATCGGTGGACTCATTTTTTAATATCATGTGTTCGTCAAATAAATATATGCGCCTAAGTTCAGTATTACCATCCACTACTACACTAACTACATCTTCTGATTTAATTTCATCTGGAGCAACCTTTTGCATGATCACTAAAGAATCTTTCTTTATCAGCTTATTCATACTGTCATTTTTACAATCTAAGGCGAATAACTGATCAATATTATCTAGATGGTCTTTGACCATAACTTTAGGAATGAAAACATTTTTATCTTTACGGTCTGAGTTTCTAAAATAAGGTATTTCTATAATGTCAGCTTTGGATACTTCCTCTGATTCAACAATATTGTCATCTTCTGAAGCAAATTTAGAGATAGGAATGTTTAACGCATTGCATATTTTAGAGACATTCTCTATTGAAGCTTTTTTAAAATTACGTTCTAATAATGATCTTATTGTAGTATAAGGCAAACCAATCTCTTCAGAAAAAGAGCGAACGTTGTAACCTAGATTTTCAATTTTTGATTTAACGTATGAACCTTTTTTCATATTTTCACCCTTTTTACATAAACGATACGTCGTATATTTCTCTATAATATATCATTACTATTATATGAAGTAAAGTATACTTGCATACATGCATACATATTGTAGTATTTTAAAGTTAATTACATTGACTTTGTATGATTTGTCGTATATCATAAACTTAACAACTTTGAAATACACCCTAATAAAAAACAGTCAAAGGGGTTTTAAAAATGTTAATTACACAACCAAATCAAAAACAATCATCATTATTCGCTCACGCTACTATCTCATTCGAGTGTACAGCTCAGTCTAATCAACAAGTCGTATCAAATCATATTCAACTTACAGATTTCTCAGCATTATTATTATTCATTCCCGATAAAGAAATCATCTTTGCAGAGAATATTGACCATATATGGACAACTCAACTTGAATCATGTAACCCTGATACAAACACTTATACTTTTACAACTGAATTATTTTTCTTAGCCCCCACACAATTGGATATTGATTATCTAAATAAGCAACAACACATTCCAATCAATCTAAGCTTTAGAGAAGAAAGTTTGTTTGAGTTAGAAAAACCTAAGCTGGTCAACATACATTGGGAAAGCTTAACGTAAAATGAAACTTACATATACATAGAAACACACATCTAAATAATTCTAATTAGCCAAATTATAACTTTTTAAAATGGGTTGTGTTTTGGCTAATTAGAATTATTTCTTACATTATCTAGAATTATTGGTGATGTAATGTGGTACAATCTAACTAATTAACTAAATATTGAATGGGGAGATCAATATGGGGTGGGTTGTATTTATTATTATAGGAATTATTATATTAGGAATTGTATTTGCTGTTGGTGATATGAATAAAATGGACAAAACAAAGCAAAGTGCTCAAGACTGGATAAGAGATAATACAAATGAAAATTCAATTACATTTAAATCCTTTAATTGTCATTCCATTGTTTCTATGGATGAAAAAGAACAAGTTGTTACTGTGTTGGAATATGAAACACCAGATGAAGCTATTCATCCTTTTCAGTACAAAGAAAGAAAAATTTTATTTAATAAAATTATACAAGCTGAGGTTATGATAGATGATGAAACTTATTCTGCAGTAGCAAGAGGAAATCAAGCTATTGGTATAGGTGTTGGTGCATTAGCGTTGGGCGGAGTTGGAGCAGTAATTGGTGGTTTATCTGCCAAAACTAATAACATGAGTAAGATTAAAAGCATTGATATTAAACTAACAGTCAATGATTTAAAAAACCCTATTGCTAAAATAAATTTTCTTAATGTATGGGATAATAATATGTCCTTAAAAATTAAAGGTGGGCGTGAAAAGACTGACAAGACTGTTCAGCAAGCACTCAAAGACGCAGAACAATGGCAGGGCATGTTTGATGTAATACTCAAGAACCAAACAACAAAAACACAAAATTCAGCGCAATAATTAGAATTAAATACACACTATACAAAAATAAAAGAGAAATCAATGTCAAATAAGTACATGATCTCTCTTTTATTTTTGTATGTAGGGCACTTTCAATGAGTTTATTTTAAGTGCCCTTTTGTGTGTGAAAATTGAAAGGAGTAAATATTAATGGAATTATTCGGTATATCTCTTGTTGCAGGTTTAGATGAGGTTGCTTCCAAAAGCAAGATTAACAATACATTAAAAACATTAGGACAGCAATTAGAGAATGTAAAAGTAAATATTGCAGTTGATCAAAAAGTATTAACAACAATTAAGAATTTCAATAAAGAATTACAACAATTAAATGCTACTGCTCAATCAATTGATACTAATATCAGTAAAGCATTAAGGAAAAATATTGTTAGTAAAGAACAAATAAATAATGCAAAAAAATTAAGAACAGAAACACATGAATTAGGAAATGCTGCTAAGGCAGCTAGCGATGACACAGTTAGAGCGCATAAAAGAACAAAACAGTCATTACAGGATTTAACTAGCGAGTATACTAAACAAAATAAAATTATTGTAAAAAGCAATAAAGATGTTTTGAACAGTGAAACTAATTCTAGACCTAAAACTGTAAGAAATAATAACCATTCAAACGAAAATTTACAAGAGCAAATTGCCCTACGTCAAGCTGAAGCTAAAAATAAGGTGGATAAACTTCAAAGTGGATTATCTACAAAACTTTCTAATGAAGACAGTAAAGCACTAAATAACTATGTACAAAGTATAAATAAAATCACTGCTGCTTCTCCTAATGCTCTCTCGCAAATGGATAGATTAGATAAACAATTTTTACAACTAAAATCTTCTATTCAGCAAACTGGTGGTGGGATGACTAGTTTTTCAAAACAATTTGGTTCAGCTATGTTACACCTCCCTATTTTTGCTAACGGAGTTTCAGCATTAACGGCCCCTCTTTTCGGTCTAAGAGATGCTTTAAAACAAATTATTGAAATCGATACCCAAATGACAGTATTAGATAGGGTATCAAATGGGCAAATTCAGATTAATCAAGCACTTGAGGATAGTATAAACATTGCTGAAAAATTGGGAAACACTATAGCTCAAGTGAATGACGGTATGATTAACTTTGCTAGACAAGGATATCGTGGAGAAGATTTATCTGCTATTACGGAAGTAGCGACCATCATGGGAAACGTATCTGATTTGAGTATTGATGAGTCGGCTTCAAGTCTGACTGCTGCTATGAAAGCTTTTAATATTGAAGCTAAAGATTCTATTCGCATTGTTGATAGTTTGAATGAAGTGGATAAACTTTTTGTCCCTTGCATTAGCAATAATGCAAGCAAATCTCGAATATGCTGGAAAACCGTCATACAGCCTTCGGTAGTGTATTATATGAGAAATTATATAGTAGCCTAATAATCTGAAGGACAGGGTGGCAATCAGCAGAGACAGTCCTACGTACAATAGTTGTATATGGAAAGCTCTCAGAGACTACCAAGAGACATCCCTCTAGGATGATGGTATAGTCCACTCCCCTACTTAAATTTCGGGAAACCGAGGGTATTATGGAACAACTATTCAATTACGACTCAACAATTAGCTCAATCATTACAAAAATCTGCTGGAACTGCGGCTACATTTGGCGTATCAATGGAAAAAATTGCAGGATACACAACAAGTGTAGGAGAAATAACCAGAGAATCAGGATTAGAGATTGGCAATTCTTTAAAAACAATTTTTTCTAGAATTACTACAATGGATGAATCTATTAGCGCACTAAAAGATATAGGTATTAATACTAAAGAAGCTTCAGGAGAAATGAGAAAAGTTGAAGATGTCTTGGATGAACTGGGTGGTCGTTGGAATAGTTTAACCAAAGAACAGCAACAAAACCTATCTGTACAACTAGCAGGAAGGAATCATCTCTCAAAGTTTCTTGTCATGATGAATAACTATGATCAAGGATTAAAAGCTACCGAAACAGCTTTAAATTCCCAAGGTTCTGCAATGCGAGAGAACGAGAAACATCTTCAATCATATGAAGCTAAGATTAATAAAGTTAAAAATGCTTGGACTGAAGCCACTCTTATAATGGGAGAAGGTTTTTTAGGCGATTCATTAGTTGTTGGTACTGATTTGGCTACGGACGGAATAAAGGCCTTTAGCAAGCTTGCGGAGACTATAGGCTTACTTCCAGTTGTGCTAGGTGCAGCAGGTATAGCTTTAACAGTATTTAATGGAAAACTTAGAAGCATTTCGTTTACAAATGGTCAGGCCATAATTGATGCATTCAGAAACTTTGATAAGGGTGCTCAAACAGCAAGCTCAGGTATGCTAGGATTTTTAAGAAACACTAAAGCTGGCAGTGCTGCTAGCGTAGGTTTTGGAGCCACTTTAAAAAATTTAAAAGGTGCTATGATTGCTTTTGGTACTGCAACTGTAGGTGCACTTGCTCCAATTGCTGGACTGATGGCTTTAGGAATGGCTATTTCTTTTATAACTGGAAAAATTGCTGAAGCTAAACAAAAACAAGAAGACTTCAAAAAGGAAATGGAGGCTTCTACGAGCTCTATTTCTAAAAACAAGAGTGAAATTGACGATCTCGTTGCTAAATATGACACTCTTTCTAAAATGGGGAACACTAGAAATAATGAACAAGAAGAAGAGTATGTACGTATTCAAAATGAATTAGCGACTCTTTTACCTGTTGTGAAAGCAGGAGAAGATTCAAAAGGTAACGCTATCTTACTAAATGCTGATGCAACAAGAGATTATGTAGCTATCCTTGAAAAACGAGTTGCGTTAGAAAAAGAAAAAGCTTTAAACGAAGCACCAGAAAAAATAGCAGAAAAAGTTAAAGAGATTGCTGAATATAAGGCTCACATTGTTAGTTTAAAAACTGAAGTGGACAAACTTTCCAATCAAGCTAAACAATGGGAAAGTCAAGGTCAAAATGCGGATGGTATTTTAGAGAACATTAACCAATTAAAAACAGAGATTCTAGACTATGAAGTTAAAATAGTCTCGGCAGAAGGTAAACTTAAAAGTTTTTCTAAAACTTTAGTTGACGGAATCAAAGGTAACAAAGATTCAGGCTGGATTTCCGAACAAACAGCTAGATTGAATTTAGATGTCGATAAGATAGAAAAACTGACGGAAAAAGTAAAGTTTGTAAGACAAGAACTTGGAAAAGGTTTCTCTTTAGAAGGTATTGACGCTTCTCAACTTGATAAACTAAAAGAAAAGTTAGAAGCAACTGGAGACAGGGCAACTTGGACAGGTAAAGAGTGGAAATCATTTAAAGATAAATTGAATACTGATGGTATAGAAAATACCGCCAGTATTTTAGGTCATCTAAGAAATTCTCAAGACGATTTAAGAAAGTCTGCTGAGGAAAACAATACTACATTAAAAGATAGCAAGCCTGTGTTTAACGATCTCGGTGAAATAATGGGTTGGCATCAAAAAAATATAATTAGTGTTACAGATGCTTATGAAGAGAACACAAATGCTGTGGAAGCTAATTTATCTGTACAAGGTGAATTACTTGAGGAATATGCAAAAACAGCAGATCAAATTGAACCTTTAAATAGACTTCTCGAAGATATGGCTAACGGTAAAAAATTATCAGCTACAGAAGCAATTGAACTTATTGCTCAAGAAGAAGAATTAGCCAACGCAATTTCCTTTGAAAATGGACAAGTGAAGATTAACAAAGAAGCCGTTTTGAATCTTAGAGATGCTAAAGTATCTTCTTATACCCAAATGTTAAAATCAACAGAATCAGAAGCTATTGCCACTGCCAACGCCACTATATCTAATCTCAATAACTACGGACATGAGATTAAAGCTATAAAAGATCTTGCTGAAGCAAAAGCGAGATTAGCTGAAATGGCTGGTGCTGATTCACATTCATTGGGGATTCAAAGCGGAGATGTTAAACATGAGGATGTTGTGCCTCAAGAAACATATAATAAATTTGCAGGAATAACAGACCTTCTACAAAATATCGAGAGTTTAAAGGGTTTAGCTGGTGCTTCGTTAAAAGAAGTTGGAACTCAAGCAGAAAAAGCTGGTGACAAGACTGCTAAAGGATCTAAAAAAGCAGAAAAAGGCGCAAAAGATTTATCTGACCAACAAAAAAAGTCCAAATATATACAGGACACATATGCCCTATCCATTGCCAACATTACATATGAATTAAAGAAACAACAATCCATACAGAATCGCTACCCTACCCATTCCAAAAAATATCTTAAAGCTGTAGAAGAAGAAATACGTATACTTAAAGAAAAGAAATTATTGTTGGAAGCTCAAGCTAATGATTTAGATGGTCAGATTAAGTCAGGAAATATTACTCAATATGGGGTTGTTACTGACGATGGAAGTGGATATACCCAAACTTCCAATTCATCTGGCGGCTCTAGTTGGGGTGGCAAGTATGCAAAAGAGATTAACGCAGCAGCAAAGAAATATGGCGTTAACCCCCTACTCGTTGCGGCAATTATTAAACAGGAATCTGGATTTAATCCTAGAGCAGTATCCGGTGCTGGTGCTCGTGGACTTATGCAACTTATGCCTGGTACAGCACGTGAACTCGGAGTTAAAAACTCTTTTAATGCAAAACAGAATATTGATGGCGGAACTAAATACATTGCACAGCAACTTAAAGCCTTTGGTGGAAACCTGAATAAAGCCTTAGCTGCCTATAATGCTGGCCCAGGTAATGTTAGAAAATATGGTGGTATCCCCCCATTCAAAGAAACTCAAAAATACGTAAAAAAAGTAACTGCGAATTTAAATAGTTTTGGCGGTTCAGTGCAACAGTTATCAAATAGTGTAGGTAAGACTACCAAAGGTGTTACATCAGCAACTAATAAAGTAGCCAATTATTACCTTGGAATGAATGTGTCCAGCCAATATGGTGAAAATAGAGGTGGCACTCCTCATGGTGGTCTAGATATACAAATTCAAGGTAAGAATGGCAAAGGACGCTCAGGGGATCCAGTTAAAGCTTTAATGGGCGGAAAAGTAATTAAATCTGTTTATCAGCTAAAGGAAGGCAACTATGTTGCCATTCAACAAGATGACGGAAAAATAGCTCGCTATATGCATATGCTTAACAAATCTCCCCTTAAGGCAGGTCAACGTGTTGAAGCTGGTGATTCTATTGGCAAGATTGGAAGAACTGGTAAAGGAGTAACGGGAAATCATTTACATCTTCAAATAGAGAAAAATGGAAAGAAAATAGACCCTCAGGAATATCTTAATAAGCTTTCTCAAGGCACAGCACAACGCGAACAAGATATTGATGGCGCAAAAATGGACTTGCTTGACCTTAAAGGCAATATACTTGATATAAACGATCAACTTTATAGTGCTGAAGAGAAAAGACAACAAGGTATTATTGATCGAGCTAATCGCAAGTTTGAGCCTAAATTACTAGACCTTGAATATAAGTATAGTCGTAATGAAGAATTAATTAGTAGAACTGCTGCTGGAACAAAAAAATATAATGAACGACTAAAAGAACAAGAAAAGAATTTGACCAAGCGTAGAGACTTAACTGAAGATCAACGTAATGCGTTACAAAAACTAATGAAAACAGAGAAGTTTTCGAGTAATGTAAAAGATAATCTTAAGGCTCAAATAAATGAACTATCGCTGTCGTATCAATCTCTACAGACAGAAATATATGCTGTTAACAAAGCTCTACTTGATGGCACTATTGAGGATTATGCTTCTAAAGTTGGTAAATTAGATCACTACTTTAGCCGAGATGAAGAGTTAATAAGCCGTGAAACCGAAGGCACTAAGGCGTACAATAAGATACTCAATGATCAAATTAAACTACTTGAGAAAAAGGATAAATTACTCCGCGGTGAACGTAAAGATATCCTTGGATATATTTCAGGTAATAAGCTTTCTGCACCTGATAAGAAAGCAGCAAAAGAACAAGCTGACAGAAACTCATTAGATATTCAATCGAATTTGTCAAAGCAATATGAGTTGAACTACCAAAAGTTAAACAGTGACCTAAAAAAATATAATTTAGAACAAGATAAATTAAACTACCAATACTCTCGTCAAGAAATTCTACAGAATAGATTAGTTGTAGGTTCTAAAGAATATGATCAATCATTAAACACACAGCTTAAAACAGCAAAAGAATTACAGTCTTCTATTCTTGCTGAACGTAATATCATTCTTAAACGTATTCAAACTGACAAATTGAGTAAAGCACAAAAAGAAGAACTCATAGCGAAGTTAAATGAATTATCTCTCGCATATCAAAATCAAGCAGATGTAGTTAACAACATCAACCTAGACAGAGCTAACAGTACAATTGCAAGACACAGTAAAGAACTTGATAAACTAGCTTATACTATCTCAAGAAACGAAAAAATATTATCTCGTATGGATATTGAAGATGGAATAACGAAAGAATACTTAGAAAAGCAAAATGAGATAATTAGACAGAAAAAAGAAGAAGCAGAAAAATTACTGGCACAGAGACAAGACATTCTTAAAGATTTAACTGCTAAGGTTGCTGATGTGAGTCCTGATGGAAAGCCTAAAGCAGAATTAGAAAATGATATAAAAACGCTTAAGGCGCAAAAAGCGATAGCAAAAGCTAAGCTTACTAAAGAAATTATTAAAAATAAAAAAGAGTTAGATAAGAGTAATGCTGAGTTAGCCAAAATTGGTAAAAAGGAAGAACACGCTAAAACAAAAGCAGAAACAAAAAAGTTACAACAACAATATGAGAAACTAAAAAAAGAAATTACTAATGACATAAAAAATAAAAATAAAGAAGTTAAGAATAAAGAAAAGAAAATAAAAGAATTAGAGAATCAGATTAAGAAAAACGAAGCTAAATTAAAAACTGATTACAAGAAAAACGTTCCCCTCACCCCAGCTCAAAGAGACGAAAAAGAAAAGGAACTTCAAGACAAATCTCTTGAGTATCAGGATATGCTAAATGCAATCAACGATATGGTTAAGGCTCAAAAAGAAGCAAACAAGCAAATTGCCGATGATTTAATCCAAACTTGGAAAGATGCTTATGCTAAAAAGAAAGAAATAGATTTAGCTGCATTTGATGCAGAAACAAAAGCTATGGACGATGCCTACGATAAAAAAAATAAAAAGTATGATGAAGATTTAAAGGCATATGAAAAAGCTATTGCTGATAAAATTAAAGAAATAGATAGGCTAGAAGATAAAGAAGATTACAACAAAGATATAAAAAAAAGAAATAAAGAAATTGCAAAAATCCAGAATAGAATTGATCTATTGTCAATGGATGATTCTTATGAGGCTCAAAAAGAAAAAGCTAAATTAGAAGAAGAGTTATATGAGAAGAAAGAAGATTTATCAGATTTTCAACATAAACGCGAAGTTCAGTTACGCAAGGAAAGTTTACAAGATCAGTTAGATGCTTTTAAAGCTGCACAGGACAAAGAACGAGAAATTTCTGATGAAACTTATAAAAAAGATAAAGAATGGCGCGAGAAAAGACGAAAAGAAATTGAACGTGAATATGATGAAGAGATTGCCAATGAACGTAAGTGGGCACAAATTCGTAAAGATATACTTAACGGTGATGTTGAGAATGTAAGGACTGAAATGGACAAATTCTTAAAAGAATTTTCCGAAATGAATGAAAATACAGTTAAAGAAATGGAACTCAGTTGGCAAGAACTACTCAATTTAATTGATAAAGTAAATAAAGCTAAGGATAGTCTTGGTGGAGTTTCTACCCTTCCTGAAAACCAAGTTAAAAACAAATATTTGTTAGAAACTTCAGGTTTCACAGATATGAAAAAAGCCCAAAATTTAGCCAAAGAACTCATGACTGAATATAAAGCATTAGATGCACATGTCTCCCTTGTTGATGGATTGTGGAAAGTGTTTGGGGAGTTTGAAAGCAAAGAAAGAGCAGATAAAGTATTAGATAGAATTAAAGAACTTGGCTATGTAAGCACAGGAACAGTCAATCCAGATAAGAAACAGCAGTATGAAGTAAAGTCGCAAATCTATAAGTACGAAATTGAAGCTCAAAAACTTATAGACGAAATGAAAAAAAAGTATGGTGCAACAGATGCTTATATCAAACAAGAAAATGGTTGGTGGAGAGCTTATGGAGTGTTTGATGATAAAGCTACAGCCGATAAGATTCTTCAAGAATTAATTAACCTTGGACAGACAGATTACGGGGCTGTTAATGAAGCTAAAAACTTACCATACGAAATTAAATCGAACTACTTCATGACGCAAAAAGAAGCAGAGAAAGTAGTTAAGGCTCTGCAAGAAGATTACGGGGCTAGAAACGCATACGCATCTTTCGAGGATGGGATATGGAGAGCTTACGGATCATTTGACAATAAAAAGTTAGCCGATCAAGTTTTGCAGAAGTTAATTGATACTGGTCTTATTGACTACGGTAGAGTTAAAGATGAGAATACAGAGCCAAAATTAAATGTCCTAAAAACAGATGGTTACTCAAATAAGGAAATGGCTGAAACTATAGCAAAAGTTCTCGCTGAAAAATATGGCGCAAAAGATGTAAAGGTAACAAATACAAATGGCAAGTGGCAAGCTCAAGGTAGTTTCGATGATAAAAACAAGGCTGACAGTGTATTGGAAAGCCTTAAGAATTCTGGTTACCTTACTCCAGATTCATCAAAAGTAACGGATAAGCCTGATACTACAAAGATGTATAAGCTTGAGACCAACTCATTTACAACAAGAGGAGAAGCCCAACGACATGCTGATGAATTAAAAGTAAGTTATGGTGGGTTGGCAACGAGAGTACAAGAGTATGGAAAAAATAACTTTACCGCAGTAGCTAGTTTCTATAGTAAGGCCGAAGCCGAAAAAATTTTAAACCGTATTAAATCATTGAGTTATTTAAACGTTACTGACGGGAAAATATCTGAGTATCATACTGGTGGAATTGTTGGAGATAAACCTGTAGGACGTTTAAGTGAATTGGCAAACAAACTCTTTAATACTAAGCCTAATGAACAAGTCATCAAGTCACTTAAAGGAGAATTGCAGATTCCTCCACAAAACATACCGAATATCTTTGAAAATATGAAACGATTAGCTAGCTCTTTAACCTCTCAAATGGCTGTAGTAGACTCTGGTGTTACAATCAATCAAATGGATGTACGCATTGATAATCTTCAGGGCGGAGAGCAAGGAGCAAAAGAAATGTTTAAGCATATCCAATCTCAAATGGTTAGAAAGGGGAGAAATTAATGCTAGAGAATCTCCACTTTTCATATGATGGAATTACTTCTGAAGACATGTGCGTTATGAGCGTACATGTCTCTTCAGGTTTACTTGAAGAAGCGTTTGTTCCTAATCGAGAGATTAGAGAAGAAAAAATCAGGGGTAGAGACAAGCCTTATTTTTTAGGCTATGATCTCTCCCCTTTTGAATTTCCTTTAACTCTCTATTTTGAAAATCTAGAGGAGAATAAGAAACGAGAAATAGCTAGATGGTTAATGGTGGACTATTACAAACCGTTGATATTTAAAGGTCACCCTGAACGTATCTTTTACTGCATGTATACAGGTGATGTGAAAGAGATGCACAATGGACTAAATCAAGGCTATATAACGCTTAACATGCGTTGTAACAGCCCATTTAGCTATACTCCCATTTACACAACTGATATTTACGATCTTTCTTCTAATCCAATACATGGAACAAAAATTGATTTTGAAAATATTGGAGATATGGATTGTAAACCTTACATTATGCTAGAAAAGATTGGTGCTGGAGACATATCAATTATCAATACCTCTGATAGTGGTAAAAAACTAAAAATGGTTGATTTACTTGATGGCGATGTATTGAATATTGATTGTGAAAATGAAGAAATTGAAACGGAAATCGCTGGAGTATATAGATACGGCAATCACAACGGTGTCTTTTTAAGCTTACCTAGGGGTCTAAATCGTATTGAAGTGCATGGCACTTGCAGGTTACAGATTAAATATCGCTTTACATTGTATCAACAAGGATAGAGAGTAGTTTTCTCTATCCTTAATTAATTAGGTGGTGAAAACATGCTCGTAGATGTGAATGATAAATTAGAATTAAAAGACTTAGATTTATATATTGCTAAACCTAATGGAGAGATCATTGGACACGTTATTGAGGCACAGAATAAACAGTACAGCCCAAAGATGGGCAATCTAAGTGAATTAACTTTTAAAGTCCCCTATTTCAAAGAACGAAATAATAAATTAGTAGCAAATAATAATATTGAAAAGCTTAAAGATCGTTATTTGATTAAAGCTACCTATGATGGGAAAGTTGAATGGTTCAGAATAGATAAGAACGATTTAACTTCTGATGACACTGGCGAGTCAAAAAACATTCATGCCTTCTCACTTGGCACAGAGTTAGGCGATAAAATTATGCGCATAGTTGAAGAAACGTCAAAAGATATTACCTACATGCTCGATTTCTGTTTATCTGATACAGGATGGAATGTTGGTTATGTTGATAGTGGTCTACTAGGATTGTTTCGACAATTTGATTTGACGGAAACCACTAAACTTAATCTTCTATTTGAAATTGCGGAGACGTATAAAGGTATCGTTGTATGGGACACTGTAAACCGCAAAATTAATATTAAAGCACAGGATAATGTAGGTGCTGATAACGGCTTAAAGATTTCTTACGGTAAATACATGAAAACATTGAATAAAGACTCTGATAGCAACGAAATGGTTACTCGCCTCTATCCATATGGAAATGAAAATCTTGATATTCGTAATGTATCTATAACAGGTATGGATTATATAGATGATTTTTCATACTTCATGTATCCCTTTCATAGAGTTAAGGAAATCAAGAAAGATAAAATTAAGTCTGCAACGGTAGACTACTTTACAACAGGTAATATTGAAAAAGTTCTTAATGATATAGAACTAATGAACGTCAACACTCTAACTATACCTATAGTAGTTGATTTCGTAGATGGTAATGATCATAACATGTCAATCAATTCTAAAAGCAGAGAAGATGCCGTTGCATTAATTCAAGCTGTAAGAGATGAAGTCGATAATATTATCCTTGAGCCCTACCCTTTAGTAGCTAATGGAAATATATCAGAAACTGAAATAAACCCGACAGATATCAACTCATTCTTTTGGAATTGGAAGACAGTTATTCTTGAAGATGTAATTAATATAGCTAATGAATATAATCTCTATGGTTTATATATTTCTTCCAATATGGTTGGCGTAGAATACGCAGAAGGATATTGGAAAGATTTAATTGCCTATGTCAAGGCCAATTACAAGGGCAACGTTATCTACAGGACTAATTTCTGGACAACAGCCACATGGTCTCAAGAGACTATTGATGCTTATAACGCAAAGTTAAACAACACCCTATTTGCTGATGTAGATATAATCTCTATCTCTGCATACTTTGAATTAAATGAAGATAAAGTATCTACAGTTACACAATTAGAGGCTGATTTACACTCTACTAGAAAATTTGATAGAGGACAAAATGTATACCAAGAAGTTAAAAATTTTTATGACAAATATAAAAAGCCTATAATTTTTGGAGAACTAGGTTTCGCTAGCAGAGAATCAGCCTCTAGTGAGCCTTGGAATAACATACCATCTTCAGTCGAATCTGAAACTGTACAGGCAAACCTTTTTAAGGCTTATCAAAACGTGTTTGAAAAAGAACCTTGGTTTTTGGGCTTCTCTGTGTTCTCATTAACTTCTATAACTGATTCTACATATTCTGTTATCGGTAAAAAAGCTGAAGCAGTTGTTCATGATTGGTATAACAGTTATAAGACAGTAAAAAGTAGCGACTACATGACAGATAGCTTATGTCATGCCATTTTAGATTACAATATTCTTCTAAAATCCCAACAGGGAGAATTTGAGAAATTAATGAAGGTAAGAGAATCATTAAACGCGGATTTACTTGAAGAACAAAATGAATTAGTTACTCTAAATGTGGAGTTGAAAAAAGTTCAAGATAGTATTGATACTCAGTTAGCTAAAAGTGAAACTGAAGAAGCAAAACCGCACCAAGATAAAGAAACGCTAATATTAAGTCAAATAAGTGCAAAAGAAATTGAGATAGTGGCAATAGCTGACAAAATAAAAAAAAATCAAGATAGCATGGATGTAATTAAAGCAGGATTTAATGCCAATATACTGTTCACTAACTCACAATTGATAGAATTAAACAGATATATTATCCAAAAATCATGGTCTGACGATAACATAGTGGATGCTAAGGATTTACTCAAAGAAGCCAAAAAAGCTTTTAAGGAAATGAGAAAGCCTAAAACAGAATTCACCATCGACATTGTTAATTTTACTCAAATTCTTGAATCAGAAAAGGATTGGGGAAAGTTAAATATTGGGGACACAATTTACATACATCATGAAATTCTAGGTGAAAATCTGACTGCAAAGATAACAGAGTTCAGCATTGAATTTGAACAACAGTCTGTATCCCTTACAATTGCAAATACTCAAGACATCCTTTCAGACGAAGATAAATTCTACGAACGACTATATGAAGCAAGTAATGCGGCTACATCTATTAGTATGAATAAACACAAGTGGAATGCGGTTGGAGAAACTGTAAGCGAAATTGGACGTTTAATTGAAAATGGCTATGATGCTACAAAGAATCGTATTGTAGCAGGAGTTAAAGAATCTGTTGTTATAGATCACAGAGGTATGACTATAACAAATCCTGATTATCCTGAAAATATTCTAGTTGCACAAGCTGGAGTAATCGCAATCTCAAACGATAATCGCAAAAGCTGGAAACATGCAATTACTACAGAGGGCATAATAGGAGAAAGAATTTTTGGCCGTTTGCTGGCTGGAGAAAGACTCATTATTGACGCTTCCAACTCGTATGGAAAGAACATCTTCACGGTAGATGGAAATGGTGTGACAATTGATGGTGGAAGTTTGTCCATAACAGGAGGCATAAATAAGAGCCATCTAGATCCTGTGTATACGAACGGCCTTATAGAAACAGATACAAATTACTCAAATGGTATTCGTATTGATTCTACAAACGGTATTGTTGTAACTCGTAGTGATGATAAAGTTAAATCTATTTTAAATGCTAATGACGGAATTAAAATTGTAAAGAATACTGGCACAACATCTAGCCCAACTTGGGAGGATGTTTTTTATGCTGACTTAAAAGGAAATATAGTTGCCAATAACCTTATTACTAGGCGTATTAGTATTCGTGACAGAGATGACAATACAATCATAGATGCGGATACAGGTACGATTGATTTCAGTAGATTCCCTATTAAAAAAGGTCTATTGGATGAAACAAACATACCTTCCCTAAGTGCTGATAAAATTACTGCTGGTACAATTGATGCCAAAATAGTTAACGTAAAGAATATTAGTGCAACAGAAATTAAAACAGGAACGTTAAATGCAGACTTAATTAATATTACAAATTTAGCAGTTGGTAAGAATGTAACGATGAGCCCTACCGCAAGCATTAGTTGGGGACAGATTTCTAATCCACCTACTGCTGCTCAACTTGGAGGGGTAACGACAAATGATAGAAGATTTACCCATATTGATCAGAATGGTATCTACACTGGTACACTATCTGCTGACTCAATAGTTTCAGGTTCGATAAGTGCTGACCTTATCAATGGAGGCACTATTACTGGTACAGCATTCCAATCTGCAAGTAGTCCAGATTCTTATGGAAGATATCAAACTATGACATTAGATAATGGAAGTTTAGATGTCACTAGGTACGGTAATGGAACAGCAGTTATTAGAAGTACAAGGTATACTGCCGAAGGCATTGATACATGGAGTAACAATTATGGGACATTTAATATAAATGATAGCACAAGTATAAGCGGTTCACTTAGTGTTAGTAGTTATCTTAGTGTTAGTGGAAGGATAACAGCATCTAGTTTATATCTAGATGGAAGTATTAACATTGGATATATGCTTTACATGGGTACAACTTCAATATGGAATGATTCTACGAGGTTTAAGATGGAAAAAGGTGATGGGGCTATATGGATCGGTAGTGAGGGGAATATATACTTTAGAGATAGAGGAATAAATAAACATGTATTCTACTACACTGGAACAAAAGAAGGTGGTTCAATTGAAATTAATGGAACTACATATGGGATGAGCCCTATTGATTCACCGCAAACATTGATTTATGACCTAATAACTGATATATACCTCAATGGTGGAGAATCTAAAATTTACCTAGATAGTTTGTTTGCTAAGACAATATGCAATTATGCGCTGTTCAGTAATAATAATACGGTGAAAATTATCGAAAAGACACCAGAATACTTTGTAGTTAGTGGAGAAGGTCTTACAGACTTCCAAGTATTGGGGAATCGTATCGGTCATGAAACTAAATACTTTACGAATCTATCTGAAATGTCAGAAGAGATGAATGAAAAGAATTTTGAGGGGGAGATTATAAAATTATGAATTTAGAAGAGAATCAAGGTATGCCTAAAATAGCAAGAAAGTATGTAATGACAAGAGGTAGTATGGTAGAAATGTCTGTTATTGATACAGAAGGCTACTTTATTGAATCAGCATTTGTAAATACAAACAATAACAATCTTTCAAATAAATTTATTGAAGGTATTCCTCCAAAAGATTTGGTAAAACCTAAATGGGATTTAACACAAAGTAAATGGATTGACGGATAAGCTCAGAATACTAAGTAAGAGAGGATGATTAAATGAGATATTCATATGACGATCCATTAATCTATAACAGGCGTACGGGGAAATCTGATGATCCGTTTATTCAAATTACCGAAACACTTATTCTTGATAATAATGCTCGAATAACATTAACGGAAATTCCTGATAAGTGGAAGAGTATTGTGATAACTGGATTAACTCAAGATTGGTATGAAATCAAAAGTGGTGTCCCATCTATAAACGAATTTTTGGTTAACCACGCAAATAGACAAATCACCTTCAATATTGCACATATTGGAGCCCAACTTTCAGTTACCTACTTCGGTACAGGAAATACATTTGCTCCTGCTAAAAGTATCTATACTGTCAGAAATGAATTAGCTATAGAAGAAACATTACAGGACATTATTGATAATGGCCGTGATGGAATTGAAGCACTTAAAGGACTAAAAGAAGTTACGGCTGAAATGAAAGCAAGTGAAATAATAAGGGTAGCCGATGAAAACACAAGAATAGCAAGCGAAACCGAACGCCTTACAAATGAGGATCTAAGACAAAAGAATGAAGATGCTAGACTAGCAAATGAAGTCGCCCGAGGACTTTCAGAAGATGAACGAAAAACTTCCGAAACAAGCCGAATTAATGCAGAAATATTAAGAAATGATAATGAAACAGCTAGAGAATTGGCTGAGGCTAAAAGACAAACTGACACGGATACTGCAATAACTAACACTACTTTGGCAACTGATAATACTATAAGTGTGTATAACACTGCTAAATCCTTAGTCGATAATACAAAGTTTATTGAAGAATGGAATTCATTAAATACATACTCTGAAAATAATATAATAAGATATCTTGGTTCTTCATTTATCTCTTTAACAGATAACAACCTAGGCAACTCTCCTAGTGCTATTCAAGATACAGCGTATTGGGCACTAATTGCCATTAAAGGTATTGACGGGATTGATGGCATTGATGGTATAGACGGTGTGGATGGTGCCGGCACGGTAAATTCAGTAAATAACGTAAAACCTGATATAGCTGGAAATGTAGAACTAGAAATTCACAAGCACGATAATAAGACAACTCTAGATAAATTCATTGAAGACGCTACTGGAAATGTGTCCTTCGGTGGATTACCGATTGGAAATGTCACAAGTGTTAATGGACAAACTGGTGATGTAGTAATTGAAGAAAGCCCAAATGGAAAATTCACCAAACTAACAGAAAAGTTTGTTGCTACAACGGCTCTTACCACAACTATTCCCATTCAAAATGCATTTGATAAAAGTACGAATTACCTAACAGTTTATTACAATGGTCTAAAATTAAGTGAAAGCAAAAACTATACTTTTGCTATTGATGGTAGATCCATTGAATTAAATGGATGGAGCATAGATGTTGGTGAAGAAATTGAACTCGAGATAATCAAAAACTTTATTGAAACTGATGTTTTAATTGGCGGAAATCAATTGGTTGACATGAGTATCCATAAATTTAAACTCTCACAACCTTTACAAGATGAAATTGACGGAAAGATTAATAATGAAGCATTTACTTCCCACTTAGCTGATGTAGTTAAGCATGTCTCAGCTGAGGAAAGAATCTTATGGAATGCTAAAGAAACTGTTGAAGGGTCGCAGGCTAAAGTAGATGCACATGCAACAGATATCACAAATCCGCATGGTGTCACCAAATCCCAAATAGGTTTAGGCAATGTTGACGATGTTAAACAAGCTACTAAGACAGAATTTGATACCCATACAACAAATCAAGAAATTCATAGAAAAATAACAGTATCTACAGAATTGCCTACGGGTGGTCAAGATGGAGATATTCATTTCCAATATTAAGGGGGTGTTTTGATGCCTTTATTTGTAAATATTAGTGGTACGTGGGCGGAAGTTTCTGCCCCTTCCATCAATGTAAATGGAGTCTATTATGATTTAACTGAAATGTATTACAAGGTAAATGGTGCTTGGATGAGCATATGGGAAGCAGTACATGTTATCTGGAATAAAAACACATACTTAGTTTTAGAAGGAACAACAGCTAGTGATATTAACAAATCTACTAAAAGTATGCGCAAAGGTGGCAGTCTGCTATTCGGCGCAGGTACTTGGAATATTGATGAACCTATTAGGATTAACACAAGTGGTATATCTATCATTGGCGCACCAAACAATATGACAACACTAAAAAGGTCTAGTAATCACGATAATAATGGTTTATTAGATATTAGAGGTACGTCTACAGACCCTTTGAAGAACATAATCATAAGAGGCTTAGTTATTGACGGGCAATATAAGGAAAGCAAGTTTACTGGAAAAGGTATATATGCAGAACATATAGTTGGTGAATTTAACGATAATCTTGGTATTAAAATAGAGGATTGCACTATCTTAAATAATGATATCTGTGGTGTAGAATTCAACCATGTCTATAACAATTATGTATTGGGAAATGTATTTCAAAATAACTTTGGAAACAATTTAAGTATTACTAATTCTAGGAATATTAATATCTCCAAAAACATAATTCAAAACAGTTCCGGACAAGGGTTAAGCATAGATAACTCTAACCATAACATTATTACTGACAATACAATTCAGAATAATTTTGGCGGTATCAAATTTAATCTATCTAGTAAAAATACGATTATAAGTAACATAATACAGAATAATAACGGTGACGGTCTTAACATGACCTACTCTAATAATAATTCTGCTGTCAGTAATGTCGTACAGAACAATGGTAATGGTGACGGTGTAGTGCTTGTTTATGCTGATAACAACTCAATAACTAGCAATACAGTTCAAAATAACGGCACTTATGGGATACAAATATTCATAGGTAATAATAATGCAGTCGTGGGTAACACAATATCATTAAATGGAGTACATGGTGTCGCCATAAGTAGAATGTCTAAAAATAATGTTTTAAACAGTAATATTATAACTACTAATAAGATAGGACAACTTTTAGACTCTGGTGAAACAGCTCTCCTATACGGCAATATTTAATCAAATTAAAGGGGGCGTGATACATTGAAATTTGTAAGAGTATCTACGACAGGTGTGCAAGTTGAGGGTGAATTATACGTTGGGATAAACCACACCCCTATTCAGCAAGCTCTCAACTTCGTTAACACTGTTGGTGGTGGAGTTATATTTATTGAGAAAGGCTTGTATAGTATTGCTGCACCAATGAACGTATTCTCTAACACTGAAATATATGGAGAAGGAAAGCACACTATATTAAGATCCACTATGGCTAACTCTGGTAACTACGCTGTGTTTAGCATAGTTGGCACTGCCGCCATTCCAAGAGAAAATATATATATTCACGATTTATTTATAGGTAACGATTTAACAACAAAAACAGGTAGAAACGGTATTTTCATGCAGTATTGCGGAAAATCCCCCAATGCAGGATTAGGTGTTGGAGGAGTCGGTGGTTACGACTTAGCTACAGTAGGTATCACTCCAGAAAACAAATTCGGTGTAAGAATTGAAGATTGCATTATTCAGAACAACATTTTTCATGGAATCAATATAAACAGCTCTTTCAATAATATTATTACGAATAACGTAATAACTGGAAACAGTACATATGGCATTAATGTTGCTTCGTCAAATAATAATATAATGTCACTAAATACTGTGCAGAATAATGCTTCATATGGAATCTATCTAGCATCCTCACACAGTAACAACATTATTAATAACAGAGTTCAAAACAATCAAGCTTATGGTATTCACACAACCTCTTCAAATAACAATACCATTACAGGAAATACATTGCAGAACAATGCTAACATCCCTATCTATTTACAAACATCACATAACTCAACTGTGGCAGGGAATACATTACAGAATAACGCAGGCCAAGGCATATATGTAATATCTTCAAACTATACCATAATAACTGCTAATACAGTGCAAGGAAGTAATGGTCATGGCATCCATCCCTACACAGCAGTAAGATGTGCAATTAACGGTAATACAGTACAGAATTGTACTTCATATGGAATGTATATCTATTATAATGGGCATTACTCTACAGCGCTAGCAAATATCTGCACAGACAATGCTAGTGTAGGTCTTGGGATAGGTTCATGTAGCTACCTTTCTGTAGCAGGAAATATTTATAACACCTCCTCTCTAGGAGCTTCATCAAGTGTATTAGTACCGAATATAACGATTTAACAGGGGGTGATTACAATATGTTAGAAATAAGAAATCAAATAGATTTTGATAATTTGATATTAAATACACCAATAGACGAAATGGTTATGATATACCCAAAGCAATATAATAGTCCATATGTTTTAAATACAAAATGGTCTTTGCCCACTAACGCCGTTATTGTTGGTGCTAACTTCCCGAAAATTCAATACGAAGGAGACGGTTTGGGGCTAGATGGTATAATAGAAATTGTTGGAAGTGCAAGTGCGGTCAAAGAAAATGTCACTATAAAAGGTCTGCATATTATAAATGCTAGTACATCTACTGATGTAACTGGTATCTTTTTAGACTACTGTGGGAAAGCCTTCGCAACAGGCAATCCAAGTCCAGCTATAAATACAACAGGCTATCTTGCAGCTACTGTAGGCCAAACCTATCTAAATTTAACAGGAGTAACAATTAAAGATTGCATCATTGAGAATAATGGAAGTCATGGAATTTCAGTAAATAATTCAGCTAATTGTATGATTAAATCTAATAACTTTAAAAAAAATCATTATTATGGTGTTTACTTTAATACATCCAATAATAATACATTATCAGATAATATCGTAGTAAATAACGGCGGTACTGGAATTATGATGATGGGATCTAATAATAATGTTGTTTCAAATAATAGTATTAAGAACAGTGGCGGTTATGGAATTTATTTAGGAGGATCACATCAGAACTCTTTAAATGGTAATGCCATAGAAAAAGCTGAAAGCAACTGTATTGAGATACTTTCTTCGGACAAGAACTCAATTTACGGTAATAAATTTCAAAATGGTGCAAATGGTGTATGTATTTCAGTTGGTAATAAAAATACAGTCACAGGTAATTCTATAAATAACAATAATGGTAATGGTGTACATATAATTTTTAATTCTAGTAGAAATGTTATTATGGGCAATTCAATACATGAGAATAACAATAACGGTGTACATATTGCTAGTGGTAATAACAATAGTGTTACTGGAAATATAATAAATAAAAATTTATCGTCACCCATTAAATTAGAAACCGATAAAAACATTGTTTACTCTAATTCAATGTCAGAAAATGGTGCGTTCTTTATTAATTCAGGTGTAGGTAATGAAAATTCAGAAGATCATAATAAATTTTTGTAAGTAGGTGAAATATTCATGATATATCAAGAAGGTAGTAAATTTAAGGTGTTCCCTTTTAAAGCTATTGTAGGAATTGAAGAACACTTTATCAGTGATAAAGTACAATTTGAAAAAGATCTTAAGATTATCTCTGACATGAACGAAGAAGAATCGACTTCAGTTACATATGAAAATGTTTCATTAACTACAGAACAACAAGAAAGATTTAATAAAATTACTATGATTCAAGGCGTAACTCTCGATGAGGTCAGAGAATATGTTGTTAGTTCCGTGAAGCCAAGTAATGCTAGCTTCTTAATTAAAGAAGTTATGGAAGAGAATAAGATAGTAAAAATGAAACTTGATGCAGCTATTGATAGAAATCAATTTCTTGAAGATGTAATTAGTGAAATAGTTGGGATTATTTATTAAAGGGAGATGAGAGTATCATGGTAGCAATGTTTTTAGCTCAAAGAATAATTATTGAAAAAATGACTTTTACAGACGTACCAGAATCGCTTAAGCCAAAAGTTAAGCTTATTTTAGAGGAGAATGGATTAGGCTTCCTAGCTGCTTAGCAGTTCTAAAATATATAATTAATAAATCCCTTAAATATAGAGATATGTAGGTGTATTTTTTGTCTAAACCAATAATAATTGAAAAAATCAATGACACAATTGTGAAAATTGACAACCACTCAATAGATACAATTCCACATATTACTAATCAAGAACGTGATATGTGGAATGCAAAAGGTTCAGAAGATGGCGTTCAAATTAAACTAGATGCTCATACAAGCCTAATTAATAACCCTCATAGCGTTACAAAGGCTCAAGTAGGGCTAAGTAATGTGGATGATTTAAAACAAGCCACGAAGGCTGAATTTGACGTACATGCCACAGATGTTACTAATCCACATAAAGTCACCAAAGCTCAGATAGGACTTGCAAATGTAGATGATGTTAAACAGGCTAGTAAAATTGAATTTGATTCTCTTAAAAAATCATATGATGGCATTTACAAAGCTTTGTATATAGATGGTTCACTAGCCCTTGGCTTAGGAACAACTGCATTAGATGGTGCAATGGCTACAGCTCTTGGAGGAAATACATTTGCCAATGGCGGTCAGTCTGTTGCTTTAGGTAGTAATTCAAAAGCAGATGAATACTTGTCAATTGCAATTAAAGGTCATGCTAGAGCTAGTGAATCTATTTCTATCGGAGGAAGTTCAGAGGTTTTACTTCTTGCAGATCGCTCTGTTGCAATAGGTGACAGCTCAACAGCAGGAGGCATATCGTCTAACGCTATAGGTAGTCGCAGTGTGACTACAGGCGATTACGCTATCTCAATGGGAAATTGGTCAACAGCTAATTATCAATCAGTCGCAATAGGTAGGTATGCAGGTGCAACCAATAGCACAGATTTAGCAATTGGATATAATCCTACAGCTAACGGTAATGGTTCTATAGCAATAGGAGCATCTGCTCAAGCCAATGGAGAAAATAGTGTAGCTATTGGTGCAGGTGCAATAGCACTAAACCTTAACGAAGGTACTCTAGGTGTGGGTACTAAATGGAAAATTAGTGGAAGCCTATCTGTAGCAGGTACAAAGAACTTTGAAATACCACATCCAAACCCTTTGAAACGTGATACCCATATTATTAGACATGGCGCAGTAGAAAGTCCAACGGCAGGCGATACGTTATATAGGTATAAGATACACGCAATCAACGATGGCGATACGTGCGTTATAGATTTGCCAGATTACTTTATACATCTAAATAAAGATGTTCAAATATTTGTTAATCCGCAAGGTCATTTTGGAATGGCTTATGGGATATTGAATAATGAATTAGAACGTATAGAAATAAGCTGTCAATCCATGGGTGAGTATAATGTATTAGTAATTGGAACAAGAAACGATAATCATGAGTCTGTACAGACTTGGGCTACAAAAGGCGTAGAAAGAGAAGTTGGCGAGTCATGGTTGGGCGAAACTTACACGTTTGAAGTTAACGAAATAACAGAAATAGAAGAGATTTCAGAAGAGGTGTTATAAATGGAAATTATTATTAAGAGTTCAACTATTCAGTTTAAAAATCCCCATATTGGTCATCCAACCAGAGCTATAGAGGAACATTACAATGGTAGAAGAATTACTGCCATAGTAGATGGTGAAGAAAGAATGTTTAGATTTGCTAAGGAGGAGATTGTCTTCAATTCTAGTGAAGATGATATGATTCTAGGGATTAATAAAAAATTGACTGTAAGCAAAGAAGTATAGCAATGAGAAAAATAATAATTAAATCAGAGGAACAGAAGCATATTGAACATCTTTCAGATGAAAATGCTGAACTTCTGATTAGTCAAGCCATGTTAGATAAGGAACTGCTTTCTATAAAAAACGAAAATGCAGACTTAATGTTAAGAATTGCAATGTTAGAGGTGGGAAATCTTGCATAGTAAAATGTTTGAATCAATAAAAAGATATTATAATATGGGAAAATATACAGATGATCAAATGAAAATCTTTGTTCAAGCTAACTGGATTACAGAAGCAGAATATAATGATATTACTGAAATTGAATACATAGCATAAAAATAAAGCACTTGCTTAGTAAAATAGGCAAGTGCTTTAAATTTCAGGAGTGATAGAATGGGAAAACCAAAAATACCACAAGATATAATTGAAATCCAAAACGGTGTAGATTCACTGAAATCAGATGTGCAAAGCGATTCTGCAAAAATTGTAGAGTTGGGAAATCAGATTTTGGAGCTTATAAATAAAGGGGCGGATATGAGCAATATTAATATCGACCTACAAAGAGAAGTTGCAAATTTAAAGTTACAACAGGAAGCATCTAGGAGAGTCGAAAATGGGACTACTTTTGGTAGTGACATGAACGGTAATAGTTTTGGTATTGAATTCATGAACAGTAAGAAAGCCAAATCTAGAACTCCTTTAGCTTTGGGTGAAACTGTATTGGGAGACAAGTTAGATAATCCAAAGCAGTTTGAGCTTGGAGATGAGATGGTGGTTGTTGACGATGTTAATACTGAGAGAATTAGTATTACTAGAGCAGAAACATTGAATGAAGTTGTAACAAACACTGTTACTGATGCGTCTGTTGTAAATAGTGCGTATACAACTAGTGCAAGTGCAAGACCAGTTATGTTGGATAATGGTTGGATAGTAGTGCCAGTTTTTGCCGAAACGAATACGGTAAATAAAACTGGTTATCATTATTACTATATTTCAAAAGATGGCGGTAAAACATTCGAAGATAATATAAAAAGCAAAGTTGGCACAACAGGTGGCGGAACATCTATTGTAAATCTTGGAAATAAAATATTAGAGATATCTCATAATGGAAGCAATGAAGTTTATTTTACAATAATAAACATAATAGATAAAACAAATACAACACCTGTATTAATAGACGGTTCGCAATCAAACATGTCTGGCACAAATGTCTCACTATCAATCTCACCAGACAAAACAACATTATGGGGCGCATGGTCAAGTAAAAACGCTACATATCCTAACAGCTTCAACATTAGATTCGCTAAAGGTGTTATTCAAGTAGATGGAAGCGTGGTTTGGGAGACAGCTAAACAGCTTACTAAATTTAACTCGTTAAGTGATAAAGTAACTAATCCATCGGTAGCGTTCTCCAATGGCTATGTGCACATACTATCCATATACAATAATTGGGTAGCCGATGTGACAAACAACCCCTCTGCTTCCACTAGCGTCAATGCGTCATATATAGAGTCTGGATGGGTTATTAAACATGTTTATGATGGTGGAACATACGCACAATCTAATCCTCAAGTCGTAACTGATAAAAACGGTGTTTTATACTGTGTGTGGCAAGGTATAGACTCTGTGGATACAACCAAAGATAATATTAGGTTTAGTAAATCTGCTGATGGTGGAGTGACTTGGAGTGCAGTTGAAAAGCTAACAAGTGGTAACACATATTACAATTATAATCCGACAATTACAGTAGATAAGAATGGTGCATTAACTGTATTGTTTAACAGTTATAATTTTGACTACTCAAATTACCAAGTCTATAAAATAAAAAATATTAATGGTGTTTGGACAATAATAACACAAGTCACAAATCTCGTAGGTAGCACAAGTGGTGGTGCATCTCCAAATCCTAGCGCTCTTTATGATAATTCATTTTCTATGGAAATTACTGAGCCGTTGTTTATTTATAAAGATTTTAATGGTGGAAGAGTTGGTTTTTATGGTGCTTGGCAAACTATAAAAGAAACATTTCATCTAGAGTGTTTTCCATTGAAAAACGCTTATAAAAAAGGTGCTTGGATTGCTGAAAGTACGATGAATGAGGACGGTACTTTCCCTAAGTGGGATGGCAATATTATGGATAATAATGTGCAAGATGCAACAGTTGTCAGTGGTACGTACAGTACAAGCGGTAATGGCGGTAGAAAGTTAGTACGGCTAAGCAATGGATGGTTAGTTGCAATTACTTTTAACCCTACAGGTAACGGATTTTATAGTGTATACAAGTCAGAAGATAATGGAGACACTTGGAGTCTATCTAGGGATTATACAATGAACTCGGATACAACATCTAGCACTAGAGGGTGTTCTGTAGTTGCGTTAAAAGATCCTACAAGAGTATTAGTTATTTACACATTTATGAACGGCTCTACTCCTGCAATTCAATCTTCTATTCTTAATTTGCTTAATGGTGTTAGTATCTCCCTTAAAGTAGTTGACAGCTCTCAAAATACGTTTGGAGACTTATCAGCAATCATTAATGATGATAAAACAGAAGTTCACGCATGTTGGTCTAGCAAAAATAGTTCTTATCCAAATAGTTTTAACCTAAGATATTCAAAGGGCGTTATTCAAGCAGATGGTAGTGTTGTTTGGGATACTGCTGAGCAAGTGACTATTGTAAACAATGCAACAAGCTTCCCTAATGCTTTTATAAACCCTTCTATTACATTAGATAAAGATGGAGTACCAACAATCATATCTTCATCACAAGTATTGTTTACTGACGCAACAACTACACCAAACAGAAATGGAATTACAATTGCTAAACGCAATAGAAGTTTAGTGTATACTGCATCTTCAGTTGTTCATTCAAGCTGGAGTTTAGGAACGGTATATGATTCTGGTGGAACAGGAACGTCATATATTCAATCAAATCCATCAACAATACTTGTACCGTCAAACATAAACGGATTACTAAATGGTAGGATATGGGTTGCTTGGCACGGTAAGGATAGCACGATGACGTTAACTAATATCTATACTAGTTACTCTGATAACGGCGGTCTTAATTGGGCAAGTGGTAAAAAGATTACTAATGCGTTTGGATTTGATGCGAGTCAATCAACTATATCTTCAAATATAGATAATGAAATATTCATTGTATTCAAAGATGGTAGTAAGTTGTCGAAATTAAAAAATACTAATGGCTTGTGGGGTTCACCTACCATGATTAGTAACGGACTTAATAGTATTGAGTATAACCCTTCATCTTTAGTTGATTATTCTTTAGAATTTTCAGAACCCTTGTTTGTATATGCAAATAATACAAAAGTAGGATTTTATGGGCATTGGTCAATAGAATTGCTAACGCCTCTTCTAACTGCAACAGCAAACTATAGACTTCCTTTAACAGACTACGTTGGTGCGTTTATTAAGAAGGTAGGAGTAATGGAAATAAAAGCATATCTTGAAGATGTGATAATGACTAGTGATCTTGAGAATGAAGAGTATCTATTCGAAAAAGGATTAACATCTAAGATTGCTCCTAAACTAAGACTAGAATTGTCTCGCACGGACGTTACAAATAGCAACGAAGATAAAGTTGCGAGAATACTTGGTGGTATTAGTTAGTCTAATCCCTAATTTAAAAACACCCATTGAGGTGTATTTTTATGTCTTTTTTCATTGTTAGACTTTAAAATTATAAGAGAAGCAATTGATGTTCAGTTCTAAGCTAGTTTCCGACACTGGAGGTTAAATAATAAAATTGATACCTTTGATAAGTCTATAGATACTCACCTTAACGATACTACAAAACACATTAATGTATTAGATCCTAGTAAGTCGATGGTGTAATGAATTCTGACTACCTCCAAGTAATTAAGATATACATTGGAGAACACATCAAAGACATTTAAAAAAATTATAAATTACCTATGATTAAAAAGGAACAAGGAGATGATTGAATTGGTGGATTATACATAAGGAGAGATAGAGATGAATTCTGATGGAGAAAGATTAATTAGATTGGAAACTCAAATGGACAATGTAGAAACAAAACTACAAGACCAAGAACAAACCAATCTACATTTATCTAAATTAGCTACATTTGTTGAACTACAGACAGGCTACAACGCGAAACAAGAGCGCCACAATGAAAAGATAGTTAATGTGATGAATGGTATTGAAATCAATTTATCTAGTCTTAATCGTGACGTAAAAGACGTTAAAACAGAAGTTAGTCATGTTAACACTCGTGTAGATACATTAGAAAAAGAAGAATTGATCGCATTAAAAGAAGCTAATAAATTAAGAAATGATAATAAATGGAAAATAATCACTGCTGTTGTAGGCAGTGTTCTTTCATTTGTGATTGTTGGATTGCTAACTTATTTATGGCAAATTAAGTAGGAGGATGATACAAGTATGAAGGATGTAAATGTAGATAAAGTTAAAGGACTGGCTATTTTAATTGTAGGGTTTTTGACATCTGCTATGGGTTTCTTGGCTACACTAAACGTGCATTTCCACTGGTTAACCGATGCAAGTATTAATGCCTTTGGTGCAATGTTTATAGCTAGTGTAATGCTTGCAGGTAGCGTGTATGCAGTATGGAAGAATACTTTTGTTAGTAAGAAAGCACAAAAGCAAAATAAAGAACTACATAAAAAAGATTTAAAATAGAAAGTGGCATACAATTGGACGCAGCATACCACTTTCTATTCAAGGTATCGAGATACCTATTCAAATATAACTTATAGAACAACAGTAATCAACAAAAAAACTAAATATTTACTTAACTAGAAGACCATTCTGTAAATTGAGTGGTCTTTTTATTATAAAAACAAAGAAGGAGACGATTAACTATGACTATTAAGGTGAGACAGAATTTGGTTCCTAGTAGTAAATACAACATTAAGTGCCCCAACTCTATGAATGCTGAATTTATTACATATCACAATACTGCCAATGACGCTTCAGCAGACTCAGAGATTCGTTATATGAATAATAACAACAATTCAGTCTCCTATCATTTTGCCATTGATGACAAAGAAGTCGTACAAGGTGTTCCTGTTAACAGAAATGCATGGCATTGCGGAGATGGAAATGGTAAAGGAAATAGAAAGTCCATTGGTGTAGAGGTTTGCTATTCCAAATCAGGCGGAGATCGTTATCACAAAGCTGAGAAACTAGCCAATATATTTGTTGCTCAGTTGCTTCATAAACGTGGTTGGAGTACTGATCGCGTCAAACCTCACCAACATTGGAGTGGTAAATTCTGTCCCCATCGTATTTTGAGCGAGAACAGATGGAATGCAACTCTACAAGATATACAGCAAGAGTTGAATAAACTTAACAGTGTTAAGACTTCTTCTAAGCCTACACAGACATCAAAACCAGTAACAAACCTTGGTTTGGTTGACTATATGGCATCTAAAAAAATGGATTCAAGCTTTGCTAATCGTGCTAAATTGGCTACTCAATATGGAATTAAAAATTACAAAGGAACTGCTGAACAAAACGCATTATTGCTAACTAAGTTACAAGCATCTAATACAACAACGAAACCTAAAGACCCCGTTAAAACTAAGGAGGAATTATCCGTGAGTGAAGCTAAAAAGCTACAAACACAAATTGACGAATTGAATAAAGTTGTAAAAACTAAGCAAAATATTGTATCAGGTGATACACCAGATCCTTCTCATGCAGAGTCTTGGAAATGGTTAAAAGAAGTTGGATTGACTAATGGTCAACGTCCACATGAAGATTTAACTCGTGAACAATTCGCCACTATTTTGAAGCGTTTTTATGACCTTTTGAAGAAATAAGCACAAAAATGAGAGGTGGAGCATCATAACTCCCCCTCTTTAATACAAACAACAAGCATATAAAAGTTTATAAGAATCCCAATTCTTATAACGTCGCCCTCCCCTATCCACCCCTTAATTTGTGTAAATTATACCTTATATTTCCACCCTAAACAAAGCTCATAAACCCTAATAAATCAACGATCAGACTCCCTCAAGCATATATTTCAAGTTGAATAATTCCACCCTAGCTAAAACTGGATGAAATTATCACCAAAAATGATGGGAATGTCATTTTTTATGCGAATCTTGAACTGCCACCTATTTTGTATTTCTATGTGTTCCACCACTTCTTCAATTTCCTCAATAGATAATTCTCTATCAAATCTCTTATTGACTAGTTCTACTATATCTTCTTCGCTAATAGCGTTTCTTTCACAATGTTCTCGACCTAAATTATCGTATGTTGAACAACAATAAACTACCCTTTTAGATTCTCGTTTTGCCTTGAAATTCTTACCACAATTTAAGCACTCAATTTTACGTGAAAATAAAGCCATGATCGCCCTTCTTTCTTATTTACCAAACAGCTTACTCCAGAACCCTCTTTTGCTTTCTTCTATAGCTTTATTCATCTGTTCTAACACTTGTTGATCTCTGGCTTCAATTTTCTCATCTAAGTGCTCTTTAAGATTGTCTAATGCTTTATATTGTTCGTTAAACTCTTCTTTCATTTCCAATATCATTTGGTTTCGTTCTTCACGCATTTCTTCAATTACTTCATCTCTCAATTTTTCAGTAATAACATGCATAAACTGTTGAACTCTACTAGAACCCATTAACTCTTTCATATTATCTTGATTTAATAGTTCATTAACATCAAATGTAGATTCTGGTACAGGTGCATCTTCTCTAGTTCTTAATTCATAAGTTCCGTTTTTTTCAGTTTCATAAATTATCATTGCTGCTAAATCTTTAGTTGTCGTTTTTCTTCCATGTTCAGCTTTTAAAGATTTAAAGAATTGAAATACTTTTAAATCACTTGCGTAATAAATTCTTTCTTTTCGCTGATTTCTCTTTACATAATGAACATTCAAATCTTCTAGCTGTTCAGTCCATGATCTTAAAGTTGCTGCTGGCACATCTAATTTTTCTGCTGCATCACCTATTGTGACAAAATCAACTTCAAATTTTACTTCTTCTTCCATTAGAAGCACCCTTTCACGTTTTATAATACGTCAATTATAACCTATAACACCATTTCAATCTACATTACAACTCGCACATCGCACCTACATCAACTTATCACCATACAATAGATGTCATAAAGTAAACACCATGATATATACTGCCCTAAATTATATATGAGAAGTTCAAGCTCGTATTATTCATCGCCATACATTAACTATCATATTTCATTATCTAATAAGGTCTATATTTAGGTTATAGTTTATGTTGTCCTTCATTACTTCTTAAACTTAAGTGTTAATTTAGTCTATATTAATTACTGTTCTACATTATAATTCAATGTTCAGGTTATAATTGTTGGTCACTATACAATAAGGCTTAATAAAATAGAGTATGTATAAAGTAATGAGCCATAATTTTAGACATTAATATAGCAGAATAATAGCTAGTATGAAATTGATAGACTAGGAGAGAGTCCTATTTTTAGATTTTATGGCTAATAATTAGACATGATAATGCTATTTTGTTGCTAATAATTAATGAATATGGTTTAATATAGCTAGATAGTTAAATAGGAGGGTTTTCAATGTCTTCAAATAACGTAAAATACGATAGAGTTCTAGGTATTGATCTAGGTAATGGACTAGTTAAAGTAAGAAGTGTAGACAAACGTGGTAAAGAATACAGTTTTACACAACCAAGTGCTTTTACTTATTTGAAGAACGTGGGTGAGTCAATCAATGACCATTCAATGGATCTTGATGTATATACAATAGATGATGTCCAGTATGTATGGGGCAATGATATAACTAAAGTAATGGACATCAAACAGACTCATGGCCATGAAAATAGATACCGCACTGAAGCATATAAGATTATGTCAAAAATCATTTTAGCTAAGATGGTTGTAGACCTTGAAATAGAACCAACAGAAAAGATATTGATTGTAACTGGAGTACCTTCAATTGAAACTGGAACAGCAACAGAAACTGAAATCGCTAATGTGTTTCTAGGAGATAATAAAGGTATACACGAGGTCGGAATCAATGACGATTTAAGAATCTTCAAAGTAGCTCATGTTGAGGTGATGCCACAGGCTCTATCAACTGTTATAGGTCGATATTTAGATGAAGAGGGTGGGGTAGAGAACGAAGATTATGAAAGTATGAAAGTCGCTGTCATTGATATAGGTGGAGGAACAATTGACTTAGATATTGTACATGCTTTAAGAAGACAGAAGGGCTTCCATAGTGTAGCTAAAGGGTTCAGAGACGTGTATGATAATATGAGATCTGTTATCACTAAAAAGTATCCATCTCACCCTGTAAATGATTATGAGTTGTTAGATGTAATAGAGGCTACATTAAAGAATAAATCTCTCCATAAAGGCGCTGCTAAGTACGAATATAAACCATCTAAATTAAGAGATGCTGTAGATTTAACTACTGCTTTACATGAAGGTGTAGGTGAGCTTGCATTAGAGACTCAACAAGCCATTATGAGCAAGTGGAAAAATCAAACTGACTTAGATGAAATATTGTTAGTAGGGGGAAGTGCTGAATTATTTATAGACTATATAGATAAGATTGCAGAAGGTGTTACAATTCCTCCCAATAACGGAAATAGTAATGTGGAAGGTTATTATAGATACGGTGTGTATCTATTGGAGAGTGATGAATAAGAATGAAGGATATGATGTATAGGCTGCCATTAGATGGTGTTGGAGATAAAGACATTATTGAGTGGATTGATTCAATTCCAAGAAGCAAAAAAGCTGAAGTCATAAGACATGCGATTAGATTTTATCAAGCTCACTTAGGAGAGAGCGATACATTTTTTGTAATGCCTTCTGCACAAAACAGCAGGGGAGAGAACGATACGAAAAGTGTAAAGACAAAACCTGCTGTAAAAAAGAAGCCAATTATAGGACTAGGAGATAAGATTAAAAACGCTGAAGATAAATGAGAATAATTATCAATGTTTAAATTAAAGTTGGTTATATTCGTTATTTCTTATGTGTTTTAAGCGAGTTTAATTATGAAGTCCATAGAGCTGTTCTAAGCGTTTTAATATATCAAGATGATAATTAGTATTAGCCATGCAAGTTAAGTAGCTTGTATGGCTTTAAATTTGAGGTGATTTTTGATGTGGTTAAATATAAATGGTGAATTGCACCATGTTACAGATGAAACTAGAATTACATTTAAGACAACTATCAGTAAAGCATTATTAGATAAGGTTGAACAAATGGCTCATGAATACAATACTCACAACAACTACCTTATTGAAAATGGATTGATGAATATTCTGAACCGTGGGGAAATTTTCTATAGTAAGAAGTCACGTCCCAAAGATAGAAAAACATTTGGAACAACATATAATGATCAACTCTTAGATATTGTAGAAACCTTTGCAATGAAAAATGGACTTAGAATAAATGATGTAATTGAATATTCTATAGATTTTATTAATCCAGAACAGGTGTCTAATAAAAGTAGGAGATTTCGTATTATAAAAGAAGGTGAGTAGTGAATTTTATGTTCGTATTTTTGTTCTATTATATCAATAGTCATAATGCTAATTATCGGAAGTTATTGAATGAACCTTTTATTGTATCTCATAATAGAGAATACTAGTGATATTGAGATATTTATTTATAGTTTTGAGAAGTTACTAAAAACGTAGTTTTTACATTTTTTAATTTTTATTTGAATTTTTTACTGATTCCTTGAAGTATAATTCACTGGTTGCATTTTCTGTTCATTCAATATAATCATCAGAATCTTTTTTAGTAACAATTCAAAATCATCTTTAGTACAAAGATTAAGTTCTATAATTTAGTACTATGCATATAAATATGTAATGAAGCTTGATCTGGCAACAACCTGAATATAAATTTAGACTCGTATTTACTAAACCACATTCCAATAAACCTAATTACAGATATTTCCTATATATCTACAAACCTTAATGTATGAAAAACAGCTTCAATAACTGTTATAACAACTAAATAAGTTATATTCACAGTGTAATTTAATGTAAAAAACTAAACAAAAAGACATATCTCTCAAATTGGATATGTCTTTTAAAGATGGATTTAATAGTTTAGCGTTAAATTGCTGGTTGGATTATGCTGTTTTATATATTAAGCCACGACAAATAGCGATGGGAAAACCACCGCTTAAAATTGAGGCAAGACCACAGTTTGATTTTTTAGCCTATCCGTATGAACAGTTAAGAAATCTACAATTTGCTGCCTAAATGTTTTCATGGGATTGATACGATCAGCTAAAGCAATAGCTTTGTTCCCCCACTCTCCAACCAATGATTCTATAGGAGTGAGGAATGTAGCAATATATTCACGAAGATTTTCATTTGCTTCAATAGCTTGTTCCTGATCAGTTTTACGTTCAGCATTAGTCTTAGCACGAGACATGATCCATTCAGTTTCAAATTCTTCCAATATACTTGATATAGAATTAAGGAGTTCAATTCGTTTTTGAATCTCTTCATAACCTTCATTAACAGCTAAAGAATTGTAAAGGCTGCTAACAGTTTGTTCTTGGTGCTTGTATTTAGCCATTTCTTCAGCAACCACAGAGAATACAACCGCGCTGAAATAAGCAGATACTTCTTTAGGATCTGCAATATCTTGTACAAGCGAATTTAAATTGTTAGCTAGTTTCTTCAATGAAGTAGTATAGATGTCTCTGGCGATAAACATTAACTGATCCACTAAGCCAGAAATGTTAAGCTTTTTAGCTTTCTTAATAAATGAGTTGAAGATATACTTTGCAGTCTTTTCAATCTCGATGCAGTATTCATCCTCAAGTACATTAGCGAATCCATGCTCAAAAAGCGTTTTCCGCAAATAGAAACGCTCAGTAAAATTGTTTTCAGTATTTTCGATCATGTCTTCAGATAAGTTAACTTGAATTAGTTCAGTTTTTGTTAATGTAGAGGATACTAAAGAGACCTTTAACTTATTGTTAAAAGTTTGATTAAGATTAGATATGGATGATATAAGTGTTTTGCGGCTTGGAATTAAACCACTAGAAAGTTCATCTCGATAAATAAAATCGGACACCTTTAAGAAAACAGAAGTCTGGTTTGTTTTAGAAACCATTTTACCAATTGCAAGCATGATTCGCTTTTCGTAAATTGATAGTGGTTGGAAAGTTTTACTGTAAAGATATGAGAACTTTTTGCAATAGTTGTCTCCTTTCGAGTAAAAGAGAGAAGACTTACCAATATTCATTGTAAATGGACAGTATTGATCGTGAGAATTTCTTTTGATAACGAATTTGTTTTTTTGTGCAGATTGGAATTTTTGCATTACATCTTTGACATAGCGCTTTGTAGTACCAGACTTCTTAGCCAAATCATCTAAGTCTATACGAACATTAGAATTCCAATCGGAATGTAAAATCAGGTTCAGAATAATATCAAACTCTTTGGATGAAGCTTGTCGCATTAAGAATTGGTAAACATCCTCATATATCACAGCAAACACCTCCTTCTATCAATTTTCACCAATATACATCACCTTGATAGAGTTGTGAATACTGTACCTTAGCGTCCCTTTGCCTCAAATTTGCTAAAAAATGCTGTACCCTAACATCCCTTTAGGAATTGCTTTTGTAAAATGGGGATCTTATGTTCTACTGTACCTTAACATCCCTTTATAAAATTCAACAATAAAGGTTTAAAATTAACACTACTGTACCCTAACGTACCTTTTACATGAGAAAAAAGTTGATTTGTTTAGCTACAAAACAAAAAACCCTTGTATATCAAGGGTTTTTAACGGAAGCAAAAATATTTTTATTAAAACGTTAAAATTTCTAATACTGTACCTTAACATCCCTTTGAAATGAGATTATTACAAATATAAATAACATTACTACTGTACCCTAACATCCCTTCGGAGAAATAGTAAGAATATAAGGTAAACTTATGTTCTACTGTACCCTAACATACCCTAAATTTATTTGTCTGAAGTATTTTTATGTTGATTGCTTAAGTTACCAGTTTCCAAGAAACTAAGCTGTTCAGTTTCTAAAGTTGTATTTTCTCTTCTGTTAATAATGTCCTGACTCCAATCAGAAAGAGTTATCACAAGACTGCTATATTTTTTTCCCTCTTTCTTAAAATAGAAATCTTGAATAACACCACTTTCTTTTAGTTCTTCACAGCCTCTTTCTACAGTCTTCCGATTGTGTTTGCTTTCATTTTCTAAGAAAAGAGACTCATACAATTCAGACAGGTCAAATACATACTCTTCATTTTGTTTAATGTAACTTTCCTTCCGATCCATATCAGCAATTCCAGCTAATAATAAATATATTCCTTGGGCAGTTGCTAATTCTAGCTCATTAAGTATAGCTAAACTAACTAATGAATAATAACCACTACGGATTGATGTATTAATGTGTTTTGAAAATTGAATTGAGTATTCTTTGGAGAGAACCTTGCCTTTTTTATCTTCTTCAACAACAAACTTATCAGCAATGATCAGCTTGAAGCGTTCAGTAGAATATCGAGTTCCTTTTTCATGATTGTATGCCTCATTAAAAACTACAGAAGTGTTTCGGAGTTTTTCTAATGATTCTCTGAGTAACGCATATTGCTTTCCACCAATACCTGATCCCATTTTATCTAACAGTTGATATTCGCTAAAGGATAGCCAATCTGAAAATTGCTGATCTTCCCATATAGAGAATAAAGAAAATAATACCTTAGCATCTACCATTGTTAGCATCATACCCATATCATTTTCATAGGTTAATTTTCTAATGCCTTGCTTATCCAGTGCTATATAGCCATCCTGTTTTGCTTTTTGTTTACGTGTCTTACTGCCTCCAGCAAAGTAAGGTGCGTGAGTCAATATGTTTGTATCCACTCTATTTGTTTTACGATTACGTGTTCTTCTTAATGCTTTAACTTCCTCAAGAATCTTTTTGCTTGTATCAAATACTAACGACCCTTGTGTTTTTTCTTCATTTGAAGTATTAGATTTAAACAAATTCAATTCTTCTTCAATTAAATAGCCAATAACATTATCAAAATCTTTCATTCTGTATTTGCGAACACTTTCTAATTCTTGAGCCACAGAACTGATTCCTTCTGCATAGCCATAAGGATTTTCTTGTATCAATGATTTCACTTTATCAGTAACGATGTTTGCTAGGTCTACAACCACTTTTTTCATTAACTTCACCGTCCCATTTTGTTAATACTAATTATACTATAGGAAGAAAAAATTTAAAAGGGTAAAAATAATAAAAACACCTCCAGTATTAAAGAGGTGTTTTGTTGATATTATATGTACTGGATAACGTGCTAAGTAAATCTTTTATATAGTACTGATAACGTGTACGTTTCTTAATTCCAAATAATTCGTATCCAATTTCCTTACAAATATCTAATGGAATACTAGACTTGTTAACTTTAGCTGTATAGTTATGTTCTAATCCGTTTTGTGCGACTAACATATATTCTACAAATCTATCTACAGGGATGAAAAATGTTGCGTTGTCATATGTTCTAAAATTCATTAAAAAGCCAGCAATTACACCTTTATATGTATGAGCCTTCTGTAAATTTTCTATTTGATGTTGTTTTATAATAGCTTCATCAAAGCTTACACTTTTTGACTGTGTACTTTTAAGTTCCATTGGAAAGAGTACTCCATCATAGAACATAAGATTATCGTATTCATTTCTACTTACTTTAATCTGGCCACGTAGCTTAAAGGGTATGTGTACATCCTTTATTCTCATAAACCATACATCTTGCTTGTTTGCGCTATTTTGAATGTCTTCTTGAAACCTTGCTCCGTGATTGATTTTAGCCATACTTACATATAGATCCCCTTTTCATATTAAATTTATTATCAATTAAATAATTTAATTAAGATGAACGTAATCACGATAACCAGTGTGATTGCTGTGGAGTGCTTAATTGGTTGTATTAAAATCATCTTTTTTTAATTGATATATCACTTATTTTCTTTAACGATAGAAATAGCCTCTTCTACTGTTAGCCTATGTACAAAGATAAGACGGTGAAACTGATCTAATGTTAAACCATTTGCTAATGCAATTTGATAATCGTGACGTGTGATATTCATTTTAACCCTTCTAAGAGCACATAGAGGCTAGCTGTACATAACATTACAAAAGCAACTGCAATGAGACGAATGACGTTTCCTGAATCAAGTTTATTATTGTTGTTATATATCCCTATTATATAAGCTAATATTAAAACCCCTAGTACTAAGAATTCCATTAACATCCCCCAAAAAACCTTTTTGTAATTATATTATCGTTTTATTGTATATTATTTAATTACTTTTATTGTGGATTCTAATGCTTCATCAAATCTAGACAATTCTTCACCTATATCATTAAATGCTTCATGTGTATTATGCTTATGTTGTTTCAACTCTTCACCAATCATGACTACGTTGCCACTAACAGCATCCAATTGATCTTGTAGTGAATTAATTAATGTGAGTAAGTTGCGGTTATTTTCCTTAACATATGTAATACCATTTACATTTACCCTATTATCAAACTCAAGAACATCAAACTTATCTTGCATTGTAACTGTGTAGAACTGTGTTTTATATGTATTTTTTTCATAATCGCATGAAACTACTGTGTCGTGCTCGCCAATTTGCTGACCAGTAACAGTATGAATATATAGAACATCACCGTTGATTGGCAGCCTGTCCACTTTATTATAAATGAAGTCTACATCTTCATTATGGTTAGTCACATATTCTTTATTTTTCATTATTTCTATCCCCTTTGAATTGACTCAATTTCTTATTGTGATTACACATTTCTTCCATGCAAAATGAACATACTTTAGCTTTAGTATTGGATTGGAAATATTGATCTGAATCAGTTAATGGAATATCGCATAAGGAACATTTATCTACCATTTCTGTTCTCCTTGTAATACGATAATGGCTAAGGCGTTAATGATATCATCATATATTGTTACTTTGGTAAGAAAATCTTTGGTGCTAATGTGGTCAGAGTCAATGAATACATCATCAAACTCCTTCCAATACATCAACACAAGTTTATTATTAGTTGTTAACTTATTTGGGTATCTATCAAGTAACGTGCGAACATTATTGATAATTGAGTTCATACTAGACTCCGTATTCCATATATCGTTGCACATCATCTACAATTCCATTTGTAGTCCATTCAGTTGTATTATATGTAAGTACAATTACATCATTGTTCATCGCATCAGACATTACACTATTATAATTGCTTACAATAGATTGAATTTTATCAGGTGTAACATAGTCATCCCCACGTACGTTAATACGATCAATAATTGTGTCTACGTCTGCTGTAAGATATAAAACAAGTGTCTTATTTTTAAATTTGTCTTCTATTTGCATACGTTGTTCATCTGTTAGGATAGCGTAATCATCATATAGTGTGGCGTAAACTCTATTAGAGTATATAGTACGGTCAATGATTACATTTGAAGCATTAGCTACTTTGTTGAAGTGTTTGAATAGTTGAGTGTTATCACATTCAGCATTCTCAAATGAAGATCCTTTCACAATAAGCATATTAAGTTTATCGCTAAGTTGTTTGGCCAAAGTAGTTTTCCCTGTTGCGTCACAGCCCTCAATTGCTATTACATTAACATTAGTCATATATACATCTCCTTTAGTTTAGTGTTTAAGTGAGTATTTTCTAAAAGAATAATCATATCTGTGTTTATCATCTTTCATGTGACGCTGTTCCCATTGTAGCATCCAACGAGAATCTTGAAGGAACTGTGGGAAATGCGTATCAACATTTTCAAACTTGTGATGTATGACTGTCAGATAGATGTAATCGGCTATTGGGAGGAATTGACGATAAAGCTCCCCACCGCCTATCACGAATACTTCTGTATCCTTGTCACAGTAGCTATAATACTCGTGTTGAATATCGCTCATTGAATTGTATACAAACACAGACGGATGAGCTTTGTAATTCTCTTGTGTCGTAAGTAGCATGTTCGTTCTATTTGGCAAAGGCTTATTGTTGTAAGCCATGATTGATTCATATGTATTGCGCCCTTGAATGCAAATATTACCCTTAGTTAGTCGCTTAAAGTGAGCCAAGTCTTTAGGTAGATGAGTAAGAAGTTTATTTTCATGACCAAGCCCTAAGTTTTCATCTACACATGCGATTAATGAGATACTTATGTTGAACAATCCTTTCCCTATATACTCACCCTCATTGAAATTTTAGGATGAGATTGATAGTTTTCTAGAATTACATCTTGATCTGCGAATGAGTAAAAATCTGTAACCTTCTTATTTAATTTAACAGTTGGTGCTTTATAAGGCTCCCTATTTAAGATAGTACTAATTGGTTCAAGATGATGCTCGTATAAGTGGGCATTCGTAATAGCAAAAATCATCTTGCCTGCTTTAAGATTACTAACCTGTGCCAACATAAGGTTTAACACAGCCATTTGAGCCACATTAAAAGGTAAACCTAATGCTACATCAGAGCTACGAATTGTTACATGAGTGTTTAGAAAACCGTTATTAACATCCCATATTGAATTAAACATACACGGTGTAAGTTGCATTTTATGTAAGTCAGCATTCTGCCACAAATTAATCATCATGCGTCTTGATTGATTTTTGTTCTTCAAATCATAGATGAGATTGTCCATTTGATTGTGTTTCTTTATTTGAGCACCATATGCCTCACCTATAGTATTATTCTCGTCTACCCATTCATTCCAAATACGGACGTTTCTATTTTGAAGCCAAGTAACATCGTTTGATTGTTGTTGGTAAATCCACAACATTTCTTTAACAAGTGTTCTAATTGGTGTATGTTTTACAGTTAGCAAGGGAAATTCTTTTTGTAAGTCTACGTACAAAACTTCACCGAATACCTTTTTTGTGCGATCTACTGTCCTGTTTGAAGCTAGAAAGCCATTATTCAATATGTTTTTGACAAGTCTTTGATACTGCTTATCAAAGCTACTCATACAGCAATTTCTCCTTTAAGCATAAATCTTATTTCTTTTACGATTTGTCCAATTCTTTGTCGAGTAAGCCCAAGAATATCCGCGATTTCTGTATCTAAATATTTATCTATTTTTAAATTAACTACTTTCTTTTGAGTTTCATTTAAACCTTTTATGTAATCATTATGTTTCAAATCCTCAATTAAACTATCAACTACATATGTATTATTATCTGGTATTACATCATGTAGGCTAGTTTCACCACCATCTTTACCTTCATAAGGTTCGTCCAAGCTAGAAAGTCCAATACGTTCTTCTTCACTTACTTTTTTAGTATATGTAATGATTCCACACCCTGAATTAATTAAGTCCATTATGCGCCATCTAACAGCTTTTATAGCATATGTAGAAAATTTATACTTGTGAGTTGAAGAATAGCTATGGCAAGCTTTCCAGAATGTTTCATTACCATATTGTACGAAATCTTCATATTCCATGCCATGTTTTTTTGCTAATGCATATGGATCACTACCTAATGTGCGTAGTGCTTTATGCACTAAACGTTTATGCTTAGGGTCGTAAAAGTGTTGCTCAGGTGTGTAGTTGTAATTGTAAGGTAAGGTTAATTCTGACGAATGATAAACATTTTCTTCTGAATTCATAAAATAATATTCTCCTTTAATTTAAAAATACAGAGGAAGATAACTGAATATCAACCTCTGTATATAATATTATATTAACTATTTTCTTTTGTCAATCTCTTTTGTGCAAAATACTTTTGTTTTTCTAACTCTTTTTCAATAAGTTTTTCAGGCGCGAATTTTTCTTCCCAATGAGGTGGTTTCATAATCTTATTGTCTGATTCGCGGAATCGAGGTACTCCATCGTCCCAAATTTTGCCCATATTTGCTCGCTGCACAATATCAAACAAAGGTTGTGGATCAACACCCATTTCAACAAAATCACCATAGATAAAGTACAATTGGTCAATAAGAGCATCGACTTTATCTACTAGAGTCGTAGCATCTTTTTGTTCTTGGATTTCTTCTTCTTTCCATGCTAGACGTTTAGCTTCGCGTTCAGGATTAAGCATTTGAGGAACATCGCCTACTGGGTGACCGAACACCTTTTGAAATTCTCTAACTTGTTGGTATGGTGTCTTGCGGTATCTAGGTTTGTTCGATTTGCGCTTAGAACGATCAACAACCAATTGAGATACAAGTACGTCATAGTTCTTAGTCGATACAACACCTGTATTTTTATCATGATCAACAAGCACAGAGACCTTAGCTGTTTCAGAGTTAATGTAAGTTAGGAAGCGTACCTTTTTATTAGCAATTGTATCAAATACAGATTGACCAGTACGGAACTTACGTGTGGATTTAAGTTGTTTTTCTTCATTTAAATTTTTCATGTGTTTGTGTTTCTCCCTTGTATTCATTTTTTAGAGTAAGCTAAGAATTTCTGTTAATTCATCAGGCTTATAACCAACAGTTCGTTTTAATTCTGTAGAGGAATCGCTCTTAACTTCTACTAGCACAACAGTGGGTACAGTACTAATATCGAATGCACTTGCAATTTCAGGCTGTTCGAACACGTCAATGTTTTTATATTCTACATTGTTGTCATTAAGGAAGTTATCTACCATTTTACATGGTGCACATCCATCTTTATAAAACTTGATTATTTCACTCATAACTTATATTCCTCCAGTAGTTGTTTGAATTGAATTTTACTTTTCTCTTGCGGATATCCTTCATACTTAAATGTAAATAACACATTGTTCTTTTTACTCAACATTTCATTCAACAAGTCTACTGCACCACAGAAGTAAACAAACTCTTGCCTTCCACTTCCATAAATTGCAATATTCTTATCTTTGAGTTGATCCAAACTATCTCTAATTTCAAAGAATGGCTTTGGGGGAAGACCCCTTCCCCAAGTAGATGTGCCAATTATGATTGTGTTATATTCATCTAATTTAATATCTTTATTGTATTTAATATCTTTAATGTCGTATGTATTTGGATTAAAGTATTCTAACAGTGCCTTTGTATTACCTGTCATTGAATAATACAAAACAAGCTTCTTACAAGTCAAAATCCTCGCCACTTTCATGGGCATAGTTTATGGCATTACCTTGAAGGAAATCTGTACGTGTTACAATTTCGTCTTCATTCCCTCTGCGTTTCTTACTCCCATATGTAACAATCCATTTAGATTTTAATTCAAGATTCTCTTCAAATGGTTCTTCCAATCCTGCATTCCGACAGAGAAGATTAGCTAGATATTCTACATAGTCATGATATTCCTTAATGGACATCGTGTCGATATCTTTAAAGATATGAGCCGACCATTCTTTTTCAAGCTTAACTGCTTCTTTAATATAATTTATGGCATATTCAAAGTTATCTTTTGTGTTAAGTTGAGGTTCTTCCTTCATAAGAATTTGAACCAGCATACCATAGAATGTTGAATGCATATTCTCGTCTTCTCTAATCATGCTGATAATGGAGTTAGAGCCAATCATCTTGTTATCTCTAGCCAAAGAATGGAAGTAAACAAATCCACCTGAGAAGTAAATGGCTTCTAAAACCATGTTTGCAACAAGACCTTTGAAAATAAGTTGTAAGAGGTCTTCAGAAAGTGTTTCTTCATTGTTTAGTAAGTGAAGCTTAGCTGAATCTACCATGTCTTGAATAGGTTTGATAACATGCTTGTTTCTCTTCACAAGTTCAGGAATCTCACGAGTTTCTTTAAACGCTTGTTTCTTTTCTTGGTCATTAAGTACCGTTGATGTTAGGTACTGGTAACTTCTATTGTGTAACTGTTCAAAGGACGCAATCATTGATATCACTGAACGAACAGAGGAATCGGTGCATAGATAACCAAGAATGAAGTTGAAGTCAGTTGCTATAGAATCCAACCAATTTAACTTACCCGAAATAATATTGTACACATTTCTTTCTGAAGGATTAAGTTTGTTTCTGTATTCTTCAATATCCTTTGCAAGTTTTACTTCATCTTCAATCCAATATTCCGCAAACAATGCCTTGTTCATGTCTAGCATTTGAGGATATTTAACATCATCCCAATCTCGTATCCCACTAGATCTACCACCAAATACTTTCGTTGCTTTATTATTAGCGTCACCATCATAGACTCTGAAATTAGACAAAGACATTCTCCTTTATTATGCTTCACACATTACACAGTCTTCTCCACGTTCGAAGTCTTCTGTGTACGTATAATAAATTGTTTTAAGTTGTTTTTTCCATGCACCAATATCAAGTCGCAACAGTTCTGAACCTTTAATTGTCTTAGGAACATGCATGTTATGGCTAATGCCTTGATCAACATATTTTTGTGCAGCAGAGATAACGTTAACAGCCCACATTTCATCCATTTCAAATCCAGACTTATAGAACCATTTAGTCTGATTGTTATAGTTTGAAGGGACAACGATAACGTTAAGTCCAGACTTTTCTTCTTTATAAATAACAGAGTATGGAGGATCAATTGAAGGTGATGAATTCATAATTAAACTATTACTTGACGTTGGTGCGATGGCTCCTAAATATCCATTCCTCATACCTTGCCGAGCAAGATTTTTTACTTCATTCCATTCGTCAGAAACAAACCCTCGTTTATCAAAGAAATCTCCTGTTTCCCAATCAGATCCTTCATACAAAGGATAAGATCCTTTTTCTTGAGCCAATTTGGCAGATGCCTTAATTTGTGCTTTAAGAATGCTCTTAAACACTTCAGCTGTAAATTCAGATGCTTCAGGAGATTCCCATTTAATGCCCTTTGATGTCATCAATGTTACTAATCCCATAGAGCCTGATCCTACAGCACGATACAAGCTATTGGTATGCGTGGCTTGTGGTACGACTGTCCTATTTAATGAAATAACATTGTCCAACATACGGAATTGAATGTCTACCACTCTCTGTAAATCAACATCTTGTTCTTTATCAAACACATTATTAAGCACTAAAGAAGATAAATTACATGTAACAAGCCCTTCGCCCATTACTTTAGTTACTACCATTCCAGTTTCATCTAAGTCTTCTGAGATGTGTTTATCGACTTCCATGTTCTGAATAATTTCTGAGCACAAATTACTACCAAATGGCATTCCAGTATGTCCATTAGGATTCATTCTGGCAGAAGTATCATGGAAGTATAGATAAGGAGTTCCTCCAGTTTTTCTTGAAGTGAAGATTGATTTATAAATATCAGTTGTTTTAACAACTTTTTTCAATTCAAAGGACATATCTTGTTCTGCTTTACGATACCAAAATGTAAACGCATGGTCTTCTTCATTCGGTTCTTCATTTGAAAGCAGTTTCTTCTTATCATAAAGACGGTTAAGATCGACGCTCATTTTCTTTTTAAACTCATAAGGATCAAACACAGTCCAATTTTGCTTGTCTTCTAAACGCCTCATAAACTCATCGGGAAGTGTGACTGCTGTTTTAATTGAGTGTGCTCGTGTTTCTTGTGAACCTGTTTTAAGCCGCAAATCAAGAAAGTCAAAAATGTCATAGTGCCATACAGGTAAATAAACGCTAATTCCAGCTACTCTGCTACCAAGCTGGTTTACATACTCTGCAAGTACACTTAGCAACCTAGATGGGTGTAAGATACCTGTAGCTCGTCCCTTATAACCTCTAATCCATGAACCACTTGCTCTTAAGAATCCACCATACAAGCCAATCCCCGCACCGTTTTGGCTAAAGAGAGCAACTTGTTTCATAGTATCCATGATACTGATTAAATTGTCATCAGGAGTTACAATATGACATGAAGACAGTGTTCCATGCGGTGCACCAGATGAAAGGAGTGTTGGTGTTGCTAGACCTACATAATGGTTAGACAGTGCCCAATAAGCTTCTTTAACCATATCTAGGCGTTTCGATTTCTTCTCATCTTTCATCAAATACAAAGCACAAGTGAGGAAACGTTCTTGCATCAATTCTAGAATTTCTTTGTTATAACCTTTTTTTAGATACGTATTGTTAAGCATATATAGTCCTGCATAGCTAAATTTTTTGTCTTTAGTTTTATCTATAAACTTCCCTGCTTTTTTTAGCTCAGATTCACTATACTGTTTAACAAGACTTTCATCGTAAATCCCTTGTTCAATCATTTGTACAACAAAGGAATAATAGTCGCCATACCCTTGTTTATAATCAAAGCCGCGATTCTTAGATGCTTGCTTATAGATATGTCGCCTTAATGCAGATGCACTAAGGTAAGTGAAATGTGGATTCTTGGCTGAAATATTGTCATTAGAATATCTGACAATAAGATCAAGTAGCTTTGTTGCATCAATTTTTTCTCTCGTCTTCACATACTCCACTACGTTATCTCTAATTGATTTGAGGATTTCTGTATCGTATTCTTGTCCTGAGTCTTGAACAATCCAATCAAAAAACTTATCGAATCGTTCCTCGCTAAATTCTGTTTCTTGTACGTAACTTCCACGATCTTTTGTAATAATTGTCATCTGTATATATCCTCTCCCTATTCTTCTTCCATCCCATTCGCCCACCCACACCCTTAATTTCATCTAAGCTTACTGCCCGTCACCACTCCAACCATTGTTTTCCCCGTTTATGTAACTTCGATCTTCTTCGTCATCAGGTAACCATTCAGTCATACTTCCATATAATTCTTCTACGTTGGCTATATAAGCAATTTTTTTGTTATGTTCTTCAGCAGACTTTTTAGCTTTTGAACTGAATTCTATAAATTCTTCAATTTCCAATTCCTCACCTCGTATCTATATACTTATATTTTAATTATTATTTATCTTTACATGTGTGATTAATTGCTCCTCAATAATGGATTCTATATCTGAAATACTAAGCATTCTACGCAATCTATTATCTCTGTTTGCACCATCAGCATTAAATAAAACATCATCAATTAATTTTACTGTATCCAATATTCACACCACAATTACGAACAAATGTTCGCTATATTATTTATAATAGAACATTTATCATTTAATGTAAACATTTATTATTTATTTTCTATCAATTCAAAGATATTCTCGCTTTAGGCTTTTCCATTCATCTAGTTTCATATCAGGCAATGCTGGATAATCACTCAAATCTATATTTAATGCCTTGAAAATGGATTCTAAGGTTATATTACGCTTACCCTTATGTTCATTTCTAATGTGTTGTACCTGCTTTTCAAAACTATCTATACATGCTTTATGACCACGTATCTCTGAACGTTTCTTATCGTCTTTTAATGCTAAAACCCACCTATCATATATTTCGTTTACTGCATTATGGCAAACTTGGCACACATAGAACATTAGACTTTTTCACTTTTAATGTCATGAATTAAATCATCAATATGTTTTAGTTGTGTCGCTGAAGCAACAATTTTAATTGTGTCAACTTTTTCGATAGCAATAGAACGATATTTGCCTAGTAGATTAAAAAGTTCTAATGATGTTGTATTATCCTTCAGCAATCCAGTTCTATCTTTTTCAACATCATATATATTATGGACTTGCTCAATTACATAGATAGCCACATTCTCTTTTACAATTCCTTTATCTGTTATGGATACTTCAATTGTTTCCATTATGACTCATCTCCTTTTAATAGTGGGTTTTAAAGACTAAGTGCCAACTTACAGGCTTTTTTATATCCAAAATCAAATTTCTTTTTTTTCTTCTGTATTTCCTTACTTGTTTTCTTTCCATGTAGCACAGTAACTATAGTGAAGTTGTCTCGTTTACTTTCATTAACGATTAATACTACTGCACCACAGTGGACTTTATAGGTATTAGGTGACTGGTAGTGAAATGCTCCTGTTAGCAATGCATCTACTACATTATGCTTGTTAATTTGTCTTAGTTTCATGCGCTCGAAGGCATGTTTTGTATATGAAATTTTCATGATAATTCAACTATTACTCTCCCTCTATATTCATATAAATTTGTCATAGTCAACTCTATATACCCTGTAATACAACCTATGTTGCATATCACACACATCAATTGTTATCTTACTTCCCAAATCGTTAAGCTTATAGTTAAAAAACACTAAAGCTTCATCAGCTTCACCTGCCAATTCCTTTATACAGGCATATTTAGCTTTATTAACACTGATATTCTTATCATTCAATGGGAGAAACCCACTAGCGTCCAATGCCCAATCCTTAATTAGTTTTTCAATATGAACGCTAGATAGCTTGTCTTGACGATAAATAATATGATAATCTTTGATGTATTTCGTTGGTCGCATATCCAGATACTCAAAAACTTTGAGTTGCAATAAGTGTCCTTCATCAAATTTCTCTGGTAAATCAATGAATAGGTTAAGTTTTTTGGTCATATATTTCATACTTCCTATTAAGATCTTTATTGGCTTTCGAAACCTCTTTAATTTGCTGTTCTAATAATCTTTTTTGTTCTTTTAGACTCTGTAGCTTACGCATATTGTCTAGTTTTTCTGCAATGGATTGAATTAGATTCATACCTATTTCATCCGTATGAATCTTGACTGCATATAAATTCTTAAAGCCATTTTCTAACTTATCAATAATGAATTCACTTGGAACTTCTTCTTCAGGAATAATATACTCAATCTGCCCAGTGAAAATATCAGCTAATATAGTGGGTTCAGGTAGGTTGTCTGTATCAACATGGTAATAATCACGTGTCTTCCCTGTGTGTTTTATTGTGCCATTTTCGTGATGTTCTAGAGGATATGTCTTATACTCACCTGTTGTTTCTCTTATCTTTACATGTGTAGCTAGTTTAATATCTTCTACTGTATAGCTCATCATTCTTCATCCTCAAATCTAAAAATCTTCTTCCAGATTGGATGTTGTTCCTTCATACTTGTAGCTTCACCAAAATATTGTAAAACAGTAGTTTTATCACTGATTGATAAATACAAATCCCCTGTTGATTCATTTATTTTAGAAGTTTGTTTAGGATTCATGTGTTCTGAGCCACTGAGCCACTCAATATAGAAAGTGTCTACCGTTTTGTCTTCGTACCATAGGATGACTTGAGTAATGTCATTAGACTCTAGAATGCGTTGGAATGGCAATTTTTCTTCATTGGTTTCATATGTATAAGAATTCTTTGTATTAGCAATAGAACGAATCTGCATGTGCACTTCTTGGGCTGTATAAGTATCTTGAATATTATCCATTGTGAAACGTTTAATCTTACGTCCAAGTTTACTTACTTCAAACATACCAATATCATCTTGCAAGAATATAATTGATTCAGCATTTTCAAGAACTAACTCAACAGTCATAATTGTTTTAGGTTTCATTACTTATCTCCTTTTGTTAACTCTTTGAATCGTTTATAGCTACAATCTCTAAACAGTTTAATATCCTTAGCTCCATATAAGAATCGTTGTATCTCATTAAACTTCATAGTTTCATTTATATATTTTATATACTTAATTAATCTCATTGTACGTATATTCCAAGCTCATTTATTTTATCCATTACCTCTGACCAATCTTTTACTCGTGGGGTATTCTCGTCTACTTGCCTATTCCAAGCATAATCAAAGACAATTACTCGATCCCATTGATTGAAGTTATAGACGTTCTCTGGTGCATCGTCAATTAGAACATCAATATTAATCATTTCTTTTCGAGAAGTGACAATGATATTTCGTTTAGGGATATGTGGGAAATGTTCTGCCAGCCACTCCATTTTAATCTTCATATTCTCAGGATAAGTTGCTGTAATGATGAATAGCTCGTGATCCTGTCCAAGCTGTTCTGTAACTTTAATTGAATCAGGAAGTGGTACAAGTCGTTCCATTAACTCATCATTGAAGTATTTGAAAATATTAGTTGTAATACCTTCATTAGAGGTCATGTTATAGTCTGTGACATCCTCTAGAGCTATATTAGAGCCTTCATTTAGGTTATATGTATTAATCCATTCCCTTGTAAGGTTGTTAAGTACATTATCTAAGTCAATTCCAATTTTCATTTAATTTCTCCTTAGTAATTGATACTTGCTGATGGAATGAGTCCATCAACAAGTATTTAGCTCAATAAATTTTTACGTTCTTTGTTTGTCGTCCAAAGGATTGTGCTTGACTAAGACTGTTCATATATACATCTAAACGTCCTTCACCAATTGCGCCTCCGCGATCAAAACATGTTCTTGTTCCAATGCCTTCAATATGTATCTGAGTTCCGAATGGCATACTGCGTGGACAAGCTAAAGTCACGCCTTCTTGAACCCTTTTGCCACTTGCTGTTAGACCATAATTCGGATGTGATAAACTCTTACCTGTGCTTTCTACTCCTGCCGTGTATGCGGTCACTACCATAGTGCGACCACTTCCACCACTGTTAGATTTGCTCACACTAGTACTTGTACTTACGTTGTTTTTATTGTTACTTACAGTTGTATTTGACGTTTGAATCTTAGGCGTATACGTATTCTTCCGAGCTATTTGTTTCACTTTTTGATTCTTGTTGTATAACTCATTATTCAGCTTACGTAACTCTTTAATTTTCTTGTCACGATGCTTAACCATTTCTCTGTATTCATTTTTTATTAACTTATCTCTTTTGATTTCTGCTTGTTGCTTCTCCAATGAATTATTCAATGCTACAACTTGATCTTCAATCTCACTCATCTTCTTCTTTTGGTTAACTACATCACTCTCCAGTGTAGCTTTCGTCTTTCTTAGTTCTTCGTTTTCTTGTGATAGACTATGTAGATTAACTCCTGCAATGATACCTAGTACCACAACGACAACTGAAACTGCCGAAATGATTGCTTTAATTTTCTTTGATAATTTAATAAATAACGAAACCCTTTCTTCTTCTCAACAATAAATTACTTGCTGCTTATTTGTGACAGTGACGGACGACTATGGGATGGACAGATTAGACAAAGAAAGCAACCACCACCTTTCGCCATAAATTATATTAATTATTATCTTTTTGTTTATATCTATATATTAGATTTATGCAACGGATATGTAAAGATATTTATAGAAATATATAACTTAATTTATATTTCTGCTCGTTCAGTTATAAGGCTAAGTTCTCCATTGTCTAATACGTTGTCAATCAAAGCAATTGTAGTATTATATACGGAATTTTTGTAACGTTTAGGTATAAATTGATTGCCACGTCTATAACCTGTAAGAATTACAAGGTTGCCACGTACAAACCAGCCTTTTTCAATTACTTGCTTCTTCCCATCTGAGCCTTTTACTGATAATTGTCTGTCCAAGCTACTGTATTGATTACCATAAAATTTGCATGTGACAACTCCATCTGTAGTCAATATTGTAACAGTATGTTTATTTTTATCCTTGTCCAATACAGTTCCAGCAATGCGACAAATATCAAACTCCTTCATTTTACGATTGCCCCATTCGTATTCATTAACTACTAGAGGATTTTCAGGAAGTGAGTAGAAGTCTTTGATACCATATTTAACTTTATCTACATTAGCTAATTCATGCGGTGAATTATAATAGGATAAACTCGACATTTCCCAAGCAGAAACATTATCAATACCTTTAGTTGTATCAATCCAATGTTGTTCTCTAAGTTTATTGTTATATATGTGTAGAGTTGAATCTTCTTTTAACCACTCCTTAATAACTTCCATTTTCTTGTCGTATTCTTTATCAAACAATGCTTCAAGAATAATAGGTTGCCCATCACGATAATCTACAATAGAATCCTCTGAGAAATGTTCAATTAGAAATTCAGTTGATACATTATCTAAAAGGAATAGTCGGTTTTTAGTTTTGCGATCATTCAATTTGCCAATTGAACGGGAATAAATATGTTCTTTAAATTTATAATATCTAATATGTAGGGCATATTTATTTGGAATAAGATTCAGATTGATTAAATTCTTTAGGTTAGCAGTAGAAAGTTTCTTATTTGGTGAAAATGTGAGATTAACATATTTCTGCATAGTTGTCGTACGGTCATCAAATTCGTCAAAGCAGCCAGCTTTAATTAGCTGTACCATATGTGAATTGGTAACTAGTTTGGTAGTATATAGACGTGAATAAAAGTCCTCAAATGATGTGTACGGCCTGTTTTGGATTATAGTATCAACAACGGAGTCTCCGACACCAATTAAACCGCGTAAACCAAATATAATTTTATTGTTTTCAACATCTGGAGTGAAGCTGTACTCTGCTTTATTGATGTCAGGCAAAGAAACTGTAACTCCCGATTGCTGTATTTCAGAAATAGCTGAAGCCACCTTCCCGTAAGCTCCTGTGGATGATTTAGTATCTTCATCAACTTCTAGGCTACCAGAGTTAACTGACAAACATGCAGTCTGCCAATAGATAGGATTATAGTTATAGTTAAGAGTAAGTTCTTGTAAAGCAATTATCGAATATGAAATGGTGTGACAGATACTAAACGCATAACCAAGCATTCTTTTGATTTGAACATCCCAAACATACGAAAGAATTTCTTTTCTATTTCCTAGAGAGAGCCCTTTAGAATAAAATTCATTTTCCATTACTTCTAAGAGTTTTTCATCTCGCTTAGCGATTAATTTCCGCAATTTATTGGACTCAATTATATCAAAACCAGCTATCCGATTATCCATAGCAAGTCGCATAACAACTTCCTGTGTATCGGAAATTCCTGAAAGTGGTAATAAGTATTCTTCCATGACTAAAATTTCATTTTCATTTAATCCATGCCTCTTCATTTCTTCATACCACAAGCTAATATCATTTTTATATCTTACGAATGTGTCTATTGGTTGTTCTCCACCTGAATCAGACATTAAGCGCATAAGACTGTTAGCTGCTGCTGTCTCAATTAGATTAGTAGGCTTTGTTTTTGTCGCTGCTTGGATACCCTGTTCCGTGCTGAACTGAAAAAGTGAAGCTACTTCGCCACTACCGAGCATTTTGTAAAGCTCAGGATTTTCCATATCAATGTTATCTGGATGTAGGTAATAATCATAAGTTGCTTTCAAAGAACCTTTCCATTCAATTTCACCATGTTTTAGTAACAAATCGAAAGTAGCTCTTATTCGATCTGCTCCCTCAATTGTTAAGAGATCATATTTTATATTTCCTACACTTTGGCAGTCATCTAATGAAAATTGAGTAATAGGTGTACCATTCGGTGCTTTCATCATAGCATTAGACTTTACATAGTTTTCAGGGAAAAGAATAATTCCACCTGCATGGATGCTTCGTTTATCAATCTTACCCTCAACTTTTTCAATCATGGACTGTAGCTTAGGATATTTATCTATTTCATTTATGAATTCCTTAACTGGCTTTCTATTTTTTTCTGTATTCCCATACAGACAATCTTTAATGCTCCAGTTTTGTCCACGTTCAAATGGGATTAAGCCACTAAGATGAAGACCAATATCACTATCTAACCCAAGCCCCCTGCAAGCTGTTAGGATGGCAGAACGTGAGCCTTGTGTGCCAAACGTAGCAACCTGTAGAATTCTTTCTTCGCCAAACTTTCTTTTTAGTGATTTAAGTATTCTTTGTCTTTTGTTCGATTCAGTATCAATGTCAATATCTAATGCACCAATATCAGGGCGACTATGGTGCAAGTGTCGCCAATGTGGAATTTCTACACCATACTCCAAAGGATTAATCTGAGTTATGTCCCATAAAAAATTCAAAATAAATCCTGAAGAACTTCCTCTACCTGCTGGAACGATACTATTCCCACAGTCATCTTTCCAAATTATGGATATTAATTGCCTGACTGAAATGTAGTAGTCAGTCATCCGTTGATTAAGCTCTTCGCTAAGTTGCCAAAGCTCACCTAATTCAACATTAATTCGAGCAAGAATTTGATGGAATTTTTCATGTGTTAATTCTGGCTTCATTAATTTGTCCCGAAAACCTTTTTCAATGAGATACATAGCGTACCTATCTTGCTTATATTTACTATTAGCCGTTTTCTCAATGTATTCATATTTCTCGTAAGCAGGTTTGAATAGATGTTCTATTTCGAATTCAGGAAGTTCAATCTTTGGAATAATAGTTGGCTGCTCAATAGTGTAATCTTCGCACATCTTGCCAATAAGCAGCGTGTTTTCAATAGCTTCCATGATAATTTCTTTAGGTAGATAATTCATGCGTTCATAAATTTCTTCTTCCTTTTGAATAAAGCAAGCTTCCTGACACTCCACACGACTAAAGTCGTGGGGTTCTTAGGTAATAGCACCTAACGGCACTAAATTTACTAAGCTATCCCCGAAAGTCCTTCGGTTTTAATATTTATACTTGCATTAATATCTCTATCATGAACTATGCCACAATTTGAACAAATCCATTCACGAATGTCTAATGCTTTCTTGCCATCAATCTGGCCACATGAAGAACATTTTTGTGAACTAGGGAAGAATCTATCTACCTTAATTAAGGTGCGACCTTTCCAGTCTGACTTGTATTGTAATTGTCTAACAAATTCACTCCAAGATACATCAGAAATTGATTTCGATAGTGTACAATTTTTAACCATTTCTTTTACAATCAAATCTTCAATACAAATGACTTGGTTCTCGTCAGTTATTTTTGAAGATAGTTGGTGTAAAAAGTTGTTTCTTTGGTTAGCAATCTGTTCATGTATACGAGCAACTTTAACTCTTTGTTTTTGGTAGTTTTTACAATCATCTAGCTTACGATTATGTTTTTTAGCTACTTCTAAACGTTTAGATAGTTTACGTTGTTCAATTACCAAACGTTTTTCAAGAGAACGATAGAATTTTTTATTATCAATCTTTTCTCCTGTGGAAGTTATACAGAAATGAGTTAGCCCTAAATCTAATCCGATTGTATTTTCAACTTTTTCTTTTGTTAAATTCTCTGTGTCTACTAACAAAGTAGCGAAATATTTTCTGGATTTCGTTTGACTGATTGTTACATTCATCAATTTACCATTGAAGCGTAATGTTTCAGCCATTTTTATCCAACCTACTTTTGAAACATAACAATACCTACCATTTACCTTCATCCCCACAGCTGTTCTATATGCTTTTTTCGAGTGTTTTTTACTCTTAAACTTAGGGAATCCGAATCCAGATGTGAACGTATTTTTATATGCTTTTCTCAAATCCATTGTAATTTGACTTAATGGTTGAGCTTCCACTTCTTTTAGCCAAGAATAAGTTTCTTGTTTCTTTAAAGCTGCATATGTCGTTTTATCTTCTTGATAGTTTTTGTTTTCTTGTTTGTTTTTGTAGTTTGTCATTCGTTGATCCAATAGAAAATTCCAGTAGAATCTTACACATCCAAATGTTTTTTGAATTTGAATTTGCTGTCTTGTATTCGGATAAATTCTGATTTTATGAGCTTTCTTCATTTCTGTCACCTCCTTAACGTAATCAATATCTTGTTCTTTGATTCTCAACATATCGCTTGATGGTTTCACTAGATACATTTCCAGCAGTTGAAACAAAGAATGATCGCGTCCAAACACTAGGCATTTTACTTAGATGTTCAAATTCTTGTCTTAATTCTCGTGAAGATATACCTTTTATCGTCTTCATTATGTCAGAGGGCGAAAATGTAGGTTGCACATTCACAAAAAGATGACAGTGATCTTTATCTGTTTCTATTGCTAGGATTGTCCACTCGTTATCAGAACATATTTCTGAAACAATGGCTTTAAATCTAGTATCAACTTCGGAATTCTCAAATATTTTCCGACGATATCTTGGGCAAAAAACAAAGTGGTAATTGATTAACGATACAGTTGTTTTTGAATATCTGTATTCGTTACTCATATACTTATTGTACATCAAGTTGTGTATGAAATCAATACTTTGATACACAAATATTAAAACTTTTTAGACTTTATCATGTAGAGTATGTTCACATAAGTTCGCTAATCCCTATGCAGTTCTCTTATGAACTTCTTGTGCTTTCGCACAAGCACAGACTATATCTTATCCGTTGGCCTTACCCAGTACGGCGAAACCACTTCCACACGCTTGTGTGTACTTCCTTCACGAGGAATAGTCGTTGAACCTTCCTATTTCTAGGCTTGGCTGCTGATTTTCGATTGTTCAACACGTAGGATTTAACCTTATGTCATCTAACTAATTTTTTCTGCTTTCGCAACATTCACACTTGGGTTTAAATATCCCTATGTTGTAGTTTAGCTAGCTTTACGAGTTTCCAGCAATTCAGTTTCTTAGTTGGACTATATGAGTAATTACATAGTCGCTAAATGCAAGTTTCCCTACATTCTTACAGTCTATTTATGGGCTAACATCCCACCATAAAAATAGTGGGTTTTCTCGCTCACAAAACCTATAAAATTGCGCTACCTCTCTCTCGCCTTGCTTGGCATTAAGAAAAGCTTCATGGATGTCTCTGTCTTCTGGTCGTCCATAGTGAGCATCTGTTGTTACTATTCGTTTTAGTCCATAATGGTCAGCAATATCAACAAGCTTCTTATTACAGTAAACTTGCTCTTCGCTTAATGCAGGTTGCAACTCAATAAAGAAGTGATCTTGACCAAATATATCAATGCACCATAGAATGAATTTATGTAATTCTTGTTTATGGTAATTAGCTTTAGGGTGGTTACTGGTTTTTTCTGCTTCTTTTATTGCTAACAAGTGAATATTGACTGCACTTCCTAAGCAAGCAGACGAGGCAATAAGATGTCCTTTGTTTGGTTTAACTACTTCCTCTAAGTCTGAATAAAGTGTAGGGACTCTTTCCATAAGACCTGTGTAAAAACTTCTTGACCATGCACGACTACTCAAAGTTCGTAACTGTTCGTGTCCGATTAGGTCTTTGCTTAAAACTAAGAAGTGGGGAAACTTAGTCTCTCCTGATTTATAATTATCTTTTACTGATTCTAAATCGGGGCATAAGTATAGCTCGTTTCCAAGAATAAGAGTGAAATCTTCGGGGATTATTTTCTTTTTCTTCAGTTCTCTTACCGTCCTTAAAGCTTTCGGATGAGAGCTAACGCTTTCGTGCTCCGTAATCGCCACGCCTTTCATGCCCATTTCATGTGATGTTATAATTAATTCTTCTACAGATTGCAAAGCATCTAAAAGTCTGATGTTAGAATAGTCAGTATGACAATGGCAATTTATCATAATATAAATCCTCCTACCTAATTTTTAAATCCTCACGACTGATATTTGCACATTCCTCATTAACACATACTTTGATTGATTCTTCCCTTTGATGAATACTTACTACATCCTTACGTGGGTCAAACATAATAGACCCATACTCTTTTGTGAATATATCAGTACCCGAAATCCTCATTAATGACATTGTTAATTTTGCCTCCCAATAAAATCAAAGTTAAATTATAATATTTATCTTTTAATGTGCCATTACAAAGGTAACATTCATCTTTGTAAGGTGCTACAATAGCTCCTGTAAACCTATAACCAAAAGTGTATCCATAGTTTAATTGCCTTCAAGAAAAATCTTATGTTTTAAAGTCAATATAGGTTGGTTTATAAATCCTAGTCAACATTGCTTCTATTGTTCGCCTGTCAAAGACGTTTTCAATTTTTATCCATCTTACTGTTAACGGCTTTCTATATCGACTAAAGAATTGATGTAACTTATGGTTTGTTTTCCAAGAAGCATTATAATGATCCTTAAATCTGCTACCTAAAACTTTAGATTCCCCAATATATAAACAAGTTTCATTATCAAAATAAACGTATACTCCACCATCAGTATCTTTGCCTTGTTGCCTCATTATCATAGTGTGAGGATGATTTTTCACATTAGGCTGCATAGGTATTTGATGTTCAGATATAAATACATTCCAGTTTTCCATTGGAAGTACGTCTTGCTTCTGTAAGAATTCTCTGTATGCTTCAATCAATACTCTCACGTCCAGTTAATTGAATTTATTTATCAATAAGCACTTCACTTCCAATTATCTTACAGTCCAACTATAATATTATTAACTTTTATTTTTGAGGAGGTGTCATCTTGGTTAAATATCCTTCATATGTATCAAACATTACCAAATGTGATTATAGAAAAATTCCTCGCACATCGTACTTCTTCAGGTCAGTCCTCACTGGTAAGTTAGACAATAACTATACAGCTAACGCATTGTTCATCTTAATGAATCCGAGTCATGCCACTGAAAATGAATCAGATAAAACTGTTAATAGTTGTGCTTATATCGCTTATCATGATTTAAAGCATCTTAAAATTGGTTCTTTTACTGTTGTTAACGTTCATCCTTATTATGAAGCTACGTCTTCTGATCTATATCTAATTCTAGATGATCTTAATGCCAATCATAATAATACACACCTAATGACAATGAAATCAAATAGCCTTGCGATTGAAAGAGCAATTCGTACAAATCAAGAGTCAAACGGGTGTATTTTCTTATGTACAGGATTAATTCCTAAAAATATAACTGATAAACCTCTATATGAACAAACGATTATGAAGGTTCATGACGAATTAGAGAAAGCTACAGAATCGGTTTATCTTTGTAAGGGAGATCGAAATAAAAATTTCTTCAGTGTTGAGAACTTGTCATATCATCTGTCACCAATAGGCAGCCATGTGAACCAAGCAAAGAAATTTAATATGAAAAATAGAACATTTATAGATATTCCAAATGAAAAACCAATATCATTAACACATTACAAGAAGAAGTGATCATCAATTCTTCTGCTCTGTAAATTAAAATCTAGAAATATTTCATTTAAATATCAATATTAAACTTCTCCTTTTTGCCTATTTAATATAGAAAATCATTTACATCTATGATTAAAGTGTATGCTGAAACAACATACGTTTTAATAAACTAATATTATATTAACATTTATCTTTTATTGCGTAAAGCTAAAATACTAAATTGTTTGTTTTCTCTTTAATCAATTGGTAATCTTCAATAATTAATTGGCCAGTTTTTACTCCATTAAATTCATTCACGCTAGCTTTACCACATACATTCATTATAAGCGTGCCTGTAAGTCCATCTTCCCCGTACTCAACAATACTTTTCCATTCGTCTTCATTGGTGAAAAACTTAATGTAATCTATACCATTGACTGTCCATTTGATTGTATTCTTATACTTACCAAGCAACTGGATATTTCTCTTTTCAACTTCAATATTAGTTATTGCTATCAAAGGTTGCTCAATATTTTTCCCCCATAAATCATCGTATTGATGCAATGTATTTAAAAGAGAATAATTTAATTCTTTAGCAGAAAGTATAAAGTCTACATCGTAAACATTAGCTGATATTTCCACATCTTTGAGTTTTTCATTAGCATAATTATTGAACTCAATAAGTTTTTCAGGTGTGACCAAAGCTCCGAATGCGTTATCATGACCAGTTGCCCATTCAAAGCAACCTGATTCACTTACAAATTTCCTGAAATCTGTGATCGAACTATTGTTTAACCCTCTAGCACTACCACCAAGCTTTTTGTTATCCTCTGTATATCTAAGTAGCATAACAGGACGTTTAATATGATTAGAGTTAGCCAAATTACCTGCAACTAAACCACTTAAATTCTTATCTAATATTTCTGATACATCTACAATGAGGATTTTATTGTCTAATAGATTTTTATCTTTTATTTTTTGTTCAATTAGTTCAACACTTTTATCTCTGAGCTTGTTTTGTTGTCTCCTTACACGCTTAAGCATACGAATAGCATTCTTATGTATTGATTCCATCTTATCTTTATATTTTACTTGTTCAGTTCCATCAGATAATAAAGCTTTGAATAATAATTCTTTCTCATCTTGTGATCCTACTCTAATACAAGCATTTAGATATGGGTTCAAATTGTAATTGATTGCTCTAATGTTAATGATTCCTTGAGTTTGATATGAAGCATCATCAAGTATAGCTTTAATGAATAGGTTCTTGATATTATTTAAGCCTTGAGTAACGTAATAACGCAACTCCTTATCTCTCATATCACGAGAATCACCAATGTTTCCGATGGCAACTAAATCGAGATAATCATCAGCATAATTAAGGTTAAGCTTGTCATCTAATGCTTGTATGAATTTAAATACTACTCCTACTGCTGCGTGTTCAAGATTTGCATTTGGTGACATTTGATTGTTCACTACAATTGCATAAGGTGATTCTTCTTTATCTGTCTCATGGTGGTCAAGTACAATAGTAGTAATACCTTTGTTATGTAATTCTTTATGTACATTGTGGTCATTTGTAGATGAATCAATAAGAACAACTAAATCAGTTCCTTCAGGTACTTCTCCAACTCTGATTCCATGTTCTTTACCTTTAGGTATACCATATGTAATTTTAACGTTAGGGAATGCTCTTTGTAAGTACATGATAAATAGCCCATTCGAAGTTATACCATCAGTCACGTATCTGGATCGACTTTGATCCAGATATTACTACCACCCCCAATATGCTTAAGTAGAGTATCTACAGCTTTTATAATGTTTTTCATTGTAGAATAATGTGTTACTACTGAACTGTTTTCTCGTGAGTTAAGAAATGTGCCTACATCAACAATTCCACGATTATGAAGTACCGTTTCTAATGGTTGAAGATAATTATTATCACCTTTAAGCTTATACTTCAAATAACTTCCTCCTTAGTATTTATTTCAATTTTATTTTTCATTATGTATTCAAATGTTTCCTGATCCACATCGACAGGGCTCTCTTTGTAGGCCAGTCTATCTTCCATATCATATAAAATATAAGTCTGCACAAATGGTGTGAACATCTGTGCAAGTTTAATTAGTTTTTGTTGATATTCAATTACTCTATTAGCATATGTATATTCATCTTCTATTTCTTTTTTTGCTCTAAACTTATCGAAGGCTATGAACACTTCATTGACACCACAACTAAGTATTAAATCCCTTTGAAAACTACTTAGTGCAGAACCTGAAGCTGCAACAGAGAAGTTGCTATCTTTATAGAAATCGTCTAGTCTCATAACCGATTTCTCGCCCTCAACGATCATGCATTTTCCATACTTTTTAATGTTCTCTTTGTTTTGATATAAGCCATAAAGATTGAACATAGTAGCATAGTTATACATCTGTCCATTGTAAGTAGTGGGAATGTATTTACGTCCATTATCAACGTCTTCTTTATTCAAATTGCGCTGTCTAATACCGATCAAATTGCCGTTCTGATCTCTGTGTGGAAGTACGATTGCATTATCTCTAAATAGATATTTTATTTCATACTTCATTTGTGTTTCATAAGATATTTCTTTGAGCCATTCTTCATGTGGATATGGCATAAACACATCTAACACACATTCGTCAAACACTTTCAATTCACTATCCATTTTAGCTTTAGGCTTGAAACGATTTAGCCAATCAAAATCATTACTTATATTTTTATTTTTTTCTTTTAGATTGTTGCTGATCGGTGATTTGTTCGATATTTCTGATATATATTTTATTGCTTCAGGAAAGCTATATGTATACCCTCTTTGCTCTTGCGTTTTAATCACGAGTTCAAATATATCCATATGCCCACAATTAGTATAGCAATTTAATGTTTTACTGTTTGAATAATAGTAAAGCTTATGGGAATCTCCATTGTGGCAGCATGTAGAATATGTAGGATTGCCGTAACGATCTGGAGAACCAACTTCACCTTGCATTGAAATGACTATTTTATTGATATCCTCAGTAGTGAGAGACTCTTTTAGTGCGTCTTTGTCGATAGCCATAGGGTATATGCGACCCCCTAATTTACAGCTCTTTTTATAGTTTGTGAATCAGTTTTTTTTTCATCTTGAGTGGCAGTCTCATTTTCTTCTTCTAGATCTTGATTGATAAATTCCATTAGTTCAATGGGATAATATTCATTCTCTGAATTACAACAGAACAAATCGTGTATTCTCATCGTTCCCATATTAATTTTAGCAAACACTTTTACTGAATCCTCTGGATTTCCTCGGTTCTTAAACACATGGGTTACATGGGTTGGCTCAATGATGGGAAACCCCATTTTTTCTATAATAGGTTTAACGTCTTCTCGTTCTTTTTTGCTAATAGGAAGTACAATCATCGCGCAGTCAGTCTTTTGAGAGATAGCCTTACTACCTTGAAGGTAATTTGAGTCCATTGCTTCACCTTTACGCCAGGCTTCTTTCCAATCACCGTTAAGCTGTGTAGCACTCATGAGATATATTTTATGTTTGTTAGCTAATCCTTTAAGTTTATCGGACATGAGATATAAAATCTGATCTTCTCTAAGTGAGATGCCACTGCTTTTAGACAATTGACTAAGCATTTCCACACTTGAATGCATATAGTCAAACCACACATAATCTACCTTGTTTTTTATAATATTTTTCTCAATTACTCTTTCAATGTCGCGTACATTAAAGTTTGGTAATTCCTCAAAGTACAGTTCTGAACGTTCAAGGATATCAGCAGCTTGATATACTCGTTTTGTTTCCTCTTCATTCATTGTTCCCCTAAGTATCTTGTGCTCTTCAACGTCTGCAATATAAGCTAATGCAGGTGTTTGGAGTTCTTCAATTAACATTTCTGTCGAAATCAGGAGGCAACTTTCACTAAACTCATTCTTTATCCATTCACCTTTATCTGAATCATACCATCCTAAAGCTGATAATCTCAACGCGTCCCCAATCATATGGCGGCTCTTACCCCCACCTGTAATTGAGCTACGTAGATAGAATTTCTGTTTTCTAGACCCTCGGAATATTGAACTAAGATACTCACTATTCATAGGCATTCCAATCTCAGGTGTTATTGTAATTCTGTCAAGTAACTTAATTACACCATCACCTGCACGTCTTCCTTTAGCATCCTCATTTGATTGAAACTTTTCCTCAATTTCAATTACTTTATTTTTATATATTTCAAGAATGCTATTTAAAGACATCTCATCAAACTGTTTCATGAGCTTATCTTTCTCTACTGGATTGAGAATCGTATCATCATATATATCACTAATATTGAAGCCAATTCCAACCATTTCACGAATCAATGAAAACTTCTTGAGCCTATTATAATAGTATTGGAAATTTTCCTCGTTGGACAACTCTTGAATTTTTTCTATGTATTCAATACCACTATTTTGATTAAAAATTTCATACTGTACTGCATACTGACTAAGAAAACCATCAATATCTACGACACTAATAGAGTCACCACCCCTGTTAAAGATATTAAAGATTGATGCAAAAATCATTTGATGAAACTTCTCTGGAAAATCGCTTTTATCTAACTTATACTTGTCTGTTTCAGCAAGTAGTGAAGGATTCTTTATAAGACTTCCTAGTACTTGGGCTATTGTTGCTTTATCCTGTAGTACCAATAAACAATTCCTCCTTCTAAATTGATTCAATATCGATCTGTTTTATTTCTCTACTCATTGATTTTGGTGACACTTTAACAATTCTCTTATTAATTTTATGTAAATCCTCATTCATGGTTGCCCTAGCTATTTTTATCTTTTGGGCATATTGTTTTGTAGCATCCTCATAGACAAACGGAATAATCCCAATCCCTTTATCTTTATCAACTTTATTATCCAATATGTTGAAGAAGTATCTAAGTGTAAGCTCCATTCCTTTGTATGTATAGTCGTATTCTTCATGGAACTGTTTAATCTGTTTAAGAATCATTCCACTTGGTCTATTCCATCCATATAAATCCTTACATATGTATTCGACTAATGATTTATAATCTGAACTTGATCCGTGCTGATTCTGCACTTTTCCTTGCTGTTTAAGCTTCTTTTCTTCTGTTTTCTTGCGTTCTTTTACTAGCAATTGGTCATAGCATTCAGCATGATAATATCTTTTCTTATGTAGGATAGCTTCATTCTTAGGTAGTTTTATTTCACACTTTGGGCACTTAACTAGTCTTGTATTTTGTCTAAGTAATTGCTTTGTCATTATGGCCACCTTTTTAGTACAGTTTAATGTCGTACTATTTCATTAGTTTATTACGACATACTTTAATTAGCATCCTTTAAGTTATCCAATTTAATGTTAGCCACTTCCACAAATTCACTTTCACATTCAAAAGCTAAAAACTTCCTATTATTTATTTTTGCTGATACACAAGTTGAGCCAGTACCAGCAAACCCATCAAAAACTAAATCACCTTCATCAGAATTGTTTAGGATAAATGTATTAAGTAATTCAACTGGTTTTTCTGTTGGGTGTGTAAGCTTTGAACTTGATATTTTAGCACAGTCAATCACGTCAGGAACACGTTTATTTCTAAATAATGAGCGCCCTTTGTGTCCATAGAGGATAAATTCATGTTTAGGTGCATATGCTGCTTTTAAATCTCCTGAACCATGATTGTTTTTATTCCATACAATTATATTTTTCAGTTTAAAATATTTCTCAAATTCCTGTTTGAAAAAATCTATATGATGCCAACTACAGAACATATAGATTGCAGTATCATTCTTCATTTTACTGTGAACAAGTTCTACAAAGTCGCTAATTAATTGATGTGAATCTTTGTCGTTTTTTATGTAATCAAACTTTGGTTTTTTTAATCGCCTATTGCTTCTATAATTCATAAGGTATGGTGGATCTGTAAGTACCAGATCAATTGATTCATCTGGAAGCAGTTTCATTCCCTCTAAAACATCCAATTGATAAACTTTGTTCAGTTGTAGACTACCTAAAATTTCTTTACTCATGACATACCTCATTTTATATTATTTATAAATAAGGGAAGATTGATTATCACTTCCCTTATTTATTTCTAAATATCTTTAATATCATCTAAAATAAGTGTAAGCATGTCTAACTGTTCATCAGTTGTATCTTGAAGCTTACGATCTTTACCTAGATGAGTTTCAATGATCTTTTGAATTTTTGGGATGTTATTTTGTTCTTTGACTAATTTTTGAATAATAGAATCAATTTCTGACTTTACTTCTTCGTAAGTTACTGTAGATTGTTCTTTATATACGTTAACATGTACATTCGTAGCTTTTACCCCATCTTCTTGTTCCTGCTTCTCTATAGCTTCGGAAATTGCTTTTACAAGGTTATCATAAGTGAATTGAATTGATTCAGGAGTGTACTTCCAACGGGAACCTGCTTCGAATCTTGTTGTTCCTCTCATGAATAGTCGAACTTCACTTACACCTTGTTCATTAGTTACATTACGACTGTATCCAATAATGTCACTCATTCGTGAAACAATATTGTCAGCATTTTTAGGTAATGTAGTAACGATTTTTTGGTATGCATTCCCTTGCTCATCAGTAAATTGCTTATCTTGCGCATGTGATATCATTACAAGCCCTAAATCCATAAGAGGAATAGATCTTAAAACCTCATCAAATTCCTTTTTTATGAAATTGTAGCCCTGACCGAAAGGGATTTTACCAATCTCATCTACCCCTTCACGATTACAGATATACTTCTCACACAAATCCCATGCGATATCAACTGTGTCTAGAATAATAGTTTGAAATTTACCTTTAATCTCATCTTTTGATAGTTGTTTCACAACAGCCTTTAAGTCTGACCATTTATTAATTGGCTGAGCTATAACATTGTTTAGGGCATTGTATCCCTTTTCTGTCGCAAGTAACAGATGCTTAGGGAAATTAACAGCAGTAGAAGTTTTCCCGCTTTTTTTCTCCCCATAAAAAGTAACAATTTTACCTCTTAAATCCTTAGAAACAACAGTTGGTTGAAGATTTAATAAATCAATAGCCATAAAAAACATATCTCCTTTTAATATTAATTTTAATATTTATTTTCTTTTTATCACCTATTAAAAAGGAAGTTCCATTTCTGTTCCAACATCTGATTCACCAAATGGATTAGCTGCCTTTGGCTTACTTCCTACATCAAATCCACCAGTAGGTTTATTATTAACGCTATCTTGTTTCTTTTTCTTTAGTCCTTCAAGATAGACTTCACGTTCAGTTAAGGCTTGTCTAATAGCATCTGTATTATATGTATTGGTGCTATCTTCTTCATAAACAGGAGTTCCACCTAGAACCAAGTATTCACGAGTTGTTTCATATTTGATTACTTTTTGTGGTTGTCCGAATCCCATTTCTTTCTCTGATTCAACAGTCAACTTCTTATTGATAATTTGACCGTGTACTGATACCGTATCACCTTTAGTGTAATTATCTTCTACATAAGGTGAGCCATCTTTGTGTACTAGGAATTCAAATGGAATTACTTGCCCACCGTACAATGGAATGAACGTGAAAAGTTTAACTCTACCTGTTTCGTTTCCTTCCTTATCCATTTCTGATACCACTCGATCAACTACACATTCAACTGAGAAAGTTGCTTCAGGCTCATAAGTCTCAGATGTTTCTACACGATTGATAAAAGGAGTAGAAAGTTGAGGGAAGGATTTTAGTTGTCCATCTCCACCTACATAATCGTTTAATTGAATACGACCTGCATTTGTAGTCACTTTGTCAGCATTTTCTTCCCCTACTTCAGCAACACTTTTAAAATCGTTCTCAATTGTCTCAATGCCTTTATACATGCCATTCTCTGTGCCATCATTTTTATATTTCATAGCAAACATTTCTATTTGATGTTGTTCTGTATCTCCAGTAGCAATAGTCAAACGTGCAGTTTTAAACGGTTTAGCTGCGTTGGGCTTACTTTCTCTAATTTCTTTTTCAAGTAATACTCCAGTTAAACTTACTCGATTCTCTGCTTGTCTTAAAGTTGTATTGTTGATTTGTTGTGTCGTCATAAATAATTTCTCCCTTTTTATTCAATATATTTTATTTAATTTACTGCGTTGTGTGCTTCTTAATACTTATGTATTACTCTCCCTATTGAACGTCTAATGCACTGAATACTCTTTCATAACCACATCCTTTTATATAATGTTTAATAACTTTACTCTTCTATATTAGAACTCTGGAATTGAAATGTAAATAATTTATTATAAATTATTTATTTCCTTTTGTTGTTTTTCATCATCATATAAGAAATCTGTATGATGATGTTTACACATTAACATTTAAGTTCACGTCATTAATTGAATTGTTACCTTTATTTACGTATGAAAAATGAAATTAAAGACTGATAAAAGCTTTTGCGTTTTTGCTCCTTATTTTTTCGTACTTCTTTTTCTGCATAATCGAACCGATCAACCTTATAGTGTTCTTTAAATATAGCTTTAACTTCTTCAATTGGAATTTCCCTTAACACTCTTATATGATTACTAGTGAAATCACCTTGCCTACCATTGGAAGGTGAAGATATTGACTCAATCTCCAAAAATCTAATTTTCAAGATGTCTGTTCCATTACCATCAAATACATCAGGAATTCTTCCTATAGATTTTTCATTTGTAAAATAATAGGTGTATCCTTTATATTCTTTGCCAACCTCATATTTTTCATTGTTATATTTATTTGAATAATCTTCTCTTACACCTTTTATGAACAGTGTAATAACCCCCTTTAATATTAATTACAATATTAATGAACTAGCTATTTCAATAAATTCCACGCATTTTCATATTTCTTGTATTTACTTTTCTTTGCATATGGAGTCAAAGATAAAGTTTGTAAAGTATCGGGTAAATCATTTGAAGGAACTATCCAGTAAAAGATTTCACTGTTGTGATTTCCAATGCAGATTATATAGTCACAAGTCAAGCGATATAGTTTTTTGAATTTTTTATTCGGTAATTGAATTCTGAAGTCTGACTCTATATAATTTTTATTTTCTGGATAAGTGAAAGAAAATTTGAAAGTTCCATCACCATTCAAATTGGATGCAGCAGTCACTTCTACTTTAATTTTGTTGTTAACAAGTAAGTCACAACTGGCAGTTTTGTCTTTTAATTTTAAATTCAAACAGTGATACCCTAAAGATTCGAGTTTGGTGATTACAGTTGTTAGAGACTGCTCTAGCAGTGAATTATTAGGTTGAATATCGAATTTCTGGCGAAGGCGAACTATTGAAGTTCTATCTAAATTATATTGTTTTGCAATATCTGCATCTGTGTATTTTTGGTTGGTGTATAAGTCTACTAATTTTTCTTTTGTAATCATATTTAAGCCTCCCTAATTAAAGTGATTTAACAAATATGAATGATTTGTTAAATATTACCATTAAATAGCAAGTCAATGTCAATTGCCCCCAACCTATCTTATAAAATTTCTTCGAATTACATTTTATCTAATTATCTATTAGTTAACTGCGCTAATAAGCTATTACATTCCTCTTGTAGTTTTTCTAATTCTTCAAGTTCCTTTTTGTGCACTTCTCTTTGCTTTATCTCGAACCAACCTTGAAATTCTTCTACCTTCCTAAAATACTCGTCAACAACTTCCAGTAAACTGAAGCGATCATCCTTGCTATCTAAAAATTCGTTACCAAGTCTTCTCCAGTTATTCCACTGCATTAAATCTGCTTTTAATAACTCAACAGTGTTTGACATTCCTTTTTCATGGTCAAAATTCATTGATGCTCCAGTTATGGGCAGAGTTCGATGCAAACAAAAATTTCTTAGATTTTGTATAAATGCAGCAATTTGAGAATTTGCGAATTCATTCTCAATCTTTTCATCATATTCGGTTTTAAAATCAGTATCTTCATATTCATCTTGAACGAATTTTCTTGTATGATCTACCAAAGCTTTAGCAGAAGCTACATAATTATGAAGAAGTCTTGTCACTTCCATCCCAAACTCAATAAATTTATCACGATTGTCTGTTGACATAATCTCTAGGGCATAATTCCAATCCGTAGAAAATCGGGTCAATATTTGATTTAATTCATCGTAATTCTTTTTAAAAGTGTACTCGCTTATTTTAAACACTCTAATTTTTGTCTGTATTCTGTTCCCTTCTGAGTTTTCTATATCATTCCTTAACTTATTTAGTTTCTCTCCAATCCACATGAAAAAACCTCCCAATCGTTTTAAAGAAAATACTGTGTATATGCCCTTTATTTTACTATAAAACTCCATTAAGTTCCTTACTTACTTTCGCACCAATGCTTGACGTTGTTGCAGTGTTTGTTTGCAATTAACGGTACTGATCCTACTGCCCCTTTAGCAATTGCCATGCTGATATCTTTAATCTTATCTATCCCCCTTTATAAATATCACAATTAACCTAAACCAACAGATCAAATTCTGGTAATTTTGTACGGATTATTTTAATGAAAGCTTCCCAACTATACATCAAATCCCTTAATCTCGATTTGAAATCTATTGAATTTCTTTCTGAAGAAGAGATGGTAGTTATTTTCTCCTCTGATTGGAATTGTCCATAGCCAATCATTCTATTCAGATGTGATAGAAACTCTTGCTTTAATAACTCTATATGTTCATTATGCAACAAATACTGTGGTTGCCTTATACTTGAGATAAATTCATTCAATACTACAAATTCTTCTGTAGGTATACCAATATTTCTATCAAGACTATTAATGAAAAGATTGATTTTGCTAATCGAATATTTATCAAACATAGATTGTAGAACGGATTGATCTTTATTTATTCTGAATTCTTTTACTTCTAACTCTTTTTGACGATTCATTTTTTCTAATTCTAACTGTGCTTCTAGTTTAATCTTTTTCAATTCAATTTCACTTTGTTCTTTTAATAATCTGAGGTCTTTTTTGTTTGTATTAACTGCTATGAAATAAGATAATGTAGCAGGAATAATTGCTATTGCAAGTTGAGTAAACATTACTTCTAATTTCACTATGGTACTCCTTTACATCTATTGAGAAAATTATTATATTAATGTAATTATATTTGATAATCAAGAATTATACCAATTTTTCAATCATACGACTGTCCCCTTTTAATTATGGAGTTAATCCATACTATTTTTGACTCGTAAAAATAAGATTTTTATATTAACTATAATCTCTTGTTTCTAAAAGTAAACACCTCAGATGAAGTAAAAGTAGAATAATTAGATAAGTTCTGTAATGGCTTCTGAGGTGTTTGTATGTAAAGCTGCATATTCAATTTTATCTTCCTAACCGTTTATTCATCATCTTTTTCCCATTCAATATCATATATTTCAAGTACTTCAGTTTCATGTTTATCGCCATTAAGCATTTTAAAGTTCATTTCAGCTCGCATACCTTGTCCATTTAATAACTGACATAACTCATAAAATTCCATTTTAGATTTCATTGAAAATCCAAGTGTAATCTCTCCATAATACTTCTCAACTTTTTCTAGTGGTAGTTTTCTAATGTCTAATTCTATATTTTTCAAAGACTTGTACCCCTTTTTAATCATTTGCTACGAACGAAATGCGAACATTTGTTTGTAGTTTGTTAATAATATAACATTGTTACTATTAAAAGACAAGTACATTTGAACTATAAAACTTAAAATTATCCAATTTAAATATTATATTCCATTAATTTTGAAAAATTATTAATAGTCAAATTGCATAATTCTAACATTTTTTATTAATTTCTTTCTTTATGTAGCCTTGCAAATGCCAATGCAAGGTATTCCCCTAAAGTGTTTCTATGTCTATGTTATATAGCTCTTTAATGTTCTCTCTAGTAATATAATGACGCATTTTATGAATGTTTACATAATCATATCCATCATACTTTATTCTACTAGTTTTAAATTGATCTGAAATTAATTCGAACTCTTCCTTATCTAGTTTTCCATTTTCTTTGTATAAATCAACAGCCATTTTAATTTGTCCTGATTCAGTTAAAGAATTTGTAGAAAACTCATCTAATTCATAAAGATCTTTAATTCTAGCTAATCGTTTAGGTAAAGTTAATTTAGATATTTCCTTGTATTGAGTATTTTTAGAGCGAGTATTTTTAAAAATGCGTTCCCCACACTCAATCAATGAGGTTTCTGATCCACTGATAATATTAACGTAATTACTTTCATTATAAGCTCTATTTAAATAGTTCAGACAGTCGTTAGAGACTTTGACAACTCTGTCTTCACCTTTATCATTTCTAAGGTGTATCTCTTTTTTCGTAAAATTAATGTCAGAATAGTTCATATTAATTAATTCTGAAAGGCCTACTCCTGAAACCCCTTCAAAAATACATTGAATTAAGGCAACATCTTGAAAATTAGGTAATTCCTCTTGAATATTAGCTATTCTTTCTGATGATAAATGTCTTTCTGTAACTTCATCTACAAATTGTCTTTCCCAACCAACTACACCATCTAAGGGATTCATATTATTCTGTCTATATCCGTGTTCTATTGCCCATCTAATATAACTTTTGATTCTGCTTTTTAGATTACTTGCGCTGTTCATAGTTGCAGGGTTAAAGTTTCTGAAGGCAATAGCAATTTCATCTAATGTAAAAGTAGCTAAATCTCTCCCGAAAAATTCTTCCGTGGACTTTGTTTTCTTAAAAAGAGTTTCTTGAAGTTTTATTGTATCTTCATTATCAAATTCGTTTTCAATATAAGCTTCTTTTATATCTTGATTGTAATACATTGTGTCCGTTGCCATCATTTCTCGAATTCCCTTCTCTCTAATTTGGTGATATTATACACTATTATAGTTCTAAATTATTAAAATATTCCACAATCTGTTTCTTTGCTCTATCAGTGTTTCCTAACTTTCCGTCTTCTTGTAAGTACCCGATTTCTTTCCACAAAGGATTAAGACGACTGAAATCAATTTTCTCCATGTAATCAATAACTTTCATTACGTCAATGCTATCCTTATACATTCTTGAAGCTAATTTTACATACCCTGCAAACATTGTATTCTCATTAATTACAGATGTTTTTCGTACTTCAGAAGGATTGTTTAAGAAAGCGTCTGGATATGATCCAACTAACATATCAAAATAATCTTTAAGATATGCGCTCACTTTACGAACATCCATATTTAACTTAATATCAAAATAATTTTCAATATTTTGCGCTAACATTTCATATGTTACATATTCAGCATTACTTAGATTTACCACGTCACTTGAGACATGTCCCTTAAGATCGGATTGTGCCATAATATTTCTAACAACTTCATCAGCCATACGTTTGCTTGATAGTTGTTTTTGGCGTGTTCTAGAAATAGGTGTTGCTTCTGCAAGCTGCCCTTGATATTTTTTAGCTTCATCATCTGTACAGTTAAGCATAAGAACAGTAAATTCACGAGTAATAGAAGGATCTTCGTTATGTGCTAATTCTGCTGCCTTACTTCGGTGATAACCATCCACAATATCAAGAATTGTACCTTCATTAATAGTAAGTTGTAATGTTTCTGGATTATAAAGTAGTTCTTCTCCATCGTCGGAAGTTCCTGCAGATGCATTAATAACAATTTGTGTAGTTTTCTGTGTTCCTGCTTTAAGATTGTTTTTAATCTCTCTTACATTCTTTTGTACTAATTTAGCTTCTAACTCAATATTATTACCACGTTTAACTTTTACTGCTTCACGTTGAATATCAAAATTATAATTCAACAATGATGAACTAAGTTTTGCTAAATCTTCAATTGTGATTTTACCTACATATTCATTAAAGTTAACTTCAATAAAATTGTTCAAAGTTAAGGGTAATCTCACTTCATCTTTTTTTATAATATTTCCTGAGTATTTACGTGCTAATTTCACTTCATGTTCATTGTAATAGTGATCTGGATTAACTTTATCCTCAAGAGTTTGTTTATAAATTTGTTCAGCGAACAAAAATAAAATTCTATTATCTACTTTTGGTAATTCATTTCTTGGGTCAGCAATTAAACTTTGTACGTTTCCCTCTAATAGAGCATGTTCAGAAAACAAATGTTTTTTTATGGAATCTGTTACTTTTCTCCTACGTTTTAATTTTAGAGTAGGCTGAATTAATTCTTGTTCTAACATTTCTCTAGTCATATTAGGCTTCATAGTTTGCTCTCACCCTTCACAATCATAATCATAATATATTATTACTATACAAGTTATATAGCCTATGTGCAAATTATTTTATTTTCGATTCATTCTTTCCTTTAGTTTTAGATTTATGAATAATTTTGTGTCGTTGTTCATCTCTCTAATTGCATTTAACAATTCTCTGTGTGATACCTTTTCGAATAACTGATCGTCTGTTTCGAACTCGTCTGAGACTGCACCAAATACTCCATAGTTTTCATTCTTATCAATATACAGCTCTGTAGTAGCTATTGATTCATGACCTAACATACGTCTTACTTGATTAATGTCTCTAGTCTTTTTCCATATATGCTGTGCACCAGCTTTACGGATTGAATGAAATACTATTCTGCGTTGTTTAGGGTCAATATTAAGATATTTTCTGATTTCAGGTAGCATTCTTTGTACTGTTGAGCTACTTATATTAAATACTTTGTTTGCGTTTTCTTGTTTTATTTCTAATAAGATATTATAAACCGTCCTGCTGATTCTTCTTTGCATGTCTTTTTTTCCTTTTGCAATTGTTTTGACAATTACTTCATTATTTTTAATAATAAAATCGTCCCATGTTACATTTAAACATTCATCCTCACGCATACACGTATCTAATGAAAATAATAAAAATGCACGTTTGATTTTACCTGTTCTGTTTTTAGTACCCATATAAGTAGCTACCTTTTTTACTTCTTGTGATGTTAAGCCATCCCAAGATTTATTGATTACTTTTGTATGCTTAATATCTAAAAAAGAAATATCTTCAATCAACCTTTTTTTATCGTCTTTGGCGGACTTTCTATTATGCAAATGTTTATAACAACCTTTTATTGCTGCTAAAGCTACACTAACACTTGATGTGCTCAATCCTAAATCATGTAACATATAATATTTGTAATCCTCGAACTCTTCGGTTTCAAATAATAAGTCTTCTTTTTTTAGATGCTCTATTTTCTTATTTTTAGTCTGGATAAAGAAAGTGCGTATATGTCTCTCGTAGTTCTTAGCTGTGTTCTTACTTTCTTCTTCGTGATCTCTTAGAAACCGCATAATTTGATTGTAAACTTCTGTATTGAAGCCATCATTCATCCGTCTTTTAGGCTTATCTTTGGCTTGTTTAAAATCAGCAAAATTGGTTTGCATACTTTTTCATCCCCTTTTTATCTAATTCGTGTGTCGCTCATTTTGGGTAAATTCCTCTTTATGCATCCTAACAAATGAATTAACATTTAGACTTGGTTTGTTATCAACTTATGTAATTTTAAATAATAATTATCTTTCAGTAGCTTTTGTGAGCATTTTCATATAATTCTTCTGCATTTCTTTAGCAACATCCTTCCTTTCATCTTCTTTTTCTTCTACTTCTGGATAACTACTCATAATTTGGTACGCAAATTCATCATTCATATAAAAATTACTATATTTCTTTTGTAGCCTTACTTCTGCCAAGCTAATTACCTTTTCCATTTGTCGTTTCTCTCCTTATAGTGTTTCCGTGTGATTTATTATCTCTATTATAAAGTATACCCACACCATAAGTCAATCATCCCGAAAAATTAATTCTTGTTTTTGGTAACTCAAATAAGACCGATATACGGACGTTTTAAATTCAGTAAATACTACATATAGTGTTTTTAATATATTCTAACGTATATATTAAAAATTTGTAGAGCATCCCAAAAATAATTTTAAATTCATTTAATTTAATTTATTGTTTTCGATCTTTTTCATTATCAAAATCCTTGATCATTTGGTTGATTCTTTGTATTTCTTCAGAAGATAGGTTAATCATCTGTTCTGATACAAATACTGTACGTATAGTAGATAACTTAATAGTATGCTGAAGTATGAATGTCTCCAATTATTTCAATCAGTGGCTTATACTGATATGGGAAAGTGATGAAATTATTAAAGTCTCCTGATTCGTTTTGAGTTTTAACTCCGTCTGTTGTAACTACCGTAACACCATACAGCTCTCCAGAATCTTGAACACATACATCCAATAGACCGACATATTCCCTGCATTCTGAGTCTTTAATTAGAGCAGGAATAAAAGCAAACCCTTCGTTTTTAACGCAATCAGAAGCTTCAATAGATTCTTTCCTGTAAATTTCTAAAAATGCCTTGTGGAATTCATTTTTAAGCAGTTCTTTCTTTGGTTCTTGATTTAATTCTTCAAAATTAACCTTATTAAGAATACCTTCTACCTTTTTAACATATTGTTTATCTTTATTCATTTCAATTCCTCCTTAAACTTACATCCAAATAACCGATATAAAGCAATTTTAAAGTACTCTTTTAGAAATTAACACTTTTTAGAATACTGTTACTTGTTCGTCATACTCCTTAAAATCAATTGCAGCCTGTTTAAGCACCTTATCCACTAACCTAATTAAATACTGTTCCCGTCCTATTTCAATCAGTATGTCTCTTATATACTCATTGTTATATTCTACGTGTAGAGTATACCACGCATCCAGTTTTGAATCTTCAATATTCCATCTGAAATCTACATTGACGTATACTCTGCCCGATAAGCCGTCTGAATCATATTCATAGTGAATAATGGTATTATCGTCAATTTCCCCATTGAATAGCATTTTATCATTTTTAAGCATTTTTATATTACTAAAAGATAAATTACTTTTAATTTTTAAGGATGATTCCCTAATTGCGTTATAATCTCTTTTGCCGAGTGTCAAAATAAAATATTTATATTTTAGTTTTAACGCATCCAATTTGTCACGACCTTAATATGATTTTAGTTAACGTTTGAGATTAATACACTGACCCAAAGAGTTCTGCTTATTGTTTATGTGTGATTGTTATACCATATTAACTTTACAAGTAAGATTTAATATAAATTAACTAATATTTATTATCTTATAATTAAAACAAGATACAAAAGTGCCAGTGATATTCCGAAAAAGCTAATCCAAAATACATCGGCTCTATCCAACTTGAGTTCTAATTTATTCAGAATGTTACTCAACATAATAAGCCTCCCTAATTAGTAATTAATTTAGTTTTCGTATTTAACGAAATTATTATATTATTAATATTTTCTTTATTATTATACAACCACTCTAAAATGCTGAATGATTCTTTGTAATACAACCTGTCGTACTCATAATGTTTAATGATGATGTTCGTTGTGTTGTCAGTTAGAATATCATTATTAAGTAAATCGAGTACCGTTTTAATGGATGCATTGTAATTTGATTCATATAGATTAAAACCTTTTGAAGTGTGGAGATATAGAAAAGAATTAGACAAGCGCACAGAATATGCTATGTCTTGGGATCCATTGATTGAATGATGGATAATAATGTTTGTTGGTGTTGATTGCTTAGTTAGGTTAACAGGCATACTATATCATCTCCTTTTTGCATTTTTTATTTTAAAATTACCTTTTGATTAAGTGGTTAACTTCTCCATGTTCGTTTAACATAGCGAAAAGAGTATCGTTTAATTTATAATCGTTGTTAGTGTCTTCAATTACAATGAAGTCTGCTTTATTGAGTGGATTGGCACAAACATATTCAGGACAATTACTAACCTGTATGAAACCGTAATCCGATAGAGGCTGAACCTTGCATGTTAATGTTTCCGATTCAGTGGGTTGAGTGAATAGTGATAATGCTAGCAATAATGTTTTAAAATTAATATTTCCTTTTAAGTTCGCTTTATTATGTGTTGAACATAACGTTTTGTTTTCGCTTACTTATTCTTCAAGGTTATTCCTAAAGCTACTAAAGAAATAATCAAACCTAATACTGAAATGATAATTGTGGCTGTCATCATACATAACACCTACTCTCTTGTTTTTTCTGAATTAAACTGATATGATACATAGTATAACATTATGAAAGGGAATTGCTTCCCTTTCACCGTTTATTTCTTTTGATTAGCCTTTTTCTTTTTCGTCGTGCGTGACGATTTAGAAGAAGGTTTTTTCTTTTTCTGCTTACTTTGTAGTGCTGTGATTAAGGTAATAATCGCAACAATCAAATTGATTACAGCAGTTGAAAGAACAAGGATTTGCATAATCATTTCAGTTCCCATTACTTTGTCACCTCCTTTTCAGGTGATACGGTACACACTAGTTATGTATTAGTTACATTGTTGTTACTTATTTTAAACATATGTATTACTGCTAGTGCTTCTTTCTTATGTACTTAACCCCCTTACTTTCTATACTAAGTATAACATGATTGGTAACATATTACAAGTATTATATTCATATATTATATATTTTCTTTTGGTTATTTTGTTTGTTAGTATAAAGTATTAGTGTGGCTTATGTATGATAGTAAGATGACCTAGCATGGTATATAGCATAGCTTATATGTTTGTATGTGATGTGTGTATAGCATATGCATTGATGACATGTGCATAGTGTGACACATGCTTTGATTAGTGTGTGTTAGTCTAGTATATATTGTGTGGTTGATTAGTGTGTGACGTGTAGTTATGACGATGATGCAGATCTATATAGATTTACATTAGATAATTAAAGGAATACTTGAAAATGAAAAAAGAATATACCATTATCTATTTTTAATTTTTGATTATTTATTTTATGGATATTCGATATATGGCATGATGTCTATTATGTCTGTAATGTCGGATAGTTTGGATTCAGTAGCGTTCTGTACTGCTTCACTAAGTTCAGATGATGTTTCCTTTATTAATTAAAGATATAGTTAGTGCTTGTTTAATTGAGTTCTGAGTTGATTCGGATCGTTGGTTTACATATTGGTTAGTCATGATATTATGTTAGCCTTCACATTGTTTATATTTGAGTATACTTTTTTACAACACAGTCTAGTGTTAGAGAATATTATTGGATTTATATATTATATATTCTTTTGTTATGAAGTTTTGATATTTGATATTTGAAAAATGGATTGCTTAGAGACGCTTAGAGACTTCATATCAGGTTGCCTAGTATGATTGTATAGAGAGAAAGAAAAGTTCCTTATGTATGTTATATGAGAAGATTTGAGTATATAGACTATGTGAAGTGTTTGTGTAGGTGATGTTAGATATACAAAGGATAGCAGACATGATGATAGAGAAAAGGAGTTATGTAGATTATGGATATACGATATACAGATTCGTATATTGTATTATGTTGATGTGGTGGTATGAGGATGTGAGTTAGATAGGTATGATGATGTTGGTGATATGAATGATATGTAATACTTTCAGCTAGAGTCCTTCTTGTCATGCGATTATTATATGCAAGCGAACACTTGCATCGTATTCCCCCCACTCTTACAAATCTGTGTTAGTTGGCAAAGGTGTGCCCTGTATAGATAGATATTTATAAATGACTGTATAACATATATTATTCGGTCATTATGGGGGGCATAAAAACATCAACAACTTCCATATTATAGGTTGATATACTGCCTAGCTGACTATCTTGCAGTAGACCATTTTTCACTTTATTTGTATCGTTTTCCGTATCGTGTGCTTGCGATACAAACCACTATTTCTCCTGCGTTTTAACACTCCACATCTTTAAATATTTTCATCATGTTCTCTATCTTTTATTGTTTTTCATTCTTAAATCTCAATGTTATGCTACTTTTACGATAACCCAACAAAAATATGGGTCAAAGCAACCAATTTAAGTCACTCTAACCCATATTTCATCTATATATAATCCAATTTCTTTTATTTTCTCATGAAACCTCTTAAAATCGTTCTCGATGTTTTATGGATAAAAAAATAACACATAGGATTGTCTGCTTTCACAGATATCCAACATGTTAATCAGTTATATAAACTATATAGGAGGGGGGGATTCTTTTGAATAATACCAATGCTGTATCTCCATTATAGCCACACTCTATATATTATATACGCTTATTTTTCCACTTATCCAATTCATCTTGTTTTATAATCAACTCATAACCTTTTGATCTACTCTTATGCTTCATTAACCATCCCTCTTTAGTCAGTTCACTCATTAACTCACCGATTGTCTCTGATTTAATCCCCATTAACTTCCTTAACTCGCCTACTCTAGTTTCTCCTGTATCAGCAATAATCATCTTCAATTCATCAATTAAACTAACCTCTTCAACTATATCTAGTGTATCAATCATTTCAACACTACCCAATCCACTGTAATATTCCTTTAGCTTTTCTATCGCATCCAATACAACATCATTATTAGTATGAATAGTAGGACTTTGAAAACGTTGAAAATCTTTCTTCCACCTTTCAATTCTCGCAACACCATCTCCCATGCCTAGAAGTGAATCAAATGGAATACTCTCATCAAATACAGTTCTATAATTTCTATTGCTTCCCAAGTTAAAGCTAATAGCATTTTGTATATTAGCCTTAATTGTTCCACTTAATATATCAGCACTTGGTCTCTGTGTAGCAATAATTAAATGTATACCACAGGCTCTTGCCTTCTGCCCCAGTCTCATTATTGATTCTTCTATACTTTTACTCGCAACAGTCATTAAATCAGCAAATTCATCGACTACAAATACAATATAAGGCATCTTATCTTTACTCTTGGTATTATAATCATCAATCTCTCTACAACTTAATTTACTCATCTTATCGTATCTTTCTTCCATCTCTAGAACTAACGAAGTACATATATTACCTGCCTCATTCATGTCAGTTACAACCTTCTGTACTTGTGGGAAACCTTCATAATCCATAAACTCAATCTTCTTAGGATCAATCAAGAACATCTGTAATTCATCTGGTCTATGGTTACTTAACAGCGTATATATCATCTGATTTAGGAATACACTTTTCCCACTTCCAGTTGTTCCTGCTACAAGTAAATGCGCTAGCTTTCTTAGACTTAGAAATACGGGACTATCTAACTCATCCATGCCACAAACAAAACTCAATGCATTTTTCTCTCTAAATTTCTCCCATTCTTCCATTAGCACCATTTCTCTCAGTGAGATAATTCTATGATCATTGTGTGGAATGCTAAACTTAATTGTGTTGGCAGCTTCTCCTTGTTCTATACCTAATGATTTCACTCCTAAAGCCACTCTAATATCTTTCTTCTTCTTTTCTACATCGCTATAATTCTTACCAGTAGGTACATCACATTGAACAACAACTAATCTTGATCCACTATTTATACTACTGTTATATAATCTTGCTTGTTTAATCAGTCCTACACGTTTCATCGCTTCAGCCAGTTTACATTCCAATGTATCATCAATCTTAATTGGGACGTTCCCTTCAATTTCGGGCAATATTTCAACGTTAAGCTTGCTTCCACTACTAACTATACTCAAAGATTTCTTCTCACTCACTTCTGTACTTGCAATTGCAGAATCAGTACTTAGTAAAGACAATATTTCTTGTTTGCTCATGATTTGGTTTTTATCCTCAAAGTAGTGGATGTTTCTTTTTGGACAATTTCCTATCTTAATCCCATTATAATAAGCATATTGATCAAATATAGATTGCACCAAATCAATCAGTTCATCACATCTATCTGAATATATCTGGATGATAAAATTCATACTATATCCATTGTCGAGAATCTTATCTTCAATATCTTGAGAGTACTCCCGTTCACTTGTGTTACTAAGTATGTTGTTCTTCACATTTAAGATACTTTCCTGTAGGTGTCTGAAATACTTATTACCCATCGGATAATCAACACCATTAAGATAGCTTTGATACATCTCTATAGCTTGTTCTCTCCACTTTGTTTTTTTATGAAATGAGAACGCAAATGTAATGTATTCATCTTCCTCATATAGCACATTAGACAACTCTTCCAAGTACTCAATGAAGAATCCTTTAGCATCGCATCTAATTGGCATGAAATACGGTCTAACTAATTTAGCTTCAGCCATAGTAAACTTGAATCCGTTGTCTTCTGATCCCATTCTTAACCATCCCCTGTCTATAAGGGATGGGGTATAATTTGAACTTTTTAATCCATCTTTAGTAACCACATATTGCACGCCGAAAAAATCTTTTGACATACGTTCTTCCATACTTATTTCTTCGTGCTCCATTGTAAGGTTAAGCATATTCTTCACCCCTTAATGATATCTGTCCATCCTTGTATTACCTGTTACTACTTTATGTTGCTTTCCTTTAGATAAGAATTTCACAGCGTTAATTGGATTTTTAACAACCTTCACGCTCTCCCTAAATTTACCAATGATACTCTTTTTAGTTTTTTTGGCTCTACCAAATTCATCAGTAATACTTCCACTACCGTCTAGATGTTTATTCATAAACTGAGGAGGATTCATCAGCCTCATAAAGCCTCCAATAACTAGAAGGAATTTAAAAACTACTCCCATTGTGTCATCAGGTGTAGGGATACCATAAATTAATAAGCCTATAATCATTAAGTAGAAAGCATATATAACCTGAACCATAGATAGGTGTTTCACACTTGACCACCATTGAGTAAACAAATGTTTATATGGATCGAAAATGTATGCTGTCATCGCCAACGGACTTATGATACCTAATGTAATGAGATCGAAGAATCTGCGGCTGTTTGTCATTAATGTAGGAATTGTAATTCCGACTAACACTAAGCTAAATATAACCATTACAAATAAGTCGAAAGGTGCTGTTGCATTCTGAGCAGTGTTCTTAATTATATTTCCATTCAAGTTTATAATTTTGTCTGATAACCAATTTAATAATCTGAAAGTATTAATGAACAAAAATGGAATAATTGTATTCAGTCCAGCTACCCAAAACCAACGTTTCATTATTGTTTTTAAATTTACATGTTTCTTATTTAGCATCCTCTTAATACCTTCAATTGTAGTTAATACTGTAACAATCCCTACAGATACCATGCTAAATAAATAAGTATTATTGTTGAACCATTGATTGTCGAAAATCCACAAAGGTGTCTTAAGTATTAAATTTCCAACTAGAGAATAGATACTAGATATCAGATCCATGCTTCCTTGCTCAATAGTCTTTGGTAAATGCTTGAACCATTCTGTTAGACCATTTAACTTGTCTCCAATCTCTCTAAAGCTAACTGAAATATTTTTCATCTCATTTATAAAGCTATTGTCAGATTTATAAGTATCAATATTCTTTTGTAAAAACTTTCTTTCTGATGCTGCATAGGCGTTATTAGTTATAGAGGATAAGGTAAATGAAGATATGGCTGTGAAGGGGATTAGGGTGTATTTAAGAATGTTGGATTTGTGAAATCTATGCTTCCGAAAAGGCTTGTTGAAATGTAATAAATCGCGAATACGACTGGAATAGCAACTAAACAGTGAACAAGTCCTTTTATAATGTCTGAAGTCCATTCTTTGCTTTTTTGTTTCTGTTTCAGCATCATTAATATTCCTGTGAATGTGAGCATTACTATCGACATTCCTACTGCTATGCCAACCCCCATTTTCCCTATTGTTAATCCATACTCTAATACTTCTGCTGGAGTTATTGTTTGTTGTACATTTTCTGTTGTCTCTATAGCTTCTCCATGTGCAACTTTGGGTAACATTGACATAGTTAAACCTGATACTAACGCGCCTGCTTTTATAAATCTGTTGTTTTTCACCTCCCCTACATTCACTTTCATAAAAGTTTCAGTTTTCTTCTTTTTTTCATTAAGATGAATCGTGTTAAATGGAATGTGTTTAACCTTGTTGTCTAACTCTCTGCTTGAGATGTTCAATTTTATTGTCATTTTCGTTTCCCCCTTTGTTGTTTGAACCCAGTTGAACAATACTCTTAGCAGGTTTAACCTTTATATCTGTAAACCATTCTAATGCTGTTGCAATACCAAATCCCGCCCCGCATACTGTAGCAACCTTACCTAGTATTATTAATGATCCAATCATGTTATTTCACCCCCTCTAACTTTCTTTCTGTATAGTTTAATATAGTTTAATTTACGCTTATGGATGTTTGTCCTAGTACCTTTATTTTTCCTTGAAGGTAAAACAACTTTGTATTGGCGGGCATTCCAGAGCAATCCATATTTTAAAAAAAGTTTCCATACTCATATTTACCTTATTACTGAAGATTTGGCTCAACAAACCCTTACTTATGCCCAACTTCTTACATATATCGACCTGTTTTATACCTTTTTCTTGTGCTATTTGTTTAAAACTGTTCAATAATTGTACTTTTTCATCAATATTGTGCTGCTGATTAGATACAATATTATCAAGAAGGTCTAATTTATCCATTGTAGAACCAATAATGAAATGCTCAATTGTGTAGCGATCTTCCTTCTTAAGAAGTTTGTTTCTTTGATTAATCATATTTACTGTGTCGCTAATTTGCTGATACTTCTTCTCATCCAATTCAACTATAATTTTTACCATGTATAACACTCACCTTTCTGTACAAACTACCATCAATACCATACAACAAAGGACGGAATTAATATGAACAAGGATTTTGAAAATATTGTAAAACAAATTGAAGATACTTTGGACAAGGGGAGAAAATAATATGCTATTCGACATTTCCGACAAGACTAAACTATATGAGCAAAGACTAAGAAATCAAGAACACATTATTGCACATGAAGCTGGAATTTCAGTTGAACAATTAGAGAAGGCTTTAGAAGTTTTATATGAGTATCGTGTCATTGATTAAGGTTAAATTTGCAGGGGTGAAAAGTTTGAAAACTACCCCGTTTTTACATAGTACAGCACCCTACTCACCCATAATCGAGACTTCAATTAACGTATAAAACCCTTGATATATTTCATCTAACCTTGGGAAAGACGGAATTTAGGAATTAGGGAAAGATGAAATTCTAGAGTAGCCTTTTCATATCATCTGAGTTGAAATTGAGTGGTTCTAATTTGCTTTGGACAGGCTTATGCTCATTGGTATTAGACAAGCTATAACCTTCCATATCTCGTTGAATAAGTCGCTTAACATATGAAGAAAAATTGGTGCGTTTCATAGCATGTTCATACATCTTCTTTTGGTCAATATCCGACAAATTAAAACTTACTCCCTTATTTACAAATTTGCTCATTGAGACCATTGTTTCTTTGCAATGTTGAAGTAACCAACTGCATTCCCATATATCGGTGATAATTGTTTTCCTTGTATTACCCCATCATTGTCTTTGTACTGTAGTTGTGGTTTTAATACCTTCGTATTAAAATAGTGGTCTCTTATATATTTCTCCATCTTTTCTGCCCCGCCACCACATAAAAAAACCAAATCGTTTTCATCCCATCGTTTAAGCGTATCTATTGCAATTTTACGAGCAAAAGCGTTTAAATCGTTGCTAACAAGTGTTTCTAAACCATCAGTTATTGTAAAACTGTCTTTATCTATATAACGTCCTTCAATAAGTGTAGCGACATTAACGGTTCCACTTCCTATATCCAGTATCCGAACCAGACCATTAGTTGGATTAGACCAGAATGCTGATCCCGATTCTGCTGCAACTTCTACATCTTCAATATTTATCAATCTATGTTGTCCATTTACTTCAATTTCATGAGAGCCAACTAAAATTGACTTCATTTTGTTTTTTTCTTCTTCAATGTGGTAGCTAATTGGTTGGCCTACGATAATCTTAAAGTTGTTTCCATTTGAATAACGTGTGATTCCTAATAAAACTCTAATTAACATCTCCTTGTGAGCCTTAGTAGCCCCCATTTTAGAAACCGAAAATTGACTTTCATATTTAGCCAACGTGCCTGCAAAGCCTTTCGTTCCTCTAAATTCGTATTCAATGTCATTTTCGCTGAACTTTTGCACCAGTTTTCTTTCTCTATGCTCACCTAAAGCTGATGGGAATGTTAATTCTCCTTTATTACCAACGACTTTTATGTTGCTATTACCTGCGTCAATCCCCAATATCTCCACATTAACTCCACCTTTCATGTACATTGAATGTAAATTTGATGTTGTTCTAAAATAAGCCTATGCGTAAGTTACTTTATAAGTACATTGAATTTACATTCAATGTAAAATAAAAAAGACATGCAAAGTTTTCCCGAGTTCGGAATCTATAGCATGTCCCTGTGAGCTAATTAGAGAGCGATAGTGACGTTTAAATTAATTTCAGGTGTCATTGTATTAGTTATTGCTAAAACGCCTTAAATTAAATTTAAAATAACATATTATAATTATTCTTTTTTAAATTACAATATGTAGGCAACTGATTAGACTCACAACCTTTGATTTTGTTGTTTAAAATGGATTACTGCAATATAAACTTTCTACTTTTCTAACATCAGAACAAATAGTCGCTTTATCGATTCCATTTTTAACCTCTTTAATCTTTGTTTGAATTGTCTTCTCTTTATCCTTAAAGCAATAAGTTTTATATGTATTCATCTGTTGCCTAACTCTTGATTTATTCTCATATTTTCCGATATTTACAAATATAACTTTTTCATCAACAGCTTCTGCTAAATACCTTTTAGCCGTGCTCAAAGAAGAATCAAGAAGTGTTGCCCAATAACTATAGGAACATTTGAATCCATCGAGATCATATCGTTTAACCAAATAGTAAATATATAGATGTTGCATTTTCTTTGCTTTGAAAAAGGCATCGAAAGGGATTCGTTCATAGCCTTTCCAATCATCTTCTGTATTATTATTGCCCGAAAGTTTTTTATAATTTACTCTTAGTTCTAAGAGGTTATCACCAAGCAAATACTCTTTGGAATAATCATTAGCTGTATTAATAATGTTTTCTTTTTTTAGACACATTAAGCTATCCACTAACAATTCTCGATTCTTTTTCTTTGTTGTGCTGAATTTGATAGGGGATTGTTCTAATAGTAAACTAACATTTACTGAGATAGTTTGATTGCGTCTCTCATTTAAAACAAGAAGGCAATATGTATAGAACTCTCTATATTCAATATATGGAGCAAGAACATTAACCTTCTTTTTTGTTTTTACTCCCTCTTTATTTACTGTTTTTACTTTCGTCTTTTCTACTAGATCTGCAAAGGATTTAAAACCTTTGATATATAGCCCTTTCCAGTCATTCTGAAATCCTTTCATCACTTCTCTCCTTTCTTTTTGGGTAAGCTGCTACCGCGCGACCATTCCAATATCTTTAATAATAGTATAGTATCTCTAGTATAATAGTATCTCTAATATATCTGTGTCAAAAAGTATAAAAAAGTGATAACTTTTGAACCTACCCCCAGTTCAAAAAGTATAAAAAAATGATAACTTTTGACACTAGGTAGGTTCAAAAGTTACTGATATTTGATACTTTTTGATACTAGCTAAATCAGAAGAATAAGCAAGTAGGTTCATTTATGTATGTTTTTGACAAGTTTTTGAACCTACTCTTCTATATTAGAACTTCAACCCCTGTCTGTAAATAAATTAAAATATATTACTTATTATCTTTTAACTATTTAACAACTCTTTCAAAAACGTTCTTCTGTTATCACCCGTTGTATTTTCTATAGCGTGATGGAATGCCCTGTTTTCCGCAACTACTACGCAACCTTTACTCGCTCTTGTGATTGCTGTATATACCATTTCTCTGCTAAGTAACTTATATGCGCCGTAATCAAGTGCAAATAGAACGTGTTTCAAGGTTGATCCCTGACTTTTATGCGTGGTAATTGCATATGCTAATTCAATTTGCATCAAGTCAGTTCTCTCATAGACAACAACTTCATCAATATCTTCAAATTGTATGTAGACTTTAAGGTTTTGATTTTCTTTATCTTTGTTAATCTTTATAATTTTTCCCATTGTACCGTTAAATACTTCTACTGTAGATTCTTTTTCTTCCACGTCTTCTACTTGTTCAAAAGAGTCATTCAACATTTCATTAAACTCGTCAATTTCAATTTTAGCTTCATAGTTGTTCCCGTTTTGAATGATCTTATCCCCTTCTTTATATTCGTACCAACCACTTTTAATCCCCTCTTTTGTGTTTGGGTTAAATATTGGTTGTAGGAGATTATTCAGTGTTTTAACTGATATATCTCCACGTTCTCTCATTGTAGTTAACACTTGAAACTCAAATAGGTCGTTGTGCTTGTATTTTTCGCAGATAGACAGAATCACGCTCTGTATGTATGATTTATCTCGCACAGGGATTAGAACCATATCTTTAAGCTCTCCATAAACTTGTGTCTCAAATTCATAAGGTTTATTGATTTGATTACCTGTACGTATTCTATTGGCAACAGACAATATACCTGACTTTTGTGCTTGCCTGTGTATTTTGGTGAGTTCTTGTTGAGGTAATACACCAGTAGACAACAAGTCATCGAATACTGAACCCACTCCAATTGAAGGTAATTGACCATTATCTCCTACAAATATAATTTTAGCGTCATCTTTGAGTGCAATTACAATTGAATAAATTAAATAGATATTAGCCATTGATGATTCGTCTAAGATTACAATATCATGCTGTAGTTGCATTTTTTCGTTATGAGCAAATCCACCAGTTTCTTTATTAATACCAAGCATACGATGAATAGTGGAAGCTGTTAGACCGTTAGATGAAAGGACCTTGGCTGCTTTCCCTGATAATGCACTGCAATGATAAGAATAGTCTCTGAGAGCTTCAAGAATTCCTTTTACTGTAAACGTTTTTCCTGAACCGGCTCGCCCATTTAATATCAGTATGTTGTTATTAGTAGCTAATCGAATTGCATTCTTTTGTTCATCAGTATATTCGAAGCCGTTCTTCAATTCTAAAGTTTTAATTACTTCATCAGAATCAATACCTTTAGTCTTACATGGCGTGTTAATCATTTGAATCAGCTTCTTTTTTATTGCTAATTCATATTTATAATTAGGATATGAAGCAACCCTTTTATCATCAACGTATAAATTGTATTCCTTATTCTGAATGCTATTCACAATTGTTTCTATTTTTAATACATCAATTTTGAGTAACTCATGTAATTGTCCAAGTAACTCTTGTTTAAACATCCAAGAGTGTCCCTTTTGCTCATCTTGATCAAGTAGATATTTTGTAGCAGCTAGGATACGCCCTTTACTCATAGGGTCATCCCCTCTTAAAATTGCGTACTCGTCCACCTTTTTAAATCCAAACCCTTTTATTTCGCAGAACCGATAAATATTATCTTTGGATAATTGTATAACTAAGTCGGAGCTACCAAAGTGGTTAAGCAATGCTTTCGCAGATGTGAAAGTAACGCCCATGTTTTTTAGCTTTGCCGCCAAATCATTAGTTATCATATTATTAAATAAATTATCTTTTATTTTTTGGTATGCTGTTTTACCAATACCTTTAATATCTGAGTAGTCGATGTCATCGTTCTCAAACATATCTAACAATGGATGCTCAGGATATTTATTGATGAGAGCTTTGTATTGTTTATCTGTAATTACTCTTTGAACGTATTCTTGTTGATCTTTTATGGAAGAAGGACGTTCACTTGTTACACTTACAACAGAATATCCGTCTCCATGTTTCTTAGACCAGCTAGGAATAATTTCAATATCATATGTATTTCCTTCAATTAGTTCTTGCATCTTTCCACTTACAATGAAATTATTATACTCTTCATTTAGCGTAGCAATAGCTTGAGAGCTTGAATTAGGTGAAATTGAATATATGAAAAAATTGTTGTGTTCGTTACCTTTCGGATACAATTTCTTCTTCACCTTAGCGTTAACTTTGATTACTTCGTCTTTTTTCAATTCGCATTCCCCTTTTGTTTGTGGTAATGTCTGACACTGGTTATTATTCTATATAAGCTAAATCTACAAGTCAATAGGTAATAATTAATAAAAACAACTTTACATATACTCTTATAAAATCTAATATAAAGGTGTAAGGTGCACTCATGCACAGAATACACACAAAAGAGAATAATTATAAAATCTGTAACTAAGATGGCATTAGATGTGATATTCAGTTATAGGGAGATGATGAGGAGAATGGACAAATGGTTAGTAACGAACAGATTATATGGTATCTAGAGGATAGGATTGAACATGAAGTAAATACACAAGAAGAAATGGACTTGTACATCCATTATCAGACACATGGTTATTTTAATAAAGAGTGGGATACATATAAGGAAACGAAACAAGAAGCTAGAAATACTATGAAACGTGGGTATTGAGATAAACCCAATAGACTTATTGCTAAAGTAGATTTACGATTTCTAAAGATATCAAGGAATATATTAGACAATTGCATATTTCAACTGCAATACCTTTAATCAGATTGTGATAATATCTTTAGGCTTATCAAAAGAAATAGGAGAAAGGATAAACCTAGTGAAAAAAGAGATCAGAGAGAAGCCAGTTTATATTTTAAGCCTTGAAGCGAATGATATTTACAACCATATGCATCGAGACTCCTACATAAATTATGACTACGTTGGAATGATACCGCACAGTCTAGAATTAATTAAGCTTAGAAATTCAGGATTAAATGTAAAGTACTTAAAAAACAGAGAAAAAGATATTAGTGACGATATTATTAATGTGAAGTTCAAACAGAAAGTGAAATCCGCAAAAGAATTAAGCAATATTGTCTATAAAAAGAAAATAAATAATGAAAATAATCCAGAATCATTAGGAAGACTTAATGATTTTCTTGTCACCATAGAAGAAAATAATGAATCGTGGAATTCAATCAGTGCTTCTGATCTAAGAAAGATTTTATATACCGAGGGATTTAAAATTACCCGAACAAATGAAAAAACAGGTAAAACAAAGGCTACAGAGTACGTTGCGTATAAACGGTCATCTTCTAAAAGTAGAACGGGACAATGTTTGTTTATCAAAAAAGAGCTATATAACAAAATGATTAAGTGGTCAAGATTGAATTTACCCATAAGAAAAGGAATGAATATTGATTTAGCTGGTTTACTCGCATATGAATCTCTTGTTGGTTCATCTATTGAATCTACTATGACCTTAAATCCAGATAAAATTTTACTAATTGAGGACGTAGATAGTGAATTTGAACAGGTGTGCAATGTTGTAAAAAAAGGTAAAGATGGTTTCTTGGACAGCTTCAAAGAAAAAACAACTGTCAGCAACTCATTATTTGATGGGCAATCTTTATTGGACTCCAAGCACTTTGAAGACGGTACTTCAATGAAGCTTTTAAGGAATCACATGTTCAAGTCAGCAGCTTTCAATTGTAACATTCAAGAGTTTTTTAAGAATAATTGTCCTAAAGAAATAAACTATGATGATTGGCAAATAACCGATAAATTCGGGAATAAGTTATTCGCAAAAGATATCGAGCTCATCACAACTCCCAATAGTGTGAAAGTCTTCAAATTTACACACGTTTTAAAAACAAAAAATGATAGTGATATGTGGAACTATTGGAGGTCTAAAGTAAAAGAAGATGGAAGTTTGTTTGGTGTTTGTAAAAATGAGAAAGAGTCTAAAATAGGCAGAGATTTAGATAAAAGATTGCTACAGCAAACCTCTTACCAAATGGTCAACTGTCTACCGATCAAACAAAAAGATATTAAAAAATTAGTAGAAACCGAATACGAATATATAGATAGACTTAAAAATGATGATTTGTTTTTCATTCAAAAACTAAGAGAATCTGCGACTATCATCAATAATAATAAGGTCTATGTAGATTTGTATGAACACAATAAGGATTTTATTAGAACAAATAACTTTAAAAAAGTAAGAAGGCAATTTATATACTCACAAAGAAGCCACGCTAAAAAAGGTAAAATCAAACTGAATGGTGACTACTGTGTAATGCTAGGGAATCCTTTAGAATTTCTAAAACATGCTATCGGTAAATTTGATATAAGTGAAAATAAGCACACACTTAAGAATAATGAAGTTTATACTAATTTGTTCGATTTTGACAAAGAGTATGTCGGCTTTAGAAATCCTAACACCTCCCCTTCTAATGTGTTGGTAGTGAAGAATAAACAAGTGAAAGAAATTGAGAAATACTTCAACTTAACACCTAACATAGTGTGCGTAAACGCAATTAACTTTGCATTACAAGACATACTTTCAGGGGCTGATTATGATTCAGATACTGTACTTCTATTTGATAATGACAAATTGCTAGCATTAGCAAAAGAATGCTTTGGTAATTACAAAGTATGCATTAACCATATAGAAGGACAGAAGAAGAAATACAAACTTACTACAAAAGATATGTATGATATTGACAACCAACTATCTAATAGTCAAACAGACATAGGGAAAGTCGTTAACTTAGGACAGTTATGTATGTCCTATTACTGGGATTTGAAAAATAATTTGTGTGTTGATGAACATAAAGTTGAAAATCTACTAAAAAAAGTAGATGTTATGACAATTCTCAGTGGAATTGCTATTGATATGGCAAAGAAATTTTATGAAATAGATATCACAAAAGAGATTAAAAATGTTGAAAGTATCCCGTCTATAAAAGAAAGAAAGAAAAAACCATTGTTTTGGAGATATGTGAGTCAAAGTAAAACTATTGAAAGAAACATTAAGATGTGTGACTGTCCTATGGATTATTTAATTAAAAACCTTGAAGAAAATATTCATAGTACCAGAGAAAGTTCTATTTTAATAGATAGCCTGTTACTAGAGAAACCCCGACAAAGAGCTAATGAGAAACAATTTGACAATATTATGAAAAGAATAAGTCTATTAGATAGAGAAACACAGAGTTTATATGCAAAAAAATACTCCAATAAGAAAGAAAGAGACAGATTAATTGACTCCACTTTCAGAGAGCACCTCAATTATATAAAGAGTTTGAAAATAAAAGAAGATACAATGTTTAGGCTTGTGAAGCATCTAATTGCGATAGAACATGGATTGCTATTCAGAGTTTTGTCAGTTTTAAATGAAACGCATCCTAAAAGTTTGTTAGAAATCTTCAAAAAAGGTGAAATTTTAAGCTGAAAGTTGCGAAAAAGTATTAAAAGCCTTGATACATCAACGTTTCTAAAGTCTACAATATAGAGAGAATACATCTATAAAATAATAAATAATTTATGCATGTGATGTACAAAATCTACATATAAGACAGTCCCACTTGCTGTGAATGTGGAAACAAAAATATATTGAAAAACAAGGGAGAAATTAATTATGAAAAAACAAGAATTTATCAAAGCAGTAGCAGAAAAATTGGAAGTAACACAGAAAGATGCTCGCGCGACTCTGGATAGCGTATTCAAAGTATTTGAGGACATTCTGGTTGAAGGCAGATCCATTCCTCTTGGTGAGATCGGTAAGTTTACTGTAACAGAACGTTCAGCACGTAAAGGCCGCAATCCACAGACTGGTGAAGAACTTGATATTGCAGCAAGTTTAGCAGTTAAGTTTAAACCTTCTCAGAAGATTAAAGATAAAGTTAACGGGAAATAATCCTCTTAAAATATAAACAATAATACATAGTCGTTACTAACTAATTTTGATGTTATCAGTTAGTAACGACTTCTATTTTTTACAAAATCATATTGAATATCTAGGAGTGCATTCCATGAAGTTTGTTGCAGACACAAACGTACTAATGCAAAACCCTCACCTATTAGATGAATACGATAACATTGTACTACTGAATAGCGTCCTTAGAGAATTGGATAAGCATAAAATTTGTTCAAATAATGAACGTGCATTCAAAGCTAGAAAAGCTTCTAGATATATTGATGAGAATATATCTCGTATTGAATTTGATTTCAAAGACTATCAAGTGCATGATGTTCGTCTAGATTCGTGCTATGAAGATAATAAGATTATCTCTGCTTGTATTGAAAATGACTATATCCTACTTACATATGACAGGAATATGAAATATATAGCTAAAGGGTATGGCATCCAAGTTATCGAACTGGATGATAAAACTATTGATTTAGATTACAAGGGTTATAAATTTGTTGAAGTAAATAATGAGGAATTAGCAAAATTCTATGAGAACAAGTACGTAAATTATTTCGATTTATTAATTAATCAATATGTAATACTAAGAGATATGAATAAGAATACACTTGATAAGTTTAGATGGAATGGTGACACACACGTTAATCTGTCACTCCCTCCTAGAAGATTCATTAAGGCAAAAAATGATCTACAGGAATGTGCATTAGATATGTTAATGAATAAAGATATTCCTGTGAAGTTCATTGCTGGCACTTATGGCTCTGGGAAAAGCTATATAGCTACTCGTATGGGACTTTTCCATGTAAAAGAAAAAGGAAATCAGTCAAAAATGTATTTTGTTAGAAATCCTATTGGAACTGGTGAAGAGATTGGATTTTTACCAGGAGATTTAAAGGAAAAAACAGGTGGTTTCTTTGAGTCTATTGTACAACATCTGGATCAAGGTGAATTAGAAGCACAATTAATGGAGCAACGTGGAGAATTAGAAAGTAAT